GCGTTGTTTAAAGTAAGAACTGGTTCAGACTTGATACGGTGAGAGCCAGGCTGTCCAAAGTTATCCATGTTTTGCGCGGGGTCACGAAGGCTGACATCTGTCTCCTCTGTAACAATGTACATATTTAACTTAATGCCTATAATTTCACGTCCTACGCCTTTTAACTGGATTTCTTGACGCTTAAACTCATGAATTCTTCCGTCTACATAAACACGTCCATCTTCCACAATCAATTTATTATCCTTTGTGATTGCAAAACTCATACCAGACGTAATAGAACCATCTTTAAATAATGTGTCAGAAAGCTTCTTTAAGTAGTGGTACATCATTGTTTGCATTTGAGTAAACTCACGAGCCTGTTCAACTCTACCTGGAACCGCTAAAATTTGAGAGTACTGCTTTAATGGGTCAAAATCGTCATAATATGGTGCACCTCTTCTTAGCTCATCACTAGTCGCCATATTTGTACATCTCCTCTCTTAAAACTGAATAATAAAGCTTAGAAACTCTTTTGTTGAGTCTCCTCTTAATGATTTCTGACGATTGTCAAGAATCTCTAGTATGCCAGCGGTTTTCACTTCACTTGGAAGCAAAGCAAATTTACCTGCTGCAACATTGTCGTTTCTTGTTGTACCTGTAAACACTCCTGCTTGTCTGTATTCACCTACAGGAAAATCAGTTGGCATAATAGTCGTTTCTAAGTACACAAAGCAAGCTCCTCTTGTATATGCTTCTGCTTCTGATACAACCCTCCATTGAGAGCCTTCAGCGTATTCTATAATAGTTGTCCCAGGCGGAACTGTACTTCCATCGTGAGGAACAACCAATAACACTTTGTCCGCTTTGCGATATCCAATGACCTCTTGCATTGTTTTATAGAAAAGTGGTGAAGGTGGCTCTTTCTCTGGGTCTGATGGAACTTGACTTCCGTTATAATCAGCCGCTTTCCAAGGCGATGTTTTACCAATAGCAAAGTAAATTTGAGCATTTTTATAGAATTGTATTGCTCGGCTGACTTGGAAGTCCTTTGTCTTTACAGCCATTGTAATCCCTCCTTATACTTGTTTTGTTTGACTCCAAACGACTTTCTCACCAGAACGCTTCATTGTAGCTAGTCCTGAGAAGACACGTCCGTTTTGGTCAATTACTCTTAACGTTTTCATAGAAACGAAGCTACTCAATATTGGCTCTTTGTTTCTACCATCAATAACAATATCCTCTACTGGAGGGATTGCTTTATAAGTAAACTTAATTGATGAACCAGCAGCCTTAATGATTTCCATGAATGCAACTAGTTCTTTCGTAATTGGTTTGTTTACAATTATATCTACAACGCCAATTCTGTAATAGTCCTTATCTTGGAATCTCCCTTTACCGCTGAATGTAGATGAGTTGAATATCCTCATATCTCTATAAGGCTCATAGATTCTAACAATAGTATCATCCCCAAGGATTTTCTTTGTGGCTTTCTCTAATGCAGGAATCGTAGCCCGTTCATCAAGAACTTCAAATATTCTTTCTCTCAACTCGTCGTCTGATTCATTATTGAGTCTGGCTCTGTTAAACCAACTGCCCCACTCTTCCAACCAATTGTCAGAAGCTGTCTCAGGTGACAGCTCCTTTCTCATTTGGTCTGTATCCTCATTGATTTTATCCAACTGTTTTGTTATAGAACCCAAGAATGCTTCATGGTCTTTATTAGCATCTTTACGTTTAAAGATAGATGGAAGGAATTTCATACATTACACCCCCAGCGATGAAGACAGTTTAACTTCAATTTGTCCACTTCTGATTAACTGAGATTGGTCAATAGGTACATCTCCAATAGGTGATGTTATCTTACAGTTTCTGATTGCTACTTTGTCAATACCTCTGACAAATGCATTCAAGTCTGAAGAGATGAAATCTTGTGATACAACGAAATCATCTAAATAATATCGTATTTCGTCCTCAATCATTATTTTAAAGTCATCTGTAGCAAATTGAGGTAATACCGTAACTTCCATTTTGATATCCAACGGTTTCTTCACGATTGGGATAATATACATTGGAGTTCCTGCTGGTTTATAGTAGTATAAATTGTCTGAAATCTTTTTCTTTAAATCGTCAGACAAGTTTCCAGCGGCGTCATGAGCATATATTTTAATGATACCTACTTGAGAATCATCAACCCATACGCCCGTAACATCTTCAACTTCCAGCGTACCGTATTCAAGAGCTGGGATAGTTCCTCTTGCTCTTGTCTCAACGTATCTTGTGAAGCGTTGTTTTCGTTCAGCTAATGTCTCTTCATCTCGTCCCGTCATGAATCGGTTTGGATTATTAATTTCAGAAACATATCCAATGCCGTTAGTCATTAATGTAATAGTGTTGGCGGCTATGTTTCCGATACGTCCTGCTTTTGTACACTTCACTTCAATGATTGCATAAGATGAACTTTCTTTAACTACATAATCCCTTTCAGTTTCGAAATATAAGATTTCTTCACTGTAACGACTTGTAGTGAATCTTGTTCCTTTAGGGATTGTCATCGCTGCTGGAATGTTCTGAGTAAATGTTAAAACAACTTCACCAAAGGCATAAGTTGCTTCTTTTCTTTTAAATCCGAAAGAATCATACACAGCGTTCTCAACAGACCACATGAAGTTCTTATAAGATTTAAAATAGTATTCTTCAAGCTCTGTCGCAATCGCTTCAAGAATCGTTCTTGTAGCTGACCCAACAGAGAAGTCAATAAGACGTTTAGAGTTGTTAGCAACCCAGTCAACCATACCTTTTAAGACTTCTTGGAAAGATTTAATTTTTAAGCCCATTCCACAACACCCTCCTCTCCTATTGTCATTCCCATGTTAATTATTTCATCGATGCCAATGGCAACTATCTTCAATGAAACATACAAAGCTCCTCTGTCTTTAACGTCCAGAGATTCTATAGTAATATCTTTAACACGGTTATCTCCTCTTACAGTACGCTCAATTTCAACACGTATTTTCTGACGATTCTCAAAAGTATTCTTTTTACCAATCAATGTTTGAAGCAACGTACCGAAATCTGGATGATGTAAAAGACTTCCTAAAGGAGTGGAGAAGCGTATTAACAATGCCTGCTTCAAGTTCTTGATTCCTCTCACAGTTCTTAAGTCTCCCTTGAGATTTCCTTCAAGTTCCGCTTGTTCAACGTCAGTCAATGAAATAGAGTCCGTATATTCAAACAACGCTAAGTCTTCACCAAGCAAGCGGTCATACTGTTCTTGAATCTCGAATTTGTGAAGGTTTTCAAGAGGATTAACATTTTCTGCAGGAACAAGAATGGCTTCGCCAATATACTTAATGTACGTTGGGTCACCTTTCTCTCTATATTTCGACATTGTGAATGGGAAATCCAGACCATTTAGCGTTACAAGTTCCAACCAACGTTCTGGCGTTCCAAGATACTTCTGAGAAATACCTTGGACTGTATCGCCATCTAAAACTGTATGCTTAATATACTTTTGCATTTAAATCACCTCAATCCAAAATGTCTACATAATCCTGTAATGTTTTATAAACATCGTTTCCAAATAGTCTTGAGTTTGATAGGTACTGAGAAGAACGTTCCAACCATCGCAGCTCAGAGATTAAATCATAATCTGGTCTTTTCTGCTTTGCTAGTTCTTCCGCTACCCAACGAGTGTTCATACCAAGTCTCTGTATGTCTGACTCAGAAATATACTTGGCGAATTTGTCTGGCTCATTTTTCAAGCAAAGTAATAATGATAGATACTCAGCCAACACTGTCTTTAATCCCGTAGAAACATTTGAAGGAAGATAAGAGTTTTTAATGTCTTGAATCTTTCCTAAAAAACTATCCTTCGTTATATGTCTATTTGACAGTTTAATCTCCCCTGCTTGAAGTCTCTGAAGCGTTTCTAACGTTAGTTGAGAAACTACTGCGTCAAACTTTAATTCAATAGGTGAGCTTGCAGGAGCTGCAAATGAACGGAAAGCAAGTCTGGGAGCAAAAGAGACAGAATTGTTAATCGTTGACTCTTGGACTCGTCCATCTGATAATGTTCTAATGTCAGAGACATACGTTGTTAGTGCTCTATTCGGTGCGAATTGAGACATGTCAAACGTTTGAGCAATATGACTAGCGGCTATTTCATCTGGAGTCTCAATGCTGATAGGTGCTCGGAATGCTGCTGGCGTTCCCATTGTTCTTGCTACTCCTCCAGAAGCTGGAGTTGAAGCTGGCTTTGGATATTGCGCTGGACGTAAACAAACCAAACGTATCTCATACATGTAGAGTAACGGGTTTGATTTTGAACGAAGTAAACGGAATGCTGTTGGGTCTGTATGGACAATCCAACTTTCTTCATCAGTATAATTGTGGAACGTGAGTTCATCTTTCACTTCAGCTCCAGGTGTACCGTTATTCATGTACTCACGAATGAAGTTGCGAAGCTCCATAAACTTCTCAGCTCCTGAACCCTTCTTAAATCCTGTTGTACCCTTCATGTAAACCACAGGAAGACCAGCCCCAAAGTCATCCACCCAAGCTCCACCTTTTGTTTGCGTTGTTGTTGAACGTGATGGTTCATCTTGAGTGTATTCTTCTGGGTTTAACGTAAATTTGAACGACTTTCCTTTGAAAGCAAATTCCATTCTTTTTAAGGTATTTCTTCCATCACTTTGTGGCATAATATCACCTCACCTTTATTGTTCTCTTGGGTCAATCCAAATCAGAAATGGCTTTGGATTCTCTGGTTCTTCTGGTGAAACAACGATATGGTTTATCTCGATAAATCTTGAGAGACTGTCTGAACGGATATCACCTTTTACTTCAAATTCCAAGTCTTCTCCCATCTTGAAGGAGCTACCTGAAGAATGATACAAATCAACGTTCCCTGCTTCATCAACTCCCACTTCTGCAATCTCTTCGCCCACAACCCTACGAAGTTTTGCACTTCCGTCAGTTCCAACATCAATCTCTCCATAGTTTTCAGAGTCATCATGATAAGCGTTGTCCACTTGTCGTTTTACTCGGAATCTTCCAAGTTCGTTCAACTCTAGAAATGTAAGCTTATCATCATTGTTATCTCTGGTCATACGGAAGATACCAGCGGCACTTAAGAAGAACTTTGTCCAAGTTGTTTCTTTATCCTTAAAAGATGTACGGTGAACGAATAACATGTTTGCTGGCTCTTTCGCTTCATCAAAGTCAGTTTCATACACTTTACCAGTTGTTGAATCATTTTCACTAAGATGTTGATGGTCAAACCCTAAATGGTTGTCACTCAAATAGCTCTGAGAGTCCATAGAGAGATTATACATTGCAAAGAATGACTTAGATGTATGAGCAAATTCCATGTTTCCTTCACCATCTATCTTTTTATAAGCAAGAGAGGGAAACACCTGCAACGTTTTCAGTGCTTCCCTTCTGTGAAATCCTGGTGTTTTTTCTTTTAAAGGGTAAACCTCTGGAAGAACGTTCTCAACGTTATCTGGGTTTGGTAGCGTTCCCAAAATGACAGGTCTTGATTTCATATTATCCATGAAACCTAATAGTACAAGAGAGCCTACACCAATAGGTGAAATGCTTCCCCAATATTTCCCACGCTCTTCATCAAAACCTGAAAATCCTTGAAGCATTCTAGCTGCAAAACGTCCTTCATTCTCTGCGTTTGAAGTGAAAGTATCTTTCGTATTTACAACGATTACATCTGCTGTACCGCTCTTGTGATGGACTTTTATAACCCTTGCGACAGTAAGATAACCAGACATATCCATGTCTGGTCTGTAGTTCTGTCTGATACGTCCTAATGAACTTTGTAACTTCATAACATTCACCTCTCTTATAATATTCTTCGTAAGCTACCTAAACCATATTTGTTAATCCACCAGTTCATATCAATTTCTCCAACGCCTGTGTTTGTTTGAGTACCGATACATTTACCATTACCAAGGTAGATTGTGATATGTCCGTTATGCTTGTAAGTATTGAAGAATACTAAGTCAGCTGGTTGTAATGCCACAACAGAACCAACATCTTTACCTCTTTTTGCGATTGTGTCCGTTGTAGTTCCTCCAACATCGCCTATGTTTATTCCACATTTTTCAAACACATATCGTATCCAAGAAGAACAGTCAAAACGTCCAGCCAGAATATCAGATTGGTTTCGTCCTCCTCCAAATACATATTTATTTGGTCGGTTCAACCAACTTCTGGCTTCTGTGATAATTTGAGAAGCTTTACCGCCAGCACCACCAGCTCCTCCAAATCCTGGAATATAAATTCCGCCACCACCTGTTGATGTTCCTCCTCCTCCGCCGCCTTCCATACTTCCTCCAGCGGCTGTTCCTAATGCTCCGCCTTCATATTTCTTGTGTTCTCCCCAAGGAGCTGAGAAACGTGACTTTCCATCTTCTGGGAGTCCTCTTGTAACACCAAGCTTTGATTTCCAGTAAGAATTATTTACAAAATCTTGGGCAACTGATTCAATGAAGAACTCAAACACAGTTCCGTCCTCTTTTGAGTCAAATGATAATCGTTCACCAATCTTGTACTTGTGGTCTCCTCTTACAACAATATAACCGTTGTAGAAGTTCGGATTCAATATGTTCCAGTTGTACAAATCTTCTTGATACTTTTCTAAGATTGGACTTACATCACCCATATCTTCAGAAGAACCAAAGAGAGCGTAACCTGTAAACCTTTGAAGCCGCTTCAATCCATATTTCTTGAAGTATTCTTCATTCCACAAAGGTGGTACATTCGTTGACTTACTCACGTCATTCTTACTAAAGTATTGTTGCATACCGACAGCAAACAATGTATAAGATTCAAGGTCACTTCTCCCAATATCATCTGTCTCGACATCTTCATCAGTGATTTTATGAACTGTGAGTTTGTTCCAGTCATCCTTATTGAATGGAGTAGGACGTTCAACCAGTTTATTCTTTCCATCATATACTTCCCAGAATAGCTGGTTGAATGGCTCGTCACATATCTCCTTAAGGAATGAATTCATACTACCTTGATAGTTGATGAATGATTTCTCGTCCATTAGTCGTTCCCCTTCACGACTCTTCAAGTCCATCTCCATCATATCTTTCAAGGATTTTCCGTTGTTGAACTTATACTCCATATATTTGAATACAAGTTCTTCCATAACGCCTTTCACAATGTTCGCTGAATTTTCTCCCGCAAATGTGACTCGTCCTTGCAGCCACCCCATACTTGCTGCAGTGACTTCTACTTCTTGTACAGCTCCCACTTCAAAGTTGATTAAAGCCTTCGCAAAGTTTCGTCCTACAATAGTGATAGTTCGTTGAGCGGCGTTCCCCTGCACTGATGTAGTTTTTCGAACATCGTCCACTAAGCCCACCATGACTGTAGATTTCGTGTCATCTTCCCCATTACGACTCATCGAAATCATAACAAGGTCATTGGAAGCGACTGTTCTATGCCATGGTCGCTTCCTTGTTAATACTAACTGAAATGTTCCAGCATCAGCGTTCAAATCGTTCATAGTATTGACGCTTACAATGTCTGAATCAATTTCATTACCTTGTTTTTCTGGTTTAGAACGTGCCATGATTTTTCCCTCTTCAGTGTAGAAGGAAACAACTGATTTTGGTTTAAAACGTTTGCCTTGAATCGCCATTATCTGTTCCCTCCTACGCCTTGAGTGAATTCATATGCTAAGTTTGGTGCTGAGAATGCGTTTTGTAGAGACTTCGTAACAGCTCCATTATTCTCTTGACTTAATCCGTTGATTCCGCCACTTACTTTTACGTTTAATGTACGAGTAGCTGGAGCAGTAGCCATGATTTTCGCAATGTTAGAATCCCAATCAGAATTTGTAGCATACTCATGTTCCCCGTTGTTGTTACGCATTTTGTAAATAGTATCTTGACCTTTATTCGTGTAGTTCTTCGCAATCCATTTAGCACCTTCTACGATACCAGCGTCAACACCGCCAAATTGGAAGGCTGAAGCCATTGGAGAGCTATCGTATGCACCAATACCAAACATGTTTCCTTTTTTCTTAGCAATGTTGGAAGTACCCCAACCAGTTTCTTCAGCTGCATGGGCAACAAGGTATTTAACGTCAAGACCAGATTCTTGTGAAGCTTTTACGAATGCCGCACCTTTACCTCTCATGATAGAGCCTGCAGGAGCTTTACTGTTAATCCAAGCATCTACTTCAGCCGCTGTCATATTAGACTGTTGTTTTAAATTCTGGTTACGAAATTGTTGATACTCACCAGAAGCTTTTCCATTATTGTTGTACATAGTGCCGCCACCGCCAGAGTCAGCTGATGCAGAGTCTCCACCACCGAATAACCCAGCAATACCATCACCAATTCCTCCAAAGAATCCACCGATGCTCTTGAACATCTTAGAGAAGAATCCATCTTCTTTCTTCTCGCTCATAGCAGACATACCGTTAAATCCAAGGCTTTGGGCTTCTTGGTTACGTTTGCTTTGTTCTTGAGTTTTAGAGTCAGTTTTTGAAAGTTGTTCACGTTTGTCCAAGTTTCTACGTTCTTTGTCAAGAAGTTCCTCTTGGGCACGTTTAACTTTCTTTTCTTTCTCCTCTTTCTCTTTATCTTTAGAAGTAGTTGTGGAAGATGCTTTGACTTGGTTGTCGGCTTTCTTAAGGTCTTGGAATCCTTGTCCTGGCTCAATAGCTTTTGGAGTCATAACATGGTCTTTAGATTCTTCTTTAACCTTAACTTCAACAGGCTTCTCTTCTTCTGCCTTTTTAGGCTTCTTAAGTGCTTCAGCTTCTTTTGGAGATAGTTCAGCAGCTTCTGCTTTGTTGTCGTTACCAGTTAACCAGTCCCAACCTTTTCTGAATGCACTCTTTCTGTCGTCTGTATGACGCAAAGGTTCTTTTCCTATGTTAGTCAGAGGTTGGTCAGCTTTTATGTCACCTTTGCTATGACCAAATAACCAGTCACCAGCTTCATCTCCCATGTCCCCAGCCCACTTCAGAGACAGAGCTGTGCCAACTGGACCAGCAATCTTTCCTAGTCCTTTTAATAATCCACCACCTTCTCCAGCAGCAGTGGCTGCTTTACCTCCACCGCCTTTGAAGAAGTCACCGATTTTAGAGCCAACAGCTTTCGTTCCTTCCCAAGCTTTGGAGCCAATGTTCTTAGCACCCTCAAGTGCTTTGGAACCAGTACCGCCGCTTTTGAATAAATCACCAGCCTTGGAACCAACCCATTTTGTAGCATCTACTGCTTTGGAACCAATATTCTTTGTGCCTTCCCAAGCCTTTGAACCTATGTTCTTAGCATTATTTATGAAGCCGCCGCCAGCTTCTCCGCCTTTGAACATGTTACCTATTCCACCAATGGCTTTCTTACCAGCCCACATAGAACCTGCGGCACCAGCACCCATTGTACCCCATTGAGCCCATTCTGGCATACCAAAGAACGCTTCTTTCATTGGTTCCCAGACAGCATCAACCTTTTCACCAAACCATTTCTGAGTCTTTTCTTTATGCGCATCGTTCTTAGCACGTCTTGCAGCATCAGAGCCAGAATAGTCTTTGGATTTCTTAGAGATTTCTGCATCCCCGTTATTAACAAGGCTTTCCATCTCTTTCTTAGACACGCCGCCTTTTTTAAGTTCTTCCAATATATCTGGTTGTAACAAGCGGTCTGCTTTCTCAATGTCAGTGTTAAATAGTTCTTTTACTAATAATGCTTGTGCATCTTTATTTCCACCAGCATACTTGTCTATGTTGCTAAAGATACGTTTAACATTATCTGGGTCAGTGATACCTTTTGCCTTCATACGTTCTATGTCAGCACGTCCCTTAACACCTTGGAACTCAGTACCCCATCCCAACAGTACGTCCATACGGTTGTCACCGTTTTTAATACCCGCATCCATATTAGAAAGCAAGTCAGCTCCACGTTGACCTTTGAAGCCTTCCTCTTTACTTCCTAACATAGCAGACATACCAACCATCTGTTGAAGCTCTTGTTGTGATAATGAAAGTTGACCTGAAGCCGCTTGAGTTGATAATCCAGAGATAGCATCAACAAGCTCTCTATCTCGTCCCTGCATACCTTCTTTCTTAATCGCACCAGCTAGTAAATTAGCAAACTTCCGTTGGTCACCGTCTTGTAATGCTCCTAATTTCTTAAGAGTACCAGAAGATTGAGCAAGAGCTGTTGCATCAATGCCCATTGCTCTTGAAGCAGTTTGTGTTTGTTTTACTTCATCCCAAGTCGTTTTCTTATCCTTTGCCCCACCAGTGGATGTTAGAACATCAGCAACTTCCATAGTCTCTTTGGCTTTATACCCGTTATACATACCAGTTTCCATAGCATCTTTACGAGCATTATCATACTTACCATTATAACCACCCATACGGTTTCCAAGTTGAGCAGTGTACTCTTCTTCAGATTTAACCATCTGACGTCCTTGATTACCAAAGTTCCATAGTTTACCTACAGCCAACATACCGCCAAGCATACTAAGAGCCTTTGCACCACCACCTCCAAGTAAAGCAGTAAGACCTCCACCATTTTGTCCCTGCATACCGCTAACTTGTTGAGATGAATCAGAAGCTCTCTGTTGAAGTTGTTGGGCAATCGTATTCTGAGATTGAAGGTTAACTCGTTGAGCTTCTACTTGACTAAGCTCTCTTTTAAGTTTATCAATCTCAGTTTGGTTGTTAGCAGTTTTCATTGACTTTTCAAGTTCGGATTTCTTTCTGTCGAACTCCTGTTTCATCTGCTCGTACTGTCTGAAGAATGTTCTATATATCCCTTCCGCTTGTTTGGACATCCGTTCAAAGCTCTGAATGTCTTTATCAGAAAGGAATCCGTCAGAGTAATCCCCTTTTCTCTTAACATTGTCCATTCCAGAGACAGCCTTTTCCAAGTCCTTTACGGAACGTATGGCATCGGCAGTGTCGGCTTTCAGTTTAATTCCAATTTCCTGTTCCATTAGTCATCCACCTCCTCCCACTCATCATCATTGATTGGTTGATTGAAGAACTCTTCATCTTCCTCTTCCCAATCACCATCATTAAAGTCAACCTTTTCTGGTGTTGTTTCTTTATTCTGTTCCCTTTGTTGAATCTCGGCAAGAATACGTTTTGACTCATCAGAGCGTTGAATTTCAACATTATTGTCCTTAATGAATTTATTGTAGTTGTCAACGACTTCTTCAAACTCTTCATCTTTAGACTCATGTTTCTCGTCATCCCATTCTTTGTTGAACTCTTCGTCTTTACTGTTCTCAATCTTTCTGGCAATTTCAGGGTTGTCAAGCAAGTAATCCTCCCAAAGATATTCTTTCTGTTCCTCTGTTAAGTTCAGAAAGTCTGGATTGGTTGGAAGGACTTTCCATTGTTTAAGAATCCAAGCATCAAACCTATTGCTCGGATTGCTCGCTATTTCCTTCATTGTCAGCTGATTGAGGCTTTCTGCGAAAGGTACGTTGCCACTGGTTGTACTCCTCATATACTTCATCTAAAATTTCATAGTCATACATGTTTTGTGGGTCAAACCAATCTGGAGTTGAATCAAGGACATAATGTAACGTAGCAATCATGTGAATGATATTATCCGCAATCAATTCTACTTCTCGCATGCCCTCTAACATTTTTGTTTTCATTACGCCGATTTGAGCACGTTCCATAATTGTTGGGTGGTGGAATACGAATTTACCAATGTACGTTGGGTCAAATTCTGTAAAGTCCATCGTTTTTGAATGAACACGTTTACTCCCTTGTAATACTTGTTGTCCTACGTTTCTTGTATCTTGATTTGTCATTATAAATACCTCCTGAGTGTAATTAAAAAGACATGAGCATTATACTCATGTCTTTAGTATCTGTTAATAATTTAGTTTTTTGCGTCAGATGCTTTTAGATATTGGAACGTAGCATTCTCACCCGCAATAGCGTTTGTTCTGATGTTCTCAGAGTATTCAGAGATTGTACATCCACGGTAAGCACGGACAATACTTTTTGACTCTTTATCAACCATAACAATGTCAATTAAGTCAAGATTTAGAACTTCCTCACCTAAAGCAGCAAGACCTAAATCGTTTAATGATTTATTTTTAACAAGGAATCTGTCAAGAGTTGCAGAACCTTCATAACGGTTTTGAACGTGTTCTTGAGGCATGATAGAACCAACCTCATATACACCCTCTGTACCAAATGAACGTCTTCCGTCAATACCTTGTGCCCGTCCGATAACTTTGTTGTTAATCATAAGTAACACAGTAGCACCAGAGTGAACTGTTTGGTTCTTTTGCGTAGCAAAGAACTGTAAGTCCAAACGTAAAGGTGTAGCGGCTACTGGATGAACAACTGGCTTAGAGAACAAGCTTTTGAATTTTGAAATTAAATTCTTCATGTTCAGCCACCTCCTATTATGCTAAAATTTGTTGTTGATAGTATTTAGCAGTGATTAAGATGTAGTTGATTGCTCCTACTGGGATACAAGAGTAATCTACAAACACTTGGTCGCCTACTAAACGGACAACAACAGATTCTGGTTGATATGTTACAATTACTTCTTCACGCACTTTCTTATCAAGGAATGCTTGTGTTTCATTCTTAATAAGTGCGATAGATGAGATTGTACCTTTTCCGCCTGCGAATTTTGATTCTAAGTGTTCCACAAGTTCTGTGCTTAACTCGTCATCAAGGATACGCATTGAGATTTCACGGAATGAAGGGTTTGTATCAACTTGATAAGTCGTAACGCCTTGAACAATACGATAGCCTTTCTTGTTTGTTTGACGAACGAACTCAACGCAAGTTACACCAGACTGGATTAATCGGTCAATCTCTGTAGCTGTAAGAACTCTCTCAAGCCCAATAAGATTTAAGAAGTTTAATGTTACAGGCTCTCCAGTAGGTTTTCCAGCGATACGTCCAGCAATCATAGCCGCTGTGAAGTATGGTGGAAGGACTTCTTGCTCATCACTGTTAATTGCACGTGTGATTCCTGGGTAAGCTACAACTGCACGAGAACTATTGAATGTTAACGCACGTCCAATAGCGTCATCCACAGATTCACCCAATTTACCACCGTAAACACCAATCATTTTATTACGTTCTAACACTGATTGGTTATTGATGAAACGAGCACATTCTGCATGGATAGCTGCGTCACCAGTTAATGGTACTACAATGTAGCAACCTTCACCAAATAGCTTGTTGAACTCTTTTGCCCAAGAAGCTGGAATTTCACCTTCAGCGCCGCCAGCAAGGTATGTGAAATCAAAGTCCGTAATAGCTCCCGTTGCTGCGAAGTCAACGTTAATTAACTTAGAGTAACGAGTTTGATACAGTAAGTCTCCTTTTAGAGCTGTTACTGTATAAGATACATCTTTGATGATTTGACTTGCTACCACATCCAAAGCATCTGACTTAAGGTTTTTGTTACCATAAGTTACCATAGCCGCTTCAAAATCTTTGTTCTCATTGATTTTGTAGATGATTTTATTAATGTCAGCATATTCACCATCACCTAATTGGAAGCTCATTACATCTGCAGTTCCTACTTTAAGTGCTAGTGTTTTCGCTTTCTTCGTTTGAGTATCTTCAATGATAGATAACGTTGCTGTGTCCTCTTTACCTTTATATTTAACAGTGAATATTGGTCCAATGTTATCAAATACTTCACGAGTTTCATCAGTCCACAAGTACGCTGTTAAACGTTTAGAACCAACTGCTGTACCTGCTTCCAATTTAACTTGTATGTTCTTTGTGAAGTCTCCCCAGTCTTTAGATGTCAAAACTAATGAACCTTTTGTTAAAGTAGATTGTTTTGCATCAGAAACACGTAAGAAGGAAATAGAGCCTGCTCCCACTCCGTCACCAGATGGAGTCCAAGCTAAATCACCAGCTTTGAATAAATCGCCACCACGTAGAACGTCACGAGCATCAGCTGGATTGTCAAACGTGTGAACAACGCCTGGTTTCCCACCTTCAGAAGTACCAACAAACGCAATACGCTTAGAACCAGCTGTTCCAAGAGTCGTTAAACTGTCTGAGTTTGTACGTGAATGTGCTCCTGGGTGAACAATGTTCTTCCCATTAAAGTTAACACCGATATTACGTGCCATGTAACATCACCTCTCATATTTTTCTGTTGTAGAACTCTTTTAACGATTTCTCAAAGTCTTTCAAATCACTTTGATAAACAGCTCCTTGGAGTTTAAGGAAGGTTTTGAACGCAAACACTATGTCTTCGTCCATCCCCTTCCCAGCCAAGAACTCATCAACGTGATAATACTTAACTTCAGGCTTTTTAGCAGCTTTTGGAGTTGCTTTTTCTTCAGCCATCAGTAACACCACCTTGATTTGTTATTTTACATCAACGTACGTTGGGCTTGCAGTAATGTAGTAAATAGCTCCTTTGGAGTTTTTCACTTTATACTGAGGAGAGCCACTCACGTCAACTTTGTCAACGATTTCGAACCCAAACCCAGTATCTACAGTTCCAACAATATACGCTTTGTCCCAAGTTGGACGGTCATAGAAGTTCAGCCCGTCTACTTTAGAAACAACACGTTTTCCAACGTAGCTTCCTCCACCAGTAGAGCCACCACCGTTACGTTCAAAGCGTAAGAATGAAGAGTCATTTTTCACCCATTGGTCTCCACCAAGGTTTAACCATCCATCTTGCTCTGCCCAAACGATATAGCTTTCTGGAGCATTAAGCTGACGTAAGATACCATAACCTGTTCCTGGACCAGAACGAAGGTTTACACCTGTTCCAGTGATGTAAGCAACACCAATTCCGTTACTTCCACCGCCACCAGTTGGAGGTGTTGTTTCCCCACCAACATTACCACTACCAGAACCCGCAGAGCCTGACACAAGGTCTTTGAATCCTTGGAATCCTGAAGCAAGTAAGTTACGTGGACAGTTTTTACCACTCCAATGTTGGTGAGGAACAACGTTACTTAGACTGATTCCTAAAAGTCCCATAAGGTACTTAGTAAGCTTTGCAGCATTGGCTTTCGCCTTCGCATAGTTACCGTCACTGTTTACACAGATTTCAGTACCAACAGAATTATAGTTACCAGCAGTTGTACCAGCATGCCAACCCACTTCATTAAGAGGTAAATGCTGAATGATTTCTTTTTCATCTACAGTAAAGTGCCAAGACACTCCTGCAGAGCCGCCACCATTCGCAATGAAGTTAGCATGAGCATTTGCATTCGCTCCAGCACTGTCGTTATCAGTTTCATGAATCGTAAGCCAAGTAGGACTCATTGAAATCTGTGGACGGTTACTGTTTGAAGCTGGAATAATTCTAGCGGAAAAGGGAACACCATCAATGTTAGAAACATTTAAAACTGTTGCCATGTTATCTCCTCCTATTATTCTTTATTTCTATCATCAATTACTTCTGAAATGTAGCCTTCAAACTCAACAGGAATAACATACTCATAAGATACATCCATAGTCATTGCTCTGCGGTATACGAATGTTGGGAAGTAGTCAGGAGAAGCTTCAAAGTCAAGTCCTCCATAAGATTGCTTAACCAATCCTTTCTCTGCCAGCTTTCCTCTATCCAGTATAAACATCCACTTCAGTAGATGATAAAGCAGCACTGTTAAGTCCCCATTTTCACTCCAAGTTTCCACTCGGTATTGAGACATAAATAATGTTCCATAGTTTTCTGTTCCTGTAGTTTTACGAGAGTAGATGATTTCAACAGTGTTAGAAATATCTAAGTCAATAGGGAAATGTAATGAAACAATACCTCTTTGTTCATCCAAGACTTCAAACCCGTCAAAGTGAGTCATTCCATTATAGTAAATGCTCGTAATCTCGTTGATAGGTTTCTTCTCTGTTTGTACAACGAAGAATCCATCATGAGACTTGATTGGAAGGTCTTCTGTCTCTTCTTCTACTTCAAAGATATCAACGTCTTCATCAAGGAAATCCCCTATGCTCTGTTGTTCTTCCCTCTCAGCTCCTAACAGGATTACATAACCTGGAAGCATAGTTTGGTCTCTGGGAAACCCACGAACAACTTTAATTTGGCTGCTCTTAAGGTAGCTTTTGAGCTTATTTCTCAGAGAAATTGATGATGTCTGAAAAATTCTATCAACAATATCTACATTGTCTTTCAAGAATTTTAATCTGGATTCAATAATTTCTGTTATTAAGTCTTCAACTAACACATCCGTCACCCCATTGTTTGTTTGATGTAATCTTGTAACACACGTGCAAACGTTTGCTGAGCAAAAGGATAAACAGTATCAGCAGCTTTAATCCCAGCAAACCCTGGGTGCCACCAAGACTGTGGGTCAGATTTATCACTAACACGTCTGAATGACGCATATGTGTTCTGAGATGCTTTGTCGTATTGTTTTGTGTCCTTCTGAATCCCTTCGTAGATACCGCTTTTATGCTGATATCCGTTCCAAGATGTCTCGGCTGGATATTGTTGTTCTGTTCCCGTTAGTCGTCCAGTGTTACCTTGTAAGGCTCTGGCTTGACTATAAATATCAGTAGGCATAGCCGCTCCCCCAACAGCTGAACCCGTACTGTTTGGAGTGCGGTGTCTAAATGGAACAGTTAAATACCAGCCACCATCTTTCTTCATTTTCTTCTTTGTGCTATTGGCATATCCATCTTTAATATCAAAAGATGTGAATCCTTCCTCTAACATGTTTGGCCATTTCCCTCTTAATGTTAGAATACCAGTCATAGCATCAGGGAACTGTAAAGAGTTATCCGCATTCAAACCAAGAATATAATCTGCTCTTGTAGTGGTAAGTTTCTGTTGTGCTACTTGCTCCCATTTTGATTTTGTAACCATTAAAGTGGAAGAAATAGCTGCTTGTGTTGCTTGTTGTATCTGGTTGTTTAAGACATTAGAGAATCCCGTTGGAACGTTTATCTCAAGGTTTCTGCTCATTTAACATCAGCCATGAAATCTTCACGTTTGATAAGATACATTTTTGGAAGTTCAACCCATTCTTCCTTCGCTCTACCAAACTTGATGTATTGTCCTCTTAATTCATGAGGGATATTCAACACAATGTATCTTGGCTTCATACGAACAAGAATTGAGAATTGTTCCCCATATTGAAGGATTCCGTCTTCAAATACAATATGCGTCTTATCGTCTGATAGTTTATATTTGTCTTTAGGGATGTCTGTGTCTAATACCTTTACAGCAACAATCTCTTCAGCCTTAAACTTCAACTTTACAGGAGCATCTTGATATTCTAAAAATTGAGAGTATGGAGTCAGACAATCATTAAATATGACTCTATCTCTGAACCCAATTCTGTGTTTCGCTCTAGCGGTCATTGTAGCTGAACCGACTTCAAGCAAACCGATTGGAATTTGGTCTTTGCTGCCATTTAATCCTGAAGAAACAACTCGTATGACTTGCGGGTCAAAGTATAAATAGCCTAAACCATGACAAGCAGGACATGTAAAGTCAGGTTGTCCAGAATGTTCTTCATAACAAGAACAAAGCATGGATTTCTCCCAAGTTACCTCAGCACCATGCTGTTCAATAGCTCTGTCAAATTCTGTCTCTTTAAAGTCAACCCGTCCAAGGTTTTTGGCATGTTCTGGGTCTTGAGTAGTCGGAAGCTTATTTTGTTCTTCAGCCATATTAAACCACCACCATTTCTGTACCACCATAGTAGTTCTTCAAGCCAGGCATCATAGCATCAATATCCGTTTGTAACTGTGCGATACGAGCTGACGCACCGCCATACATAGGCGACTGAGTTGTATTAATAGATTGGCTTAAACCATCCATAGATAAGGATTGACTGGCAACCCCAGCACCAATGATTAAGTCTCCCCAAACTCCTAAAATACTCATAGCCGCTTTCTTATAGATGATTTCTCGTAAGTTCGGTTGAATATTTGTCTGTCTGTATACTTGTGTTTGCTCTGACTCAGTCATACCAGCAGTATATTTAATCTTCCACATTTGAGGAGCATATCCAACACTACCTTGTAGAATAGGCGTTACTAATCCACCTGAAGCAGTGATAATCATACCACCAGCAGAACCAGAAGTTGGAAACAACTGAATTGCTCCTCCTAATTGGTCTATACGTAACCAGTCATTAGGAATCGTGAACATAGGTCTTTCCCCATAGTACATTTCAACTGATTCTACTGACAGAACAGGTTTCTTCCACAACTTGATATAACCCCAGTTTACATAGTCTGACATCAGATAGTCATGGTGTTCTTCCTCTTCACGTGGTTGAATTGCGATTCCTAACATTTGTTCAGCCCAAGCCACTGCTGAATCTAAATATGATTGGAGTAAGTCAGGTGGAAAGGGATTTCCTTCAGAATCTTTTAATGGAATACCGAAAATTATGCGATTTTGAATTTCATCAATATCGAACTTCAGTGTCATGATTCTTCACCTCCAGATTATTTACCAGCTTTCTTTTTCTCTAAGTTCTTTTTGCGAGTTAAAGCAGCACGTTGTTGCGGTGTTAATTCTTCCTCTTCTGTTTCCTCTTCTTCAACTTCTGCTTCATCTGAAGTTTCAGCTGTCTCTTTGGCTTCCTCTTTGACTTTAGATTCCTTTTCTACTTCTAACTTGGCGAAGCATCCTGCGTCAAATAGGTAGGCAATCTGGTCTTTATCTAATGTCGGTTCAATAATGACGCCATTCTCATCTAGTTTTAAGTCACCAAAAGTTGAGTTTAATACAGTTGAACGTAAATAGTTATGTTTTAACACAATAATTCCTCCTTGGTTTTACAGTATAACCAATAATATAGAAAAAAGAGAGTTGGTTTTTACACCAACTCTCTTAGTCATTCACATATATTAAGTTTTCTTTCAAATATTCTCTGAGTTTATCTATGTCCATGATGTTTTTCTCTAAGTATAGTTTGAATACGATATGAAGAGTCTCTGCTTCAACTTGCTTATGACATTTACCGCAAAGTGTTATCAGATTGAGAAGTTCATCTGCTTCCTTAAAATCCTCAAAAAGCCTTCTTGGGATTATATGATGTACTCCATATCTTTTTTCTGTAAGTTCTTCTTTACATTTTTGACATTGTTTTCCATCTCGTTCATACGCTTTTCTTTTCTGCGTCTTTCCTGATGTTGATTTACCATCTGTATATGCAACGTTTTCTTCTCCTGATTTAACAATAGGATTATCTCCAATTTCGACTCTATGGGAGCTTGAACAAGAATAAGAACAAAATTTGTTATGTTTCCCTCTTACTTTATTTTCACAACCTTCTCTTAAACAAGTTTTTCTTTCGGTCTTGTTACCTCTGGTGTCACTAAGTATTTTTGTCATCTTTTCATCTTTCAACAAAGCTCCAGGGAACTTCTCTTTGTAATCTTCTTTTGTCATATCATGCTGTCTTAAATGAGTGTTTTGAATCCACTTCATTTCTTTTCCGCAAACTTTGCATACAACCATACAACCAACCTCCATGTATACTTTAGTCATCCATAAGAGTATAAAATAAAAAGAGAAGAAAGTCAAGCTTTCTTCTCCCCTTATTAGAACTACATGCTCATAGTAGTCTTGATGTTTTTGAATCTCATCCATTTTTTCGGTGCGTATACCTGTGTCTTCACATAAGTTCGCTAGTCCTTATGCCGTTCTCTTATGAACTGCTGTATGTCGCCATACAGAGGAGACTATATCACCACCTTCAGCTTTACCTGTTCAGGTGACTCTGCATTTCCACTCGCTTGAGTGTACTCCCAACCATGGGATAGTCGTTAGGCTTTTATCACTTTTCAGTGAATTTAGCACGGTAGGTTGTCTCTTCTCAGAGATTTTCCCCGTTTAACAGAGTTTCTTCGACTAACATTTCTGCTAGAAGGTACTATGCCGCAATCGTGTCATTGACAGATTCCTGCGTTAATACTGGTACACCGTATAACAGAATCATCCAACGGTAAGAAGGAGACAATGTTGCTAAGTCCATCTTCATCATAGGAGCTAACTGTTTGAACGCAAGAACTTGCTCGTTCATTTCACCCATGAAAGCAGTGAATGTGTTCGGCATAGTTTCGTTACGGTCAACGAATGTTGTAACAGTTCCAGGAGCAGCTTGAGCAGCAGCGAAGCGGTCAATTTCAAAGAATCGAGTTCCGTTTGCTTCAGTACGGTAAACACGGAAGTATTCCGTTGGGTACTGAGTTGAAGCTGCGCTTGTGATTGTGATTGTATGAGATTTATTTAAGTCTCCATCGCCAATTATTAAGTCAGCAGAGAATACTGGAGCAGACTCACCATGACGGTTACAAGCTGTAACTGCATATTTGTAAGTACCTTTACCAGAGTTATAGAACTCACCATCTTGAGTGTTATTAGTACCAATAGCACCAATAGTAGCAGAAGCTGGAAGAGCAGGAGCTTTCGCAGAGTTTGCTGTCATATTTAATGCTTTTGTACGTTTTAAGAAGATATCTGGAGTGAAGTTGACTTTACCACCTTGAGTTTGGAATTGGTCAACGATAACACCAGCAGAATATCCTTGTTGTGTTGGCATGATAACACGCTCTTTAGGGAAGAACTCTTGAGAGAACTGAGCATGAACTTCGAATGGTAAGAAGATATCAGTTGGAATACCATAGTTATCCACAATCATCTGAGCTCCCCAGTTCATGTGACGCTCTTCAAGTGGGTTACCTTTCATGTTGATAGTGTTTTCTGGGTCAATCATGTTATCTAAACCATCAAACTCAACATATTCTTTTCCACCAGGAGCAAGTTTTGAGTTACCCCAGAATAAACCATGCTCAAGTTTCTTAAGCATCCATAAAATACCATCTTGGTTATAACGAGAAACTACATCACCATGAGCACTATTTACTAATGTCATTTGGTGAGATACTTCACGAGTAGTACCAAGGAATTTTACGAACGCAGCTTGGCGTTGGTATTGAGAATCTTCAGTATCTGGTAATTGACCTTCAGGAATGAACCCGCCGCCTTCAGAACCGTAACTGATTAATTGGTTGTACTCTTCAACAGTGTTTGTAGCTGTTAATTTTGGAATACGTTTCCAGAATTGAATGTGTTGTTCAGAGTAAGTAAGAACTTTTAAACTATTTTCAAGAGATTCAACACGGAACGCTCCACCATTGGATTGCGTTTCAGGTGTCGTAGCATAACCTGCTTCCAAGGCTTTGCTTAAGTTATCCAATTCTGCTCCAGATGACATACCGAAGCCAGATTGCATGTTACTTCCAAATTGATTTAAAGTATCCATAAAGCACCTCCATGGGTTATTAGATTAGTTATTTTCAATTAGGTCTTTAACATGTAAAGACATTTGGCCAGTTGACTCATATTTAACAACGTCATTCACGGTAATACCTTGAATGCCCTTCATAAGCATGTTAGACATTTTAGCTAACTTTTCGCCTTTAGAAAGTTCTTGTGGTTGGTTACCTTGAGCCTGAGGTGTATCTAAGCCAGCACTGTGGTTGAATCCTTTTTCGATAACAGTTACTGCAGCTTTGCGTGGTACTGGTTGTTTTTCAACATCGTCCACACGTCCTTGTAAGGACTTGATCAATTCAGCTTGTTGATTGATTGTGTTAACTAACGTTGATTGAGATGTTAGCACAGCTTGTAAACCTTTTGAAAGAACTTCGTTTACACGAGCACTACCTTCAAGTGATTTAGAAAGTTCTGCACGAAGACCATCAATCGCACCAGCACTCACATTAGCAAACTCAGAAAGGAAGTCTGACGCATCAATAGATTTAGAGATAACTTCATTATCATCTAATTCCTCACGGAAACTCTTTTTAGTGTCTTCTTCTTCTTTCTTTGGAGCTTCTTTTTTAGCAGGAGCTTTGTCATCAGTTTCAGGAGCAGCGTCATTTTCTTCAGCCACTTCGCCTGACTTCACTTCTTCACCTTTTTTGATTTCATCACCAGCAGGAGCTGCTTGTGATTTTAAAAGCTCTTCAGCCTGCCCTTCAAGAGCATCTAAAGATTTAGACAAATCTGTTTGAACTTTAGTCATTCAAACACACCTCCAAGTTATATTGTTTTATTGATAATATCCAGAGCTTGTTGTCTTGACAAACCCTTAGATAATTGTAAAAACACGACTGCTTCTGACTTAGAAACTGTTTGCCCGTTAGCCATGTTTGATTTAACTTGTTGCCAGAAATTGAAGTTATCTAAGTTCTCGGCAAGTTGTTTAATCTGACATTCAATGCTTTCAGTTCTATGAGCACCCCCACCAGATTGTTCTAGCGGCGATGTTGCATATCCAGCTTCTAACGATTTAGACATTCCACCAGAGCTAAAGGACTTTACTACAGCTTCCCAGGTAGCATTAGTATTCACGGGACTAGGAGTGATTGCGCAGTGATAAATCTTCGCTTTCACAATTTTGTCTCCTTGACGTTCTAACACTTTACCTTCAACAGAGAAGCCAAGTTTTCTTGGAGCATTTGATTTCTTCAAAGCAACTGCAGTTTCCCACATCCACTTCGCTTTCTCAACGTGCTTCAATAACTTTCCTTCAACCCAAAGACCATGGTCATCAACTCTCGTGTTTTCCGTAGGATAACCAAGAATTTCTGCGCTGTTATGGTCATAATTTAAATATCCATAATTTACGAAGTCAGTTATATCTAGTCCTTTTTGAACCAGACTTTCACCTTGTCTGTCTTGGTCAGGAGTTGAAGCATATCCTTGAATATACCATTCACCCTCATCCTGAGACTTGACTAAGTCAACATCAGCATCGACTCGGAATTTGAAAGTATCTTGCATTATGGTTCACCTCCTTTAACCCACAAGGTGATATTGAACAATTCTGAAAACAATATATACAAAGCTTTGAAGATATTTTAAATTCAATCAATAAATTCAAAACTAATAAACTTTGTTTCTGACTTGTTTACATCATCGTCCTTTTTCTCATCCTTGGGTTTATCTGTGGTTTTCTGTTTGTCAGTTTGAACATCTTCTTTGTCTTCCTTATCTTCTTTGTCGTCATTGTTATTAAAGTCCTGTCCAAATCCGCCATTCTGCTTCATCATCTCTTGCTGTGCTTGTGCGTTTTTCATAGACACATAGTTAGGGTCAAGGATAATGTCACCGCCTTCTAACGGTGGTAAGTCTTCCTCTTTACGGATTTCATTTACAGTTTTGAATACTTTAACTTGTTTTTGTTGTAAGTCTACAATCTCACTTTCAGACTTCGCATCAATACCAACGAATGTGAAGACAAATCTATTATCAAAACGAGATACGATGTACTTGTTGATTAACATCTCAATGAAACGTAATAATGGACGCAATCCTTTATCTTTGGAATGTTGTAAACGGTCTTCAATTCCACCATTTCCAAGTCCTCCTCCACCAGTGTTTCCAGCTCCACCACGGTTTGGGAAGTTAATTTCAGCTGGGTCAACTTGGTATACTGCGCAGGCAATATTGATAAGGTAGTTCATCCACTTCTCAAATTCCATCTCTCTGTTTGATTGAGACACGTTAATGTACTCAACTCCATCAACAGAAATAACAGGCGTTTTCCAAGCTCCTGTCATACCAGATACTTGGGAAAGCCATTGACGTTTAAATGATTCTAATTGTTGACGTTGTAGTCCTTCGCCTTGAGTTGGCTTTAAGTTCAAGATACCTTTCGTTGTCCCACCTTGAGAGAAGAAACGTGAGTTGTATTGTTCAGCCCATAAGTGAGATGTAACTTGATGAATTAACATTTCTAATTCACTGAATCCATAAGGAGCAATATTGATATCTGTTCTTGGGTTTGCTACACCGAAAGCCATTTCATTGGCTGTAAAATAAGTTTGTATTGAGCCATTGATTAACTGAACATATTTAATCTCTTCTCCACGTTTCAACCCTGCTTCCTTCCAGTTAGTTGTTTCATTCAGATGTTCGGTAGCCACTCGGATTGTTGAAGCATCAATCGCATAAAATTCAGCTGGTCTACCTTTTCTGTCTGGAACAACCTCAAAACAAGTTTGGTCAAAGATAAGTCTGTCACGTACAATTTTACGTACAAATGTATCAAAGTCGTCACGCTCATTGTCATCATTGTATCCAGTATTCTCCAGAAACTTTTCGATAGCCAGAATTGTCTTTTCGTCCTCTTTCGATGGAGTTTCATTTGGGTCACGAAGAGATATTTCATAACCAACCCCAGAACGGTCAAAACGAGCTGGACGTGTAAAGGAAGATACCTGGTTCACACGTGTTGTTAATATAGAAGCAATAACTGCGTTTCTTGAAGCCATTCTTCGCAGAACATCATAAGACAGTGAATAAGGTCTGTCTTTGAATCCCATTGCATTTACAAGTCCCAATGGGTCTTCTAAGTATGCTTTTTGCTCTCTCACTGCCTGACTCTTTTGTAAATTCATTGCACCAACTTGGCTAATGTCATCCATAAACATTGGTTCTGATTTCATCATATTTGCGTCAATGGGTTGCATACCGTTCAGAGAACGATATGCGTCACCCAGCTTGGAAAATAATCCCAAGGAATCCACCTCCACTATTTTGAAATACGAGTTATATCAATCCACAGTTTTGGAAGTACAGCTTTCTCCTCCTTAACTGCCCATTCTCTATTTAATACATTTGGTTTATCCATGAATAATGTATCAGTTCCATTTTTATCAAGCATTCTCGTGTTGACTCCTGAATCTCTTATTTTAGATTCTTCAACTTTACCAAGAGAAGCTTTACAAAGTAAAAGAACACCAGAAGACTGTCCCCTGCTGAAGTCTCTTGAAGAATATTGAGCTGATTTTGAAGAGTTCTCTGCAAGATAAACTCCATCACCCAACATACGTCCAGCCTTCACATTCGTCTTCGTTACAACGAATTGACCAGATTCTCCAAATATCTTTTGAGATGCCCAATAGTCTGTACCATGATAATAATAGTCTGTATGGTTACGAGCATCATCAATCTTCTGGAACTCATCTTCATAGTGCATGTGTTTGATTCTGAACACGTTATTAACTTTAATATCGAAAGATGCATGGTTTCGTTTGTCATGCGTTGCTTCAACTCTATCTTTTATCTTTTCTTGTTCGGCTGCTGGAACTGCTCCCAATGTTGTTTTAATCTTTTCTTTTGCCTTTTCTGGCGTTGGATATTCAAGTTTGTCTAACTGTTTGTAATCCTTATCTCGGAAGGATTCATGAAGAGTTCTATTAAACTTATCAGCATTTTTGTTATCTTTGGCTTTCATTGCTTCTTTCAGTTTTGTTCTTTCTGTACCAGATGCATTAAAGAGAGCTGCTTGTCTCATTAGTATCTCTTTGAAACTTACAGAAGACATTTCTTTCTCAGATACAGGTTCAAGGTGACCATAGTTTTGCACACCTACATAACTGTTAAGAGTGTTGTAAGTATGCTGGTAGATGACCATGTTTTTAGCAACCCATCTTGCATCCTTCGTTGTCATTGGTTTTAAGTCCTTAATAATCGCATCAACAGAAGAGTTGAGTTTGTTTATGTCTAACTCGTACTCAACAGGAATGCCAGGCTTTTTCGTAGAACTTTCTTTCAGAAGTCTAGACGCTTCACCAAAAGCTGACCAGTCAACGACTTCTGCTAGGAAGTTGTCTTTTCTTCGTCTTGAACTCATTGCGTTACATTCTATCTCGATTGCTACAGAGAATGCATTAAGAATCTCTTGTTTGGTAACAGTTCCCTGCTCATACTTCTGTTGGATGTTTGTGATAGGAGATAAACCTGTTGAGCCTAATGCTGCAGAAGCCGCTCTCACAATATCCGTTGATGCTCCAGTCATGTCTATAAACTTCCCTAAAACAGAAGCCGACTCACTTACACTAGCATTTGGGTCAAGGAGGTTGTCCATTCCAAGTTTAACCCACAGTTTGTTAGCTTTGATTTTCCCTTTAGCGTTATCACGTAGATGGTCGCTCATTCTTGACATGATGTCGTATTTTGACACCTTGCTGATAGATACTGTGTGAAGGTCTTTTTGAATGAACTCAACTGTGTCTTTAATAGCTTGCATTCCTGTTACACCCTCTCTCAAAGCATCAGAACTATGATTTTTCACGAACGTTCTCATGTCCTTTTTGAGAGTGTTGAGTTTATCTTCTTCGCCAACGTTAGCAAACATCGCTTTAACTCCGTTACTTCCACGACTTCTCCAAGCTATGTCAAAGATTCCTGCGTCACTGATTGGATTGACTGTTCCAGCTCTTTCCTTGGCTATTCTGTTAATCGCTTCAACAACTCGTTTTGAAAGTCCATAGTCTTCACCGCTTTGAGTGATTTCAAATTTTCCTTCTTCAACAAGTTTCAGAAGATATGACATTGCTTCAGGAGATTCTGGCATAATTCCTGTATGAATTGCTATCGCCTTATGAATTGGATTGGCATCTTCATACGCCTTTTCAAAAGAGCTTTCTTTATATTTAGACTTTGGAACTGTAACTGCTGGTTTGTCATCTTTCTTCTTTTTACCTGCTGGAACAGTTACTTGTGATTGACTATTTGAACTTGATTTACCACCAACACCATCGAATGTTCCGCCACTCTCAAGGTGAGAACGTAATGCCATGAACGCACGCATTTTGTTTATACCTTTATGAGAATGCTCGTTCCAAGTTAGTCCTGATTGTTTAATTTTATCAACCATCTGGTCTGAACCATGTTTCTTTGTCAACTCTTTAATAGCCGCTTTTGCGTCATCAGTTGACATTAGTGCTCCTTTAGCGGCTGTGCTTGCTGCAGGTTTATTCGCTGGGACTGTTGGAGTTGCTTGGCCAGGTGTCGAACTAATAAGACTTTTTGCTGACATCAAAGCACGCATCCAGTTGATTCCTTCATGCGTACTCTTATTCCATGACGCTCCCATGTCCTTTTCTAAGTGTGTTAGGAGCGCTTCCTTCAGTACTTTCTTCTCAGATGGGTCTTTTATCTTGTTAATTCGTTTCACTTCATCGTCAATGTCTTGCGTGCTTTTAAAACTCCACGTAGGAACTTGAACATGTTGTGTTTGATTTTTAATCTTAGAAACTTGGTTTGGATTAATGTAAACTGTTGTAATAAAACTTCTACCATTTCTCATTACCTGTCTTTGTACAGGAACTAAACCTTGTTTACCAGCCATTTAACAACAACTCCTTATTTGTCCTTTTTAACACTGATGTTTTCTTTTGGCTTTTCAATATTGTGTATGATTAGAGACACAACTTCTTCCCCTGGGTCTGTAACAGGATATGGACTCTTGACATCAGGTCTTGAATCAGCCCATTCACACTCTACCCCGTCACCTTGAAGAGAGCCAGCAAACATAGGACAAGTTTTACAGTGGTCTGTAATGTGTTCACCGTCAAGTTTTACGACTCCAGCCAATTGTCTACAGTAAACATGACCTGTCTCTGTTGCATAGTTTAAATGGTTTACTAAATTTTTCATTTCTTATTTCCTCCTTTTAGTCCAACATATTCAAGTTCTCCTGTTGAATCGAAATCAAATCCATCAGGCATAACCGCTAGTGGACAATTACAGTTTGGATGAGTAACTCCGACAATCGGCTGCCAGTCAGCTACTTTCTTTCCAACGTTATCTCCATTAGCCATTAAATCACTTAGTTTGAATAACTTTGGAGTCATTTGGTCTGACTTTAAATATAACCGTTTGCAGTGAGAACATCCGTCTGGTGCTGGTCTTCTGAATACAATTGTATCTCCTCTTTTTGTATTCGAGTAGATTGAATCACCTTGAAGAATTGTAATAACTTCCCCTTGTAATCTCGCATCCCAAAGTTCCGTATGCGCAACCCTCTGCCAATCTCTCTTCCAGTCTCCTGTCTCGTGTCCTAAATCACTGGCTAGTTGTCCCCTAGTCTTTTGTTTAAGGACTCCTTGAGCAACTGTATCATTTATGATATCTCGTTCAACTACCTTCAAATTAACAGCCTGAGATTGATTGTTAATTTTAGACATAATTGCGTTAGTCATCTTCTGTCCTAATCCTGTAACATATCTAGCGGCGTTATGCTTTGCGTAGTTCAATGAATTTCTTTCAACTGTAGAAAGTGAATACTCTTGAGCCTTTTTCTTCAGTTCATCGAAAGTCATTTTCTTTATATCGTTTTCATCAAGGAGCTGAACAAGTTTACCTAAAATAAAAGAGCTTTGAATCATTGAAGCTGTATCTGATGGAAGTTTTAACTTCGCTAACAACTTTGAGTCTACATTTCCTTGTCCTGTCGCTGTCTTCAGAATAACTCCTACGTGACTTTCAATAATCTCTGTTATTTTCTTGATTTGGTCTTTCGTTAATAAGTCCATTTCTTTTCCCTCCAAATTGAAAAAGGTGAAGAACATTCTCTTCACCTTAATATCTTCATTACAACAAGTATTCTTTATTTTTCAGATATAACATCATTGATTTCCTTCATCATATTGTTCAACACTCTGTCAAATACTTCATTGGAATCCTTGCGGATTGATTCTGAAAGTTTGTCAGGGAAGAACTGCTTTGGCTCCTCACGATTTTTCTTGACATTCTTCAGAGCCTTTTCCAACGTTTCCTCTAGTTCAACAGGATTAAGGTTGTGAGATACTTTAACCGACAACGGTTACACCTCCATTTCGTCAGCCCATTTAGAAAGTTCACCACGGAAGTTCTTTGTTAATTCGCAAACTTTGCACCAAGGTCTAGTAGCAAAGTGTTCAATTAGGTAAGTGAATCCACTCATTGATGGTACTTTTAAGTCAATCTGTCCATCATGACCAATTACAACAACAATGTTACTATCGTGAATACGAGTTAACATTTTCTTTAATTCAGCTTTTGTCCAGTTCTGAGCTTCATCGATGATAATAAAAGCATCTTTTAAGTTTGTTCCACGCATGAAGATATGAGAACGTGGATACACCCAAACGTTACCATTCTTGATGTTTTCAATATTTTCAGGACTGTCGATGACTCTGGCTGGGTCTTCGTTAATTTCCAGTAATGCGTCTTTTAGTGGCTGCGTGTAGTCTAGTTCCTTTTCATATTGTTTTCCTGGTCGGAATCCCATTTTGCCTTCTTCAACAGGAGAGAACACATAATATAAGTCTCTCTTAAGAATCTTAGCACAACCCACAGCAATAGTCGTCTTACCAGTTCCTGCTTTCGCATTCGCAATAGTCATACGATTATCATGAATTGAATCAGCATAAATTCTTTGTTCTTCAGTGAGTTCTAAACCATAAAACATTGAGTTAACATCTAAAGGCATGTAAATTCCTCCCTATACGTTGTTTGGTATTTTAACATCAGCCCATCTTCTTCCAGATTTAATTGCGTAAGTAGTTCCAAGACTAATGTTAAACTGTTCTGCAATGTCTTTTGCTTTACACCTTTTTGTAATAAAATCTTTATCTCAATGACTTTTGCTTCATCTAGTTTTGCACTTGGGTTTCCTATGCCAGTTAATGCTTTACTTATCTTATTTCTATGCTCTTTTGTATGATGTTTTCCCCAAGCATGATGTTTATCCCCTATTTGAGCTTGACCAATTTTCATTTTGGTTTCTTCTGACAAACGTTTACCTTTGTGAGCTTTGCTGATTTTCTTCTTCGCTTCTTCTGAGAGAGTCTGACCTTTCTTCGCATTACCAATTCTTTTTCTCGTTTCTTCAGAAAACTTCTTCCCCTTAAATGGGTGGTTAGTCAACATTAACGCAGAATGTTCTTTTCTTCTTTCTTCTGTCCATTTAACTCCAAAAGCACCGTCACCACCAAGAGTAGAGTTGTATCCATTGTTAAATGAATCAAACTTTTCTATATAAACTTTTTCAAGTTCACAAAGTTCTTCCCATTTCTCAGCGTTGTCGATAACTTCCCATTTAAAGTTGTCAAAGCCATACTTTCTTAAAGCACGTCTAAAGTGTTCTTGTTTACCTTGAGTCGCTTTTGTTTCATGTATAGCTTTTCGCTGTTTTAAAGACTTCTGCGTTATCCCAATGTAGACTTTCCCAGTTACAACGCAAGTAGCTTTATAAACAATCAAGAAAACACATCCCTTCTCATTTTATAGAAAAAGCCATGGCAATAGCCAAGGCTCTAGAAAACTATTTCATCAAGAGAATCAACTTTCTCATTTCCGAACTCTTCCCAACCTTTTGCTTCTTCAGATTGAGTCAAGTCCTTATCAGTCCAAGCAACGTCTTTGCTGTAAGGCTTGAAGATTGTTTGTTTTCCGTTTGAATTATCCTTCGCAACGAAAATAGCTTCATCTCCATATTTGCCATTCCAACGTAGTAGTGTAAATCCTTTTAGTGCTCCCATGTAAACACGCTCCTCATAGTATCGTAACTTGTACAGTGCGAACTCCCCAGTTGTCAGCTTGAGAATCCGTTGGTACAAGAACATCAATTCTGTTTCCTTTAATCGCTCCGCCTGTATCAATAGCTAATGCTTCACCATAGCCTTCAACGTAAACCTTTGAGCCTAAAGGAATTACACTTGGGTCTACAGCGATGATTCGTGCATTAGGATTCTGAGAGAGGTTAAACCCAGTAGCAGTTAGAACTTGACCATTATAAGTCCCACCGTTTTCCTCTGGAAATGGAGTGTAGGCTGTAGCTTTCACTGTTAGTGTTTGCTTTCCTTCGCTCATGCTCCTGGGAGACTCCTTTTGCGGCTGTTCAGCCTGCTGTTTTTGCTTCTCACTCAATAATTGTCTATTTTCCTCTTGAAGCTTTTTATTTTCTTCTTGTAACTTATTTTGCTCATTCGTCAGGTCATTGATATTCTGTGTCATCTGACCTTTCTCCTCAGCAATCTTTTTATTGATTTCGCCCATTTCATAGGACTTGTCTTTCTCAATCTTTAATTCTAGTTTCTTAGTTTTCAGTTCAGTCGTGTTTGTCTCTAATTGTTTCTTCACCTCTGTAAGTTTATCAATATGAAAATAAAGTTGGACTGCTAAGAATCCTACAAGAGCCCAACCAACAGTTACAAAGATGAGAGTTGATTTATTCATCGCTTTCTCCTCCCTTACTTTGGTTGGCAGTTATAACAGTAATACGTTGAACGAGTATCAAATTTGTCTGATTTATAGACTTTTGCCAAACATTTCTGACAACGTTCATTCTGATAAACATTTAAGTGCCTTTGAGTTCTTCCCTGCGAACCGTCAACGTGGAAATAATCCTTCAATGAAAGTCCTCCATGGTCATAACTCCAACGCAAGATTGTCTTTATTGTGTGAGCTAACTTTTTGTATTGTTGATTTGTCAACTCACTGATGAGCTTCCCAGGAAATAGTCCTGAACGAAAGAGAATTTCATTCACATACACGTTACCCAAGCCACTAATGACTTTCTGACTCATTAGAAACTCTTTGACATTTTTGTTTGGGTATTTCTTCGCTCCCCTTTTCAGCTCTTTCAAAATATCTTCTTCAGGACTTTCTAATGCATCTAGTCCCTTTTCAAGAGCGGAAACATCGTCAACTACAACGATACGCCCAAAGATTCTCACGTCACTATAACGTAGCTCTTTGCCGCTTTTCATCTTGAATCTTATACGTGTATGCGAAACTGTATCCTCTGAAACGTCCACCGTAAATCTTCCTGTCATTCTAAGGTGCGTAGCAACCTGCAGGTTGTTATCTAGTTTAAAGATGATATATTTACCAATTCGAGATACTTCGTCAATCCTCCGCCCAGTTAGGAGCGTTCTGAAGTCCTTTTTCTCGAAAGGTCGTATAATCTTCTCACCTCTATCCTCAAAGATGATTTCCTTGAAGGTATCTTTGAGGATAGTTTCCCGCAAGCCTTCGACTTGAATTTGTACTTCAACTATTTCAGGAATCTTGGCCACCCTCTTTCTTCTTGCTTAATAAAAGAGGAATGAATAAAAGAAAACTCCCATACTCACCAGTATAGGTTGTACATCTTGTCATTATGAGCGAGTTTCTTTCTGTTACTCTCAATGCACTTCATTAGTTCTTGAATATCTTGAAGTTTACTTTTAAGCTCTTCAACGTATCCAATATCACCCAGTTTCACTGCGACTGACAGCAAGCAAAGGTGTTTATCAAGCTCTTGACCTAAATCAGAAATATTACTCATTGACATGCACTCCTTTCTGAGAAGCTTCAATGAATAATGTAATATATGTATGTATGTCGTTATAAAATGAAAAAAGAGCTGGATTTCTCCAACTCTCACCAAAATTTAAATATTTTCTTGACACTGTCAGGTATCTTTGGTATTGGGTCAACTTTATCTAATCGGACAAAATCCGTTAAAACTTTTGGATTATCTTTTGGAGCTTTCATAAAGTTCACGTGCTCACCTACTCGCATTGAAGTATTTTTGGCCATTCTTCCAGTTCCAAAGACAACTCCACGTAAGCGGCTTGCAACTCCCTGAACCTTTTTATGGACTCTTTCACGTTGGTCTTCGTTATTCCGATAGAAACCATCTATATCTCTTTCACGAAGCCGCTGGACTCTTGAAGAGTTTTGTACTGAACGCTTTTCGTCCTCATCGGTCTTCCTACGTTTTATTGGTTCTCTCTTCGTGCTCAATCCTTCTTTCTTTCTCAACGTTTCCCAAGCTTCACCCATATATTCATACGGTTTCCCTCCACGTTGTCTTGATAATTCATTCGCCAGTTTACAAACTTCAGAACGGTCTGCCACTGTGGTCAACTCCTTTATAATGGTTTTACATTATTAGCATATCCCACAGTTTGACTTTTTAGAACTAAAGAACGGAAAAAAGCCACCCCAGAGCGGTAGGGTGGCTTTCTCACATAAGAGAGTTATAAAAATAATTAGCAACGGTTAATCAACAATATAACTTTCTTACCAGATTATTTTAAAAGAGCGATTGGAAGAATGAGTAAGCGGAATTTACTCAGGTTTTTTCAGCGTTAGGACTTCTGGGTGGTCTGTCACGCCTTTTGTAGTTGGGTCTTGAACTAATCCTAAACTTGAGAAGATAACAAGCACAGCGTTGACTACAGTCAATACATAAGTGTTCACTTCTTCAGTCCATTGGAAGTCAGTTACACCAACCATGTTCAATCCAACTACAATAAGTTGAACCAACAGTAAGATTTGAGATACAAAAGATGTAACCCAAAGAGGATTTTGAAAACGAACTTTCCAGTTAATATTCATTGTATATCCCTCCCTTCAAATAAGAATATCTCTTATTCTCCAGAAGATTATAAAAAGACAACAACATGTTATAATTATTTTGGACATCTACACCACTAGAAGCAATCTTAAATTCACTTTTTATACTTAACTTAACGTGTATGAATCATCAAGTATATTTTTTAGTATTCGCACGAATGTCTTCGTACTTTTTCCTTGTTGTCTCTCCGCCACGGATATGCTTATCAACTTGGCGAAATTCAAACTTGGAAACGATTTCATTATATTCTTCAGGGTGTATATATTTAATAATTTGGTGGATATACAAGTGAACACTAGACTTGGTACGTCCAATTCTCTTTCCTGTTTGGACAAGCGTTAAATCTTCTTCAAGTATCAAATTCATTGCCGTTATCGCAAGTGAAATTGTACTTTTAGAATGACTTTTGGGAAGCTTGTGTAGTTTTGGTAAACTTTTCACATCTTTGTTTCTCTCCTCTCACTAACTGATTCTGTATAATAAAACGTGGGTGTGCAAAAGTATACTCCTGGAAACATTACATATGAATTATATTATTTTAGCAAGGATATAATATATAGCACCTCTCTTAACCTATTAGCTTGAAATATGAGTTGTGAGATTGATTGACTAGTTGATTCTAAATCTCGTTTTGATAAATTATACTCTTTACCCCTTAAACTGAAAAACTAATGTGAAATAAAAGCTTATACGTTTTGCGCAAGCAAAACATGCGTTAGCATTAACTATACCTTACTATTAATATTACATTATTTATATTTTGTATGGGTCTGCATAAAAAATAATTTATTATTTTTTACTATACATAACTATTCTTTATATTCTTTATGTACTTTATATTCTTTATATCTTTATGTTATTTATATTCTTTATATTTAGCCCAAAAAACTATGCAACAGTCATACCCACATACGAACTCATGCTATGGGATTCCTACAGTCATACTTTTTTGTAAAGAGAAAGAGCCGCTGAATTCATAGCAGCTCTCCCTGTATATTACTTGAAAGACTCAACTTGACGTAGGTTAATCTGAAGTTTATTCTTCATAGCTTGGTCTTCATAAACTTCTAATACGCACATACCACCGCTTTTGTTTGAAGAGTTCACCCACGTTCTAATGTTTAATACAGGCTCTGCTGAGTATACTACCTTGCCTGTTGCTAATGTAATTGTAGTCATATAAAATTCCTCCTTTGTGGTTATACTTTAAAATATAAGAAAAGATGTGCAGAAATTTAATCCTGCACACCGTTGAACAAAATATCTTTAATATCGCTTGAAGATAAGTTAGCACCGATTTCAGTGGAAGAGCCTGATGCGTTCTCTCCAAGAAGTTGGTCAATCACTTGAGCCTTTTCTTGTACTTTTGCCATCTTAGTCACTTCAATCGTTCCAACCATTCTCGGTGATAAGAAAGTTGTGTATGGGTTTGGTTGACCATTACGTGTGATACGTCCGCAACGTTGTACGTAACTTTTTGGCACCCAAGGAATATCAAGGTGAATCATTGTATGACCTCCATGTTGTAGGTTGATTCCCTCTTCTCCTGCGTTCGTACAAAGCATAACTCTGATTTTACCAGCGTTGTAAAGTTCCATCTGCTCAAAGCGGCTTTTCTCTTTCACTGAACCGTTTATCTCGCCAATCTTAGCAGGATGGACTCCGTTTTTCACAAGGTGGTGTCTAAGTTTTTCTAGTGGGAGTTTCTTGTCACAAAAAATTATGATTCCTCTATTTTCCACATCTTCAAGGTGAGCAAGAATCGTTTCCAAAGCCCACTCAACTTTCGGATATAATTTATCCATGTCAGCTTTATTTTTATCTTTTACTAAATCAAGGTCAAGAGCTACTTGCTCAAGTCGAGTTAACATTGCCAAGATATTTGGTGGAATAGAGTTTCCTGTAAGTTTCTGAACTTCGTTCTGAGCTTCCTTCAGTAAGGCGTTATAAAGTTTCTTCTGGTCTTTATCCATCGACAATTCAAATGTTGTATGACGTTCTTTAGGAAGTGCTGCTTCAACGTCTTTACTGCTATGAGTACGAATCATAACAATTTCTTTCATCTTTTCACGAAGCTCTTTCAAGTCTTTAAATCCAACAGGAGATTCAATGTATTTAACGCCAGTCCATACGGTTTCTGTTTCAACGAAGTCTCTGCAGAAGTCCCACCAATGTCCAACTTTCTTTTCCTGTACGTTACTTAACATTGTGTGAGTTTCTTTTGGCTTACCATTAGGGAATGGAGTTGCTGTAAGAGACCAAGCATATTTAGCAGCTCCCCAGTACTGTCTGAACGCCTTCGTTGATTTCGTTGTGATACTTTTCAGCTTGTGTCCTTCATCAGTTATAATCAAATCAGGACAAAGCTTTACAAGTTCAGTTGCTATTTCATCTTTTCTAATCATCTCATAGTTTACAATCAGGAAAGAACTTTCAGCCGCCGCTTTCCAAGTCTTCTCTGCTTTCTTCCCTCTTAAATCTTCAGAGTTCATAACCAAAGCTGTTTCATCAGTGAACTTCGTGATTTCCTTTTCCCACCCACGCTTTACAGATTTTGGAGCGACAACAAGAACTTTCTTCACTTCACCTTTATTCAAAAGATACTTCGCTGCCGTGATAGCAGTTAATGTTTTACCTAAACCAACCGCAAACCCAAGAATCGTTCTTCTGTTACTTAGAAGGAACTCAACGCCTGTTTTCTGATACTGGAATAAATTAAGTTCTTTTGACATACCTTTCGGCATTTTGAATTTAACTTTCTCAACTTTGTACTTCATCTTTTCGGCTTTCGTGTTTATGTTCTCAAAGTTAATGTTTTCAAGAACTCGTTTCACCGCTGGTGCGATAACTTTTGAAATCTCTATATTCTTGAATACTTTGAAAGCATCTAAAAGTTGACTGAATGGAATGTACCATTTCTTAGTTCCGTGATAGTCAAACCGTCCATTCAATAAATCTTTAACCAATCCTTTATCTTCAAACGCAACGTCAACCAAAATGTAATGGCCACCGTCCCATTGTTTCATATTGTCGATAAATAACATTCTCATATATCCCGTAGCCGCTACAGGTTTGCCATATTGATTTATAGTTTGTTGAAATCCTTTTCCAATGACAATCGTGCCATCTGACTCTTCTTTATAAGTTCTTTCTACGTTTGTAAGAAAACTTTCCATTCTGCTTGTCGAGTTTTCAACCTCTGGAACTCTAATCTCATTTTTAACTTCTTCTACAGGTTGAGGTTTAAAGTCAACAGGAGACTCAAAACTAACAATGAAAACGTTTCCCTTTGATATATGTTTATTAATAGCCATTGCACATCTCATCCATTTAACTTTAAATGTTTCACTATCTTTCCAAGTTAACCCAGAATTAATCGCAATCGTCATTATTCGCTCTCTATCCTCTGTTTTTAACTTCTTACAGAACTGCTTAAATTCCTTAGTTGTATCAAACCGTTTTAAGCTTAGTGTTGAAATCATTTTTATAACTCCTTTCGCACTCTCTATTATTTATATTATCCTAAAACAAGAAAGGTTATTCTTGTTGATTATCTGTTGTCCGTTGTTAATGCTTATCCCTATCATAGTAAAAGATATTCCAATAGTCAAGAGAATATTACTAGAAAATAAAAAGAATCCCCACTCTATGACAGGGATTCATGCAACTCTCTCGTTAACTGGCCAATCAAATCATCTGTAATCTCCAGCTTGTAGCCTTCTGTTTTGTCAACTTCTTTTTTCGGAACAGGTTTTTTCTTTGGTGTGGAATCCCCTACTTCTATGTAATCCCCTGTTTCCTCAATTTCAATATGAGCTTTTGGCAACCATCCCTCAAATTTAACCTTACTCATTTTCTCTTTTAACTCTTCAACGAATGCTTCCAAGTCAGCTTCAGATTTTAACGGATTCATGTGGAAGTGTCCTCCGCAAACTGGACCAATTCCGTATAGTAAAGATACTGGGTTTGTAATTTGTCTCCCGCAGTGTAAACAAGATGACGCTGGTTCTGGCTTCCCTTGTAACTTGACATAGTACGCTCTTTCTGATTCTCTTTCAATGACGCCGAACATCGTGCGAAGTGGAACTGGGTTTGATTGACTCTTCGTCAAAAACTGTCTCACTGTGATTCGATATTCTTTTACTCTCTCTATAACCGCCATATTTTTATTCCCCTTTATTCAGTTGATAAGTAAATCATAGTGGTTTCTTTACCAATAGTCAAGAGGAAAATTTAAAATATTCACAAGCCATCAATCTTTTGTGCAAGTCTTGGAGTTTTTCTTTGTGAAAATCAATATTCTTGTTATCCTTCTTCTCCATTGCTTTGTGTAGCTCTGAAAGATGAGTATCAACATAAAACAGATATTGTGTCACTTGGTCTTCCACAATGTGAGTTGTTTTCATTAACCGATTGAAGTCACCAGCTTTCATTTTTAACACCTCCAAGTTTATTTCCTAATAAAAGGATAATTGTTCAAAATATCTTCCTGGAAGTGTTAAGTTTTTAGAAAATTCTAAAATAAAAAGGCTGAGCAAGAGCGCCCAGCCTTGAGAACTTACTTATTAATTTTGAATGTCCGACAATTTCTGTTATTCATTTTCACTTTTAATTTATATGAAGTCATATTGTTGCTGGCGTTCTGTTCATGCATTATCCCTGCTAACTGTTCTGCAATCTTTTCATTCGCCGCTACCATTCCAATCATATTTCCTTTAATCTCGGTTACAAATCTTTTCATTGTAATTCCTCCTTGGTGTTTGGTTTCTTGGTGTTTCTTTCTCTCTATGCTATAATATATGTATCAACGCTCTTGGTTAGAACTAAATAAAAAGAAAAGATGAGAATTTTCTCATCTTTCATAGAAGTGTATTTTCTTCCCAGTATCTGTCCCACAGTTGTAGTAATAGAACTCATTCAAGTATTTCTCCATCTTGTCAATGTCATTGAACTCAACGCTTGCGCACATGTTAAATGGAGTGTCATTAGGATAGAACTTGGATGGACAAACATAACCCAACCAAGTTTCACCTCTCTTTATTTTCGCTTTAATCTGTCCTTTTGTAACCTTCTTCAATGTTGTTGTCATCCTTCAATCTCTCCTTTCGGTGATTGGAACTGTTTGCCATTTTTGAATCCTTCTTGCGCAGCTTCTGCGTTTGTACTAACTTTTGCCGATGTAGTGGACTTCTTATTGAATGTCATACTTTCAAACGCTTCAACAACTTCAGAATCTTTCTGTAACACAAGTCCCCATTCTTGGTTCTTCTCCTTCTGTTCTTCAAACGCCGCTCTTAATCCTTTGATGAAACCGTTGATGTAAGCATTTTTAACTGTTGTGTTGTTTACTTTCAGATTGAAAAGTTCTTTTACATACATTGTAAGCTGCATACGGTACGTTCTTGGCTCAGGGAACTTCAATTGTAGCTCTTTAATCTTGTTCTTACCAAATGTTCTCTTGTTAGAAGCAGTAAATTTAGTAACAACAAAATCTTCAAGTTCCTCTGTAGTCATTTTCTTCAGTTTGTCAACATCCAATCCAACCTTCATAGCCGCTTCTTTCTTATGTTTTTCAAGGTACTTCTTGGACTGATATTCGATTGCTTTCTTTGCGTACTCATAAACAGATAATGCGATTGTTGTGTCTTCTTCTTTTCCTAAAAATACAATACGTTGTTTTCTTGTACCAGTTTCAAGATAAACATAGCAGCGGAAGTTTTCCCCTAATACTACAGCCAACTGTCCTGTCCACCATTTTGTAACTTCCATTTGAGTTCGGTTGTCAATAACTTTGTTTAATGTAGCTCCACCGTCAACGTCAGTCATTGACAACCCTTGTTCCGCCATTAGCTGTTGAGCTTTTAACATAGCCGCCTTTGCTTCCTGCTCGTTTGGGTTGTTCCCTGCTAATGCTAATAACTTCTTAATCCTTCTCATTGAACTCTCTTTTGCTTTTTCCATTTTAACCGCTCCTTTTTCCACTTGGTAATTGTCTTGCAAGTTAATCATAGTATAGTATACTCCAATAGTCAAGGATTATTCCACAGAAATATTTTCTTCAACGATAATATTGTTTATATCAACGTATTCTTGTAAATAAATCATATTGGCCAGAATCTCATCAATCGTATCTACAAGTGTTTCATACACTTCTCTCTGGTCAAGTTGGTATTGCGTTTCTAAAGGCTCTTGAAGATATAGAAGAAACAACTTTGTCAAAACAAACTTTCTAAGAGTTAACATCGTCAAAGCATAATCATCTTGAAATAAAAATAGGAACTTATCAGTTGAACGCATAAATATCTCCTCCTTAATGGATTTAATAAATGATACGCTACTCTGACAAGTCCCTATTCCTAATCAATTATAATAACCATTTTCCAGTTGCAATAAAGGAGATAATCACCGCAGCAAGTTTTAAGATGTCGATGATGATTCCTCTCCATCCTTGCTCCTTGTCTACCTTTTCCGCAATCTTTGAAACATCTTCTTTTAACTCACGTTGACTCTCCAAGAAGTTACTGAACATAATTTCGATTCTGTCATTGAATGATGCAACTTCATCTACTTGTTCATTTAACTTCTCGAATTTGGTCTCAACCTTTTGTTGGAACTCTTTATGTTCCTTTTTGATTTCCTTGAACCCTTCCTTCTGAGACTCTTTAATCTCATGAAGCTCTGTCTCTAATTGTTCAAGACGTTGATTAATAAGAGCAACGTTGAATTCTTCCCTCATGACAACTCACCAACCTCTCTGAAAGCATAAAAAGCTTGTAGAGCAAACACGGCATAGATGACTGAGCTCATGTTCATGTTATTTGCTCCCAGTAAAAAGAAACCTGCTGAAATTGAAGAATAGACAATTGCACTGAACATTAAACTTCCTCTGCGTAGGTGTTTATGTCCTTTGAAGATACCATATAAGGATATTGTACCATTCAAACCAAATAACGTTCCCCAATGGTAAGGCTCTGAGAATGACGCAAGCATATCTGGGAATGAATCCAGTGCGTTTGTCTTCGTAAACAGAACGGCAGCCGCCCAGAAGGAGATAATCACAAGACTCAATTCAAGTATAACAGATGCATTAACACGTTCTCTTTTTCTTGCTGCTGCAAATAGCTCTCGTTGTTGTTTTAACTCTTCAACTTCCATTTCTACTTTTTGTAGTTTCTTAATTACTTCTTTTTCTTCTGTTTTGTTACACATCTTATAACACACCTTTCTGTTTAACGTAATTGCAACTACAAAAAAGAATCCTACAAATCAGAATATTGTAGGATTCCAGTTGTGATAATATTATGGTAAGAATTTAAATAAATCTGGGTTTGTAAGGATGTGAGTTATTTCATTGACTTGGTTATCTGTTATCTTTGTTCCAGCTGCTGGGGGATGTCCGCCACCACTCTCATGGAACATTTTCGCTACTTGTCCAAGGTCAATATCAACAGCTTCACGTCTTCGCAAGCTCATTGTACCATAACCAATGTTAACCATAATGACAAAATCAATATCGCGATTCTCGTCACAAATTACATTACCCGTTTCTGAATGGTATGATTCGTTGAAGATAAGTCCAACATGATATTTATTGCCTTCAAGTTCAATGTCCATCTTTTTAAGTTCTTTAGACTTCTGTTTGATATGACGTTTAATACGTTTTTCTTCAAGTTCCAACAAACGCTGTTCTGTATGACTAAACTGAATATCTGGATTCTTCCAGAAACGTTCTTCAAAGTCCCAAAGTCCTACAATCTGAAGAAGGTCATTCAGTTGTTTGGCAACTTCGTTACCGTAAACATTTTTCCACTCCCAAGAATCGTACATGCGGACATGCTCAACGAACTCTGCCAGGAAAGTATTGCTGCTTGCTTCGTCACTAGGGAACAAACTAATAAGAGTCTCATATAACAAGTTTGTTCCGCTTGTAATCTGATTTCTGTTTTCCTTATAGTTAGGTTGAACAGGAGTAACAGAAGCCCAATCATATTCGTTTAGCCATTCAGCGGTTTTGTGATGGTCAACTAACATGAACTTTGTAGCGGATTCAAATTCGATTAAGTCGGCCACTTCTTTATCAACAGAGATATCAGTTATGAATACTACGTCATAATTTTTGATTTCTCCTGATAAAATGAACTCTTTAACCTTCTCATTGATTTTCCCATAGGAACAATATTCAACATCTAACTGCTTTTGGAAGTAATGTCTTGCTACTATTGCACAACCAACTCCATCTAAGTCAGTGTGAGTAAATTGTTTAGCCTTGAATAATGTCATTTTCTGATTCTCCTTGTCCGTTAATTGATTTCCAAATGTCTACTGCGTTGTATTGAGATTTTCTTGTAATCTCTTCGCCAAACCAAACAGGAGGTGTGAAATGTTCAGCTTCCTCTACTGTCTTAAATTCAACTTCAACTACAACAAGTGAAGTATCGTGGAAGAATCTATCAATTTCTGCAATCTTCCCATTCTCTAATTCAACCTCATACCTTACTTTCTCAAGAGGTTCATGTTGAGATAACTCAACCAGTCTGTTGTAAGTATGTTCAGTGATTGGAACTTCTGTTTCTCTTCGCTCCAACCCTTTGCCTCTTTTAACGGTTAAATTGTATTTAATAATAGCTCCAGAAACTGTCTTTCTGACACGAACTTCCTCAAACCCTGTAACGATGAACTGCTGGTTAATCAATTTAAATCTGACAGTGTCAACGCCTTCAGGAATCCCGTCAAGCTTGAAACGTCTTTCAATTTCTTTTCCCATTCGTTCTACCACCTTTCAACATAATAAAAGGAGCGACTCATAAAAGTCACTCCTGAAGTTCACCTTGTCTATACAGTTTGTAATACTCTTTAGCCTTCTTTGTGAGTCTGGATATATGAGATTGACCAAATCCAACATAGTCCTCAATTTCTTGCTGCGTTTTACCCTGCGCACGTAGTTGTATAATAGGAATACATTTCTCATCATGTTTTTTAAGGATTCTCAGAAATCGTTGGAAATCGTCTGCGAACTCTAAGTCTTCATATTTCTGTTCATTGAATCCAAATCCTTCATTAAGGTCGCACTCAACATCCCCGTCATTATTATATGAGAAGTCCATACTGAGCATGTTTTTAACTGTTTTATCGTATTCAAGAGCTTCCCTGACGTGGTTTTCCTTCTCTCCTAATTTAGAACATATTTCTTCAACAGGAGCATCAAGCAGAGCATTGGATGCTAATTTCACCCCAAGCTCTCTCACTCTCCTTGGAACGTATATTCCATTATGTTGTGTTGCATTCAGATATGCCATCATATATCCGTTCATCATTCTATAAGCGTAACTTGAAAACTGAGCTTTTCTTCCATCTTTTTCGTGGTTAGGATTATATTTGTTATATGATTTTAAGAATGCTATTTGAGATTCTTGATATAGGTCGTCAAAAGTTAGTCCCAAAAATTTGGCTGACTTTCTAAAACGATATGCGATTGAGTGTACCAATCTTTTGTGCTTTTTCAACACAACCTCAAAGTCCTCAAGATATTCATTATGTGGCTCAAGTGTCTTTCTTTCTTCCGCCGCTGCTCCCATTTCAACCTCTCCTTATCCAGTCTTTAACTAAATAAAAGAAGGAGTGCAAAAGTTCACTCCCATAAATCATATGAAATCCCAAGTAAATTCTGATTCTGATTGGAATGGATTTTTGAGCTTCTCTTTACCAATTAAGCAATAAACAAGCGCAGAAGATAAATGGTCATCCCCAACCCTTGTCGCAATTTGATAAAATTCTTGTGTTTCTTCGTTTTCTTCATCCATGACTCGCACATTCTTGACGTGCTTCGTGAACATTGAAAGCTTTTCTTCCATTCTCCAATATCCAATTTGTCTTCCTTTGATAGCGTGAAGCATACGTTGAACCGCTAATGTTTTATCAACTGTAACCACTCTTGTTGAGTCATTCCATCTGTTAATAGGCTGCGAAGCTCCTTTGAATGTTTGATACTTACAAGCCCAAACTCGTCCCTTGAATAACTGCATTAAGTAAGCATTTCTGTCAGCCCCGTACCCAAAGTCACAGACAATTAAATCTGGGTCATAAGGCGTTATAGTAGCCGCTAACATTTTTACAGGCTCTAATGGAACAGTAGGATTGTCTTTGAACCAGAATACGTTTAGAAGGTCTGTTTGACCATCCTCTTTAATTCCGATAACGCAGCACCAGTTCGTTAGTCCCCAGTCAATTCCAACTACAATTCTAGCATATCCCAGGCGAGCATTGATAGGGTTATCAAAGCGTTGAGCTGCTAAGATATCATCATCATTAATGATTAACCCTGTAGCTGCATAAGGCTCTCCAATAACGTAGTTGTAATATAACTGTTTCGATTGATATTTGAACTGTCGTCTCATTATGTCATCGGCACTAATCCAAACAGCATTCAACTGAGATATGTGATATCCTCTCATATGCTTGCGGTCTGGGTGTTTAGCAACCCAATGGCCATTATACCATCTGTCAAGGGCAGCACCACACTTAGCACATGCAAACTCAAACGTACCATCTTCAACTTCCTCTGTAACGTAGTTAATACCATTTGGCTTTAACTGTCTGATGTTATCTTCTACAGATAGAGTCTGATAATGATTACATTTCTCACACTTATGCATATAAAAATTTTGGTCAGTCTTCGCAAACTGCTTATTTACACCACGTCCAGGGATTGTAGGCGTTGACCATCTTCTCAAACGTCCATAAGCTGAAGACTTCATACCTTCTTGGAAGGCTAGTTCAACGTTGTCCTGCATACGGTCATATTCATCGAACGCAAGAAAGTCAATATCCGCACCCTCACCCAGTGCTCCGCCCCAAGCAGAACGGAAAAGCAAGAATGATTCCCTTATCTTTTTAACCTCTAATGAGTCCATACCTTTATCACGAATTGAGTTGAAGTACGGGTTACTGTCAAGTACGGGATTGAAACGGGTTTTAACAAAGTCAGTCAGCTGTCTGTTACGTGGAAACGTGTACATGAGCTTAACATGGTTCTTTGTATCAGCAAAGTGCAAGGCTTCTGCTACGCCCATTTCTGAAAGTCCTAACTGACGTGATTTCTGTACAATCTTATCTTCGTGTATATCGTTGATGATTTTCTCCTGCCACGGTCTATGAGCACGTGCTCTTGCTTCGTTTCTATCGGCTATATGAAATGTAAGCGGCTTCCCACGGATTGTATAGTATTCAAGTAAGTAAAGGGAAGGCGTTTCACGAATCAACTGTTTTATGAGTTGTGATGGTTTCATATTTCTCTCCTCCTTGTATATACAATAACAATCCATAATATGTATGAAGTTTTTTATAAAAGAAAAGACGCACACTATTGTGTACGCCTTTAGAATGGTTATTTGATTATAAGACCTAGTTGACTTGCTCTGTTTAAAGCGTCAACATAAGCTCGGTGTTCAGCTGTAGGCTGATGATAGTTCGCTGCCACTTCGTCAACGTGACGTCCTGTAACTTCGTATGTTTTGACATTGTCTGACATAATTAAGTTACAAGAAGTAATTTTGTGAGTAAATTGTTTTGGATGTACGTAAGCTACTGGAACTGACGTTACAACAAACGCTTTACTTTTTAAATCAACAGGAATACGTTTCATAGTTTTCACCTCTCTCAATAGTAACTACAATTAAAATATAGTGTTACACATCATTCTCTTTTGCCGTCTTCATTTCTCTCATTCATAGAAGCAAACAATTGAGCTTTCAGTGCTTCCATATCACCTTCTGGAATCAACTCAGCATACCTGATTTCCTCTTCAGCTTCTATATCAGATTGGTTCTCAATAATCTCTGTAGGCTTTTGAAGAAGTAACATCTGAATCTTAGCAAGCTTTTCAAATTCAGTTACGCCAATGTCAACTTGTCCCATTTGAATCTTTCTAGCAAATTGAGCCATACCAGCATCAACAACATCCTGCATTTGACTGATTCTTGCATCATCTTTATCGTTCGCTTCACGTAGCCGCTTCTTCATTCTACGAATGCTTGTTGTAACGTAATTAGTATTACCATACATAATTTATTCTCCTTTCTAGTCGTCCCACCCGTCCCATTCATAATCTTCCCATGATTGTGATTTCTTTGCCTTTTCCAACTCACTGTTTCTTGTGTCCCAAAGGATTAGCCTGAAGGTCAATCTCTTGTAAGTAACTCTGTTGATTTGACGTTTACTGTAACGTTTGTGTAGTATTTCAAGATAGTGGTGGAAGTTGTACATAGGTCAACGCTCTTTTCTCATCTTGCGTACTCTTTGAATCGGCTTTTCTTCATCAATATGATATTTAGAGTTACAAGAGAAGCAAACATCAGAGTCTCCCTGTTTTAAAGGAGCTTTACAGATTACACATTTATCTTTTACATCACACATTCCCCTCACCGCCTTGTTGTTGATATTTCTCGTGCATCTTTTTACACTCATCGCATAAGTGAACTTTACGATTCTTGATATAGTTCCCTTTCTCTGTAACGATGACTGGTGACTGAATTATGTTTGCGTGACGTTCTCCTGTAATCCAGTGAGTTGAGTGACAATAGTGACATTTCCAAAATCCTAATAGCCACATAATACCTTTTCCAGTTCTTTCTACAAGGAAAATAAGCAACCAAATTGGGAATAAGATTGGTGGGAATCTTTTGATGTCTTTAAATTTTTCTAAATAATTCATGTCTTTTAATCTTCCTTTCTTCGCAATATGCTCCGTTCCAACACTTTCGTACCTGAACACCGTTGTTAAATGTAATTAATCTATGCTGTTTATATGATAAAGTTCCCTTTTTCAAATCAAGCTTTGTTACTTCTGAACCGCAGTTATGACAGAACTGATGGCAGTCTGTAACACGTTTTCTCACTTTCTGGGAACGAACAATGTAAATATCTTCCTCCATTGGCTTTCACCTCTTATTATGTAATTTCTAGTTTATATGTAAATCCTTATAAAAGAAAAGAGTGACCTTTGGCCACTCCTTAAATGTTATAGACGTATCTCTTCATAAGTTGTATAGACAGGTACTTGATTAACTGGACAAATAAAGCCATCTGCAAGCGATTGCACATCAATATGGTTATTTCCGCAGGAAGAACAATCAAACACGATATAATCAAATCTCGACATTATTATGAACACTCCTTTTAGTTATATGGGATTCCTCTTTCAAATAAGTTTCCTTCAACGTTAAATACTAGCCAAACTGCTTCTGACTCGTGATGGACGTATATTCTTGTGATAAGTCCTCCGCCCATTGTTTCTCCTTCTTTGAAGCCTTTCCAGTCGTCTATCTTATCAAGCGTTTCATCATCGTCCCAAGATTGGACTTGTTCAGGTGTTACTTTTTCAAATTCCATTTTAAATCCCCTTTCAGTTTTATACATAATAAAAGGAGCATCCTGTAAAGGATACTCCTGAGAATCACTTGTTTTTATTCTTTTGGTACCACCGTGCTATAAATAATATGGATACAAGGTAAACGTATGCCATAAAATCGCTTGACATAACAACCAACTTTTGTAGTGATAGTGTGGTCATCGCATAGGAATAAGTCGCATAATCAACGTTCACTCCATCCCATTTATTTACTTCCATGTTGTATCCCGTCACCTTAAAGAATACTAATGCCAAGAAGAATAAACTAAGTAGGGTGATAGATAGCATGAATTTCTTGTCATCTATCACAACCTTTCTAAATAATTTCATTTTCACCAGCTCCTTTTCTTTAATACTATAATATGGTGAATGCTAGTTTTTAGTACCAAAAGTTTTACCAGTCACTAGATGAACTTGAGCTTGAATCGTATGAACTGCTACTATCATATGAAGAACTTGATGAATAAGATGAGCCTGAATCAGATGAACCGTATGAACGTGAGCTTGAATCATCTGAACTAGTATAAGACGGGCTGCTGTCAATTACTGAATGGCTTGAGTTCCCTGAAGTTTCAGCTAAATGACGCATAGCATCTAAGCTATCTTCAGATTGATTGTTTTGAATTTCTTTTTCTTCTGTAACTCCTGTAATATCTTCCATTAGGTTTTGAGTCATAAACGCTCCTGCAACCCAATCTGAACTGTCATTACGTTCATTGTGGTTGTGAGTATTCCAGATTGTAGAACTCCCTCTTGGGTAACTTGAAGAACGAAGATTAACGCTGCCACTATGCATTAACAATGGACTATTTTCCTTCGTCATATTCAGATTACTTCCTTGAATTGCTGCGTTAGCAGCCTGACGTGATTCTCTCTTTGTCAAATCAACTTCTGGAACAACAGTAATTTCTTTTGCTTCTTTTTGTTTCATATATTCTTCATGCCCGACTTTTTGAATGAACTGTTCATTATGATACTGTAACAGATAATGTTTGTCGTGTTGTTGTAAGATAAGTTCTGCTTTGTATTCATCGTGACCAACATATACAATATCATCTTTACCTTCCTGTTCAAGTCCGACAATATATGTGTAAGTAGGTGTCTCATTCCTTGTGTTTAACTCACGGATAGTTCTTTCAAGTTTGAAGATTTCAGCATCTCTTCGTTCAAGAATCTGTTGAGCTTCATCCAATTCAAAAGCGTTCTGCTTGGCTTGGAAATCTGTTGTTTCAAACTTGTCCTCTAAACGGTTAATTTCATCAATGAACTTCTGACGTCCGAAAATTTTGTTAAAGATACTCATTATTGTACATCCTCCTTGGATAATTTAATATCGTTAAATAAGTTTACATCAGATTGAATTTGTAACGCCGCTGGAAGGTTTCCGCTGCTTCCTCCCAATCGTAACTTCGTTTCAAGAGGTTTTAGGTCAAATCCAATTTGTACTAGGTCTTTCCAAGCGTTACTTCCACGTGGAGCGACACGAACGATTCTTGTCAGCTCTCCATGTAGCTTGTTGATAGCTTTTATATCACCATCAAATCCTTTACAGATGTCATTATACTCTTGATATAAGTCTTTGATAGATTGCGGATAATGTTTCTCAATCGTTTTCATCATCGTTTTAGGCATTCCATAAGTTCTTTCAACGTGTTGTGTGATAGCAACCTCAGCTTTTGAGTTTTTACGTTTGTATGCAAATTGACTCACGTTACTATATTCGCGTAGTTTACTCAACATATGGTCAAAGACAAACTCTTCATCTTTCAATTTATCTTGTCCAGCAAAGAATCTCTGAGCATTTTCATCATACGCTTTCGCTTTCGGAACTAACAACGCTCTTGCTTTCTCAACCAAAGGTTTCAAAAGCTCCTCATATTTCTTTGTCACCTCAGTTTTCTTAATAGAGGATAACTGGTCAATATGGTCGTACAAATCTTGCTTCTTAATATCTCTTGGAATACTAATCATAATAACTCTCTCCTTTCGATTTTCTACATAATAAAAGGAGCATCCTGTAAAAGATGCTCCTCTGACTCACTTATTTGATTCAAAGTTGTCAAACAAATGTTCGCACATAATAAGAGTGTAAGCCATTACAACACGAGCAAGCTCACCTCTATCCTTCTGTAACAACTCCTGCTCCATAGTTAACGAGATTGGAACGCCTTTAAAGTCAGTCAAGAACATGAGTTCTTCTTTCTTCAAGTCATTCTCATATTTCTTCAAGTCAACCTTCTTTGTAATGCCCATCTTTTCTACTGTGTTTTCACCTTCAGAAATGAACTTCTCAACTGATGTCCATTGGTGTGCTGGTCGGCAATCAAATCGGATATACTCCTGAAGAATCTCTTTCTTTTTCTTTGTTGTGATGATAGCTTCAGGTGGAATTTGTACGCTAGTGAATGTACTGTTCTTTTGACGGTTAAACCCAAAGAATGATTTAAATTCTCTCATATTAAGAAGTTGCTCTTGTGAAACCCAAATATTAATTGTCATTATTGTCACCCTTTCCATGTAAGGCTTTCGCATAAGTAAGTACGCCTTCAAGCTCCTCCAAAGGAGATTTGAGCTGTTGTAACTCTTTTAGAGCTTTATCAACATTCTCAGTGTCAAGACCTTTCCACAGGAAGTTGTTCACATCCTTGACAGTTTCTCCCCACTCTTCTGTAATAACGCTCATAAGCTCCAAGAGTCTTATGTAAGGCTCTTGCTTTCTCGGATTCTGTTGTTTATTCGTTGCCAATTATATCCCTCTCTTCAAATCATTTTCACATAATAAAAGGAGCAACTTGTAAAAGTTACTCCCATAAAACACCTATTCTTCTTCAAGAGCAGCTAGTGTCTGTTCACCTTCATGAATGTAGAACAAAGCTTTGCCCTGTCTTAAATCACGTTTGTCAAATTCAATTCCAAGAAGTTCCTCAAGCTCCTCCACACGTTTGAGTTGCTCTTTGGTTGCCTTCCTATATCGTTGACTAATCTCTTTCTGAAAGAGTCTTCCTGGTTCATGGTTACTTCTCGCAGATTTTCCTTTAAATGGTCTTTCCTGATGAACCGTCCCAAATCTTGAATACTGTTCATGATTTAACTTACTCATCCGATATCCAACCAAACAGGAACAAGTTTACCATTTCTTGTATTCTCATCAAATTGTTTCGTAGTGAACGGTGACATCTTACCAGTTCTTGAAAAATGAATACCAGCCGCTGCTGGAGTCAAAGCTTTTCCGTTAGATACAAACATAGTCATAGTCGCAAATACATATTCCACATAGTTTTTACTTCCTTCAAGATATCCTTGAGAATTATCCTGCTCATAGTCCTTTAACTTTTCATTAACCTCTTCCACATGTTCTTGCTTCACATACCAAATCATTTCCATATCTCCTCTCAAACATTTATAACCTAATCATATATGACGCTTCTCCAACCGTCAAGAAGAATTTATTTGTTTTCAAGTTCAGAAAGTTTCTTGTCAAATCGGTCTACAGCAGGCGTAACCAGTTTAGCAACATCTTCCACTTTAATGACGTTGTCTGCTTGGTTAAATGGAGCGGTAACACCATCCACTGTAATGTTGAAGTTATCTAACAGTTCACCCATTCCTTGAGTCTTATGAAGTATAATATCACCACTAGTGTATAACGCCGCTTTGTTCTCTTCATCATAATGACGTCCGATACTTTCCCAAAGTTCATCTCTCAGGATGCGGTCTGCTTCTGCTTTCTCTACATCTATAAGCTGCGGAATCATGTTATACATTACAGAAACCTCTTCAGGCTTTGTTTGGCTTAATCGTTTTAAGTGAACAAATACAACATATTCACCTTCTTTTGTTACTTCTGTAACTTCATAAACCGCTTCTAAGTTTGATGGAATCTTGACGAAAGTTCCAACAACTACATCTTTCTTTGCGTATTCTTCGTATTTAGCGTTCACTGGGTCATTCAAGCTACTTAATGGTGTCCAACTTCTTGTAAACTGGTCAAAGAAATAAGCTGCTCCTGTCTGTTCTATTTTCAATAACTCAACAGCACCTGCATTATTTGGGTCAGTCTTCAAAAGAAGATTCCCTGTTGTTTTCGCTTGATTTAACCAGTCTAACCAAATTGTATTTTCAGCCATAATTATTCCTCCTCATTTAGTTCATAGGGTTCAACAACAAGCGGCTCACTAGTATCGGCATACCATTTTTCTGCATAGTCGGCATGTTCCTTAGAAGGAAAGTGTTCAGCATCTTCAGGTTTCTTGACATTCTTGTATTGATAAACGTAAGGGTCATAGTTACCGTTATGTTTCAGATATTCACCCGTTTCAGTGTTTTTGATTACATAAACCTTTCTTGTCAAATTAATCCCTCCTCTCATAATATAATAAAAGAGCGAACCATTTAATGATTCGCTCTGTTTTTCATATATTAAGTTCAGGTGTTGGTCCAAGTTCAACCGTCATCCCGTATTCCTTTAATAAGTCTTTTACATCTTTCTCAGCCTTCTTCACAACTTCTTCTCTTTTCTTTGCTGGTGCGTAACAATAACGATAGTCCAACATAATGCGGTCATAACGGTTTAAAAACTCATTCCATTCTCTTTCAACCCAAACTTCTCGGACATTCTTCACAGCAACTGGGAGACTCATACAAGCGTTTCTTATACAAGAGTATTTATGAACTTCAAACACTTGAATGGATGCAGGTTCACAGTTTACATGTTCTTTTGTGTAAGGTTCTTTCCCTGGGACAAAACTTGGATAGTCAAGAGTTATTATCAATTTACCAGTCGTGTTATATCTTTTAACAACTTCGCACATCTGACTGTAGTTCAAATAAGCTCCTTCAACAGTATAAAATATACTACCTTCAGTTGGAGCGTACTCAATTTTGTAGTATTTACGGAACTGTTTATGGTCTTCGTTAATACAAGTCGTTATCTTCACATCATGAGTTTTCACTTCATCTAAGAACGATTTCATTCAAAACACTTCCTTTCTAATCTTCATATTCCACTTTCATCTGAACTCTTCCGCTTGGACTAACAACGAAGCCACCACAAGTACATTGAACGCCATATTCTCTTGGGTCAACCTTTGTCCAGTCGTAAGATTTATGACATTCAAAACAAAAGATGGTCATTGATTTAATCTTTCTTTCATTATTCTTAAACATATCACCATAGCAGCTCTCACAAAGTCCTAATCTATACACCTCATTCTTCTTACATTCTTGACATGTATTCATAGTATCCACCTCATTCGTATTCTTTACAAGCCCAATGAGTACCTTTAGATATACCAGTTATAATATCATGACTGAGTTTTGTTTTTGTTACAATATCTTTCTTTTTAATTCCAGATTCTAACATAGATACAATAACGTTATACTTTTGTTTTGTCACTTTGGCTCTCGGATTAATTGAACCTTTCGGTTTAAAAGTTCTATCTCTTTGTACAGTATCACGCACATTATCCTGTTGCGTTCCCAACTCAAGATGCCCTGGATTTATACAAAGAGAATTGTCGCATTTATGTCTTACTACCATGTTCTTTGGGATATCTCCATTAACCAGATAATACATATAGCGATTCAAACGCCACTTTTTGGATAATCGCTTAATTGATGGATACCCTTTTTCCATACCTTTATGACTAGTACAAACCCAACAACCGTTTTCTGTTGTCTTATACTCAATTGGAAATCTTGAGTGATTCGGCTTAAATTGTTTTGCTAGTCTTGACTCATCGACAGTAGGCATTTCTTAGTCCTCCTTGATTTTTCCTTCTACAGAGAATCCGACTTTTCTTGGTCTAATCGGTAAAAGCTCCCCAATGTTAATAAGGTGTAATAGCTTGTTATGAATATCGCATTTAATTCTGGACATTGTTTCTTCTGTATTAGGTTGTCCAACATACTTTGGATTAATCTCATCAAGAATCCCTTGGTAAACGCTATGTTTAACACCATAAAAGTCATCATTGATGTATATCTCATATACTTCTTCCCTATCCATATAAGCACCTCCTTTACATAAATAAAGAGCAGAAATGTAAAGTACACTCCTGCCCCTCATCCTTTAGGAGAACGCTGAGATGAAATTCACAATGTACACTATCAACATAATGGAGCCAATTGCTAGTGAACAAAACAGTACCGATTGAACGAAGAGAAGTGCAAACCAAGTCAAGCTCGACTGTCCTTTGCGAATATCTGCTGTTGTTCTCGCCGCTAGGAAGACAAGGAAGCCTATGACTGCGATTGAAACTATGATGTCTAGCAGGAAACTAGCAATTTTATGCATCTTCATCACCTCAAAATCAGATGTTTCTCCATAAAAGAAACTCGTCAATAATATGACGAGTCATCGGATGTTCTTATATGTCTCTATTCTCTTTTTCCTTTTCTTTAATATATTCCAGTAGCCAGATTCTCCCTTCATCTGAATTGAGCCATTTCTTTACAATTGAGCTCACTCCTCGCACAACTTTTATGATTCCCATGTCCACAAATAGGTAACAAGGAATGAACACAGTTTGTCGCTCTCCTGTACTCATTGTAACACGTATCTCGTAACGATTGATGCCCATTCCACCCATAGCTACAATCTGAGCTTTATGAACAAACGGTTCAACCTCTGAAGCCTTGCGCAGTTTATCCTTCTTGTGATGTTTCTTAATAAGTTCTCCAAGTTCCTTCTTGAACTCTTCATTTTCAGGCTCTGCCATTTTTAACACGATTACTTGATGTGCGTTAGGATTTCCTGATGCTCTGCGTAGTTCCGCTGTCAGCCCGTCCTCTTTGATTGTCTCGTTTATAGCAGTTAGTCCTAACTCAATAAAGGGGATGATGTCTTTCTCTTCCTTCGTAGTGTAGATTGTCATAAGATAATTAATTGCTTTCGTACCTTTCATACCGTTTTTCCTCCCATTCATTTATAGTGTGTTTTAATGCTATAACAAAGCTGCCAAAAGCGTATATGAATAAATATCTGTCAAAGCTAGGCAACAACCAACCATAATGTATAGACAACGTTAAATCCAACGCATAGATGAACTGCGTAACCATGAAACCGATAACTTCACAAAATAATAAGTTCTCTATGAACCTTGCTAAAAATGTTAAGAACTTCATATTTGTCCTCCTTACATAAAGAAAGAGGAAAGCAATGCTTCCCTCTCTTATTCGTCTTCTTCCATGCTAGTGGCGATTTCTGCTGCTGCTTCAATTAATCCTGTAAACATAGCATTAATCTGCGGTGGAAGATTCTCAGCTGCTCTGAGAAGTCCATCTTTGTCCTCTTTTGCGGTCATAGCAAATTCTGTTAGAATACCAATCAAAATTTTTGCTGGCTTTTCAAGTAACGCTCCTTCAAGAGGTTTAACTAATTCTGTTTGAGGGTCAATTCCCATAATCTGGAAGAAGTTCTTATCACCCGTTCCAATAATAATCAGATAGTCATCTTCATTTTCACTGTCTGTTGATAAGATATGCGTTACTTTCGCAACACCTTTTTCTATCTCTTCCGCTTCTCCATCTGGAGCGTAGTTTCCTAACACTTCTGACACATCTTCGTTAACAGGGATTAACATATCCATTTTATTCGTTTCTTTATCAATACATTGAGCACCTTGCACAAATTGTAGTAGACCAATACAACCACTTAATTTTTCCAAAGTTTGATATAACATAACCAAATTCCTCCTTAGTTTTCCATAACTTTTTGTAACATCAAAACATAACGGTTAAATCCTGCTTCATCTCTTTCATCTAAACAAATATCAATCATCAATCTGATATCCTCTTCTTCAAGAGCTGACAAATCATCATACTTTCTTATTTGAAGCCTTTTTATGTCAGTAAGCTCAACGCTGACTGTTCGCTCTCTATCTCGTCTAGAAGGACGGACAAACTCACCGCCATTCTCACGAACTTGAACGATTTTGAACCTCATCTTGTTAATAAAGGTTTTAGATACTTGCGCCAAGGCTTCAACACCGTGGACGTAATACTCTGGGTGATTTACAAGTATGTAATCTCCTGAACTTAATTGTTCCCTGAAAGGAATCTTCGTGTCCAAAAGTTCTTCCATATTCTTTTCCTCCCTTGTAGTCAACTGTAACTCGCCTACAAACTTATCATACTTTACATTTTAATAGATTACAAGAAAAAATTTGACAATTTTGGGAATATTTTCTTGATTACAAATAAAGATGAGCAGATACATGTCTACTCATCGTTGTTAGGAGATTATAATTTTGTTAGCTTTATAGTAACGATGTCCATTACTTTGTTTAGATGTTACATGTGCGAACGGTATTTGTTCCCTTTTACACCAAGTTTTCAATGCATCCTCTTCATCTTTCGCCTTAATAAATCTTTGACGTTTAACAACATTCTCTTTAATTCTAAGACCAATCATAAAGGTTTCCATATATTTCCCCTCTCCCTTATCTAAATCAAAAGAAGAAATAAAAACCTCCAACTACAACGCCAATCATAATGATTAACGACAGACAGCCGATAATTGCACGTTCAACTTTTTCACTCATAAGATACTCACTCCCACTCGTTACTTTGGTATATGTACTCTTATTTTGTCCTGTATTGAAGGTTTTTATCCTCTTGCTTAATATAAGCCGCTTGTTGAATTACGCTCTCCTGTAGGTCAGAAACGAACGCCTGGATGACGTTTAACTGCACCGACTTCTTCAGGTGTTTCTGGGACATAAACTGCTTGGAATCCTTGTTCACGATATTGTTCAAGGGTTGTAATGCCTTGCGTTGTATATGGAATTGTTTTAACTTTTCCTTCAAGGATATAACCAGCCATCAGCTTGTCAATCTCTTGTGGTTGAATACCTTTCTTTTTCTGCTGATTCTTCATCAGCTTCCCTAAAGCAACATTAACATCTGGAGTAACCGCATAAATTTTCATATTAACTCTCCTATCGTTTATTTTTGAGTAACAAAAACCATAATACTGCACCAATTAATACTAATCCTAGTACGATTCCGACTGTTTCCACTATTATCACCTCTCATCTAAAGAAAAGAGGTAACTCAAAAGTTACCTCCCAATACTCATTCCTTTACGATACCAAGAAGCAATCTGCTCCTCAGTAACATCTCCCACAAAAGTCCTTGGTTGGACTATATCAATAAACTTTTTGATTGCTCCAAGGTTCTCTGTTTCACAATATGGAGTCCCATCTTTCTCAGTAACACAAAGAGCTACGATGTCATCAGTAAAATATATACTATATCTCATTAGATTTCCACCCCATTAAAATGACTTAAACGAATGTCTTTCATGTGGGCGTAGCTCTCAGCATTAGATTGATGACGTCCATAAGGAACAATTTTGTCATCCCAATGTACAAAATGTTCGTGTTTCTTTCCATAACCTTCTAAACGTTTTGCTTTTTCTTGTAAGTCGGGTTTCAGCCACTCTGCTTCTTCCCCTCCACGTAAAGCATACGCCAACTCAATCACCTTCAACGCAGCGTTTTCAGAAGTTACTTGGACAGCTTGCTCTGTGATGTTGTTTATAACTTCGAACTTTGTTGACTGAGTTTGAGTGATAGTATACCATTTCCAGTTCACAATAACTGGGTAGTCGTGTAATTTCTTCCCTTTTACGCCTTTAGTTGCAACCGCTGCTTTTGTCATTTTAATTCTCCTCCAAATTATAAAGTTTTTACGATTTCGTTTGTATTCTTATTCACAAATTTAACAGTAATATCATCAGATGTTACAATATGAGCTTCCTTGCCATACTCTTCGTGTGCTTTCTTTTTAACCCATCCCCAAGTTTCATACGTCACACCTTGGCCAAATGCCTGTCTTGCCTGCGGATATTGTGAACTTGGTATCCCCATTTGGTTCGCCACAGCATCCATATCCATAAACAAAGTTATCGTTTTACCTGTTTCATCAATCTCAACGTGCGTTTTCATGTAGTCCAACTGTGGTTGGTTCTTTACAGGCGTATTTACAGCCAACTGAAGGATAGCCTTGTAGTTGCGAATACGTTCTTTCAGAAGTACTGCTTGTTCCTTTGCCTTGGAATCCTCTTTAAATCCTTGCTGTGTAGGTTTCTCTGTTGTAGTCTTCTCTGTGTTGCTACAAGCTCCCATAAGTCCCACCGTTACTAATAAACCAATACCAACCTTTTTCCAATTTTTCATTGTTATTCCTCCCCAGGATAATTAAATGAAGTTGACTTTCATTCAAACGCTCTGTTGTTTGCAACTTTGTATTCCGCAAGCTCTTGTGAATAATTCAAGAAAGATTCTCTGTCACCTTCGTCAATCGCTTTGTCAATAAGGAAACGCAATCTTTGTTCACCAAATAATTTGGAAACTTCTTCCACTAGTTGGTTCACCTCCTTTCGATACTCTGGAGAAATCCTACTTGATTTGGCCATAGCATCGTGCTCTTGAATAATGCCATTTTTGAACTCAACCTCTTTACCGTTGACTTTGACAGAACCTTCTACAATATGGGTCATTAGAGATTCAGTGATGGCATCGTCCTTCTCTCGGTACGCAGTTAAATCATCTTCAATTTCATTCCAGAAGCTATCATTCACGTCAGGCTCACTTGAACTACTAAAAGAATGACTGTTCTGACTCATCATATTCCTCTGTTGTTCATCATATTCCGCCATTTTACGTACAACTTCAGGAGAATATTCACGTAAGTCTCGTTGATACAATCTGCGATACCTGCGAGAGTCACTAGCATAGAATCCAAGAACAATTGTCACTTCATCTTCCTCTTTGAGCTTATCCATAAATTTGTTCATCGCAGACTTGTCCACGTGTCTGAATTTTGGTCCATCGTGTTCAATGTACTCTGCTCGACAGAATTTTCTACTTTCGTCAACATCTATAAAGATAGCAAAATCAGTATAATACGAATACACATAACGCTTAAATGTTGCGTAATTTTCTGCCACAAAAACAAATTTGACATTTTTCTTTGATATTAGTTCTCTATGTATGTCTGTGATGAACACTCGAATGCCCGTATGAATTTCTGCTTCATGTAAATAATCGTTCATTTTAAGTAATAGAGAATTTTTCATCTCAACCGCTCCTTTTCCTACTTGGTTAGTGTGTAAGAACTATCTTACAAGTTAATCATATATTATCCTTTCCCAACGGTCAAGAGATATTTATGAAATTTTTGAAAATATTTTTATTCAAGAGAAAAGCGTGGATTTCTCCACGCCGCTTATTAATAAGTTAGCGCTCTACAAGGGTCACACATTAGGTTTTTATCTTTCGGTTTCGGCATACCGCATCTTGGACAATAGCAGTGTTCCGTTTCTTTAGGTTGAGAGGTACTTACAAGATGGAAATTCTTCTCTAAAGAGCTTTCAGTGTGTTTTACGTACATTTGACTATTTACAGAGATTTTATAAATGATACAATCAGCGATAATTTCAATTTTTGTAACCGCTCCTTTGATACCTTTTTCAATACCAGTGTACCCAAGACCTTTTGATTCAACTAATGTTCCAACTAAGTATTTGTTTCTCATAATTAACCGCTCCTTTCCTACTTGGTTATTGTGTAAGAACTATCTTACAAGTTAATCATAATATAAGTATGTTCCAATAGTCAAGTGTTTATTCTGAAAATTTGAAAATAAAAAGAGAGCCTTTTCAGGCTCTCCTTCTTTCCAACTCTTTACACACATTCATCTTCATCTTTATATGAGGGTTACTAACCAATTCTTTTTCCGTATGATTATCATCTTTGAACAACCTCCCATATTTATGTTCGTAGTATAGAAAGAACGGTAATGAAGCAACAATCCCTAAAACGAGTGTTCCGCAAGCTATAAGGAGAAAATTGATAGACAGTTCTCCCAGGCTGTTCGTATACCACCAGAATCCTTCTGTAAAGAATCCTTTTGATAAATACGTCAAGAGAGGAAATGTCACCGCTCCTGCGCCAAATAGAACACTTAAACTCAACGCTTGTAACTTTGTTTCTTTATCCATCATATTTCCTCCCTATAGCTTGATTTATAAGAGGAGAAGCCGCTTTGACCTCGCCTCAATTTAATTTATCGAACGTCAACCCAACGCATCATAACTTGTAACGCTTCATCATAACTGTTTGAAGATGTTACTTCATTTTGGAACTGTTCAATCTCCTCTTTAGAGATTTTATTTCTGCGCATCGCTTTCGATACAATCCCCATAAGGTTGAAAACATTTCCATCTTCCCCAATTAATTTTACTTCAATTCCAGTTTTGCTTTTACTCATTCCAATCCGCTCCCTTTTATTAGTAGTTTAAGATTCCAACATATCGGCAGTAGTCATAACCTTGAGTGTCAACCGCAACTGTTTCATATCCATTTGTTACTACCAACACGCGGTCTTGCTTCCATTTGCGATTATGTTTTCTACAGATTTCACTGTCTTTCATAAAGTTGTTAACGAATAGTTCAAAAGAATCATGATTCAACTTTACAATTTCTCCCACAGCCAACTTTGTTGTTTCAAAATTTGACTTGCTTTCATAAGACCTTTGTAACTCATCAAAGTTTCTAAGTTTACTAAACATTTTGACTTGAATTTTCTGACCAACTTTTAGTCTCATAATTAACCGCTCCTTTTCCTACTTGGTTAGTGTGTAAGAACTATCTTACAAGGTATAGCATAGTATATTATACTACAATGGTCAAGTGTTTATTCTGAAATTGTTGAAATTATTTTTTATGTAAAAGAAAAGAGCTGAATATAACAGCTCTTTACTAGGATTATTTTATGTCATCTTCCTTTAATGGATTTCCATTAGCATCTTTTATAACAATACGAAGAACTTCAGTTAATGGCAAGAGATGTACAGAACCGTCTTCTTGTCCAGCAATTATGAAGCGTTCTTTTTTCACAGCATCTCGCAGCCAGAACTTAATATCAGAAGTTTCTACATCAACAGTATGTTCCTCAATGACTTTCTTTCCTACTTCCTTTATATCAGGAACAAGAAGAACGAATGTAACATTATATTTCTTCATTTTTGGAGAAGAGATACCAACACCAACAGATTTCTCAGTAATACTTTTCTTTTCCATTATTTACCACCCTTTCTTCTCTCATCAATTATACAACCTAACATCACGCCTACGAACAACACAACCCAGAACAAAGTAGCCATTACCTTCTATCAAGCAACTTTTGCATTTCTTTTTGTTGCTCTCTAAGTTCTTTCTTCTCAGCATGGTCTTGGTCATAAAGTACGCCGCTTGCGATAGTTGTTACGATTAATAAGACAACGCCACCAACATATTGTTCTTTAACTATAAGAAGAAATAATCCACTCAACAACATAGCAAAGATAGAAAGAGCCATCATAGTTCTCGGAACATTTAATTGGTCTTTTTCTACACTAGTGAGAATCATTCTTGGTCTGTCGTCTGGTAATATCTTTGCTGTTTTGTCCCATTCTTCTATTTCTTTCTTTAGATATTCTTTTTCATCTTTCGCCATTTCATGTCCTCCTAATATAGACGTAAACTGTTGGCTTCCTCTGGTTCACAATATTCTTTAATATATTCATTGTACTCATCAATAATTTGTCTGGGTAACATACGTGTAATTGTGTCAAACTCTGTGTACTGTGTTTTTATCTTTAGGTATTGTATGCAACCATCTTCACCATACGGTTGTATCTTCAACATGCGTAAGAAATATGCTTTTCTCTCAACAAGATATTGAATAAAACTGTAATTATTGTCACCTATGTCCATGTTTGGGCAGCTCCTTCGCTTTTATGACATACATTGAAGAACTTTCTTCAAAGTAACAATCAACACCATAGTTAATTACATCCCTTACATCAATCATCTCCCTTTGAGGGATTCTGATTTCACCGCCATAATGTTGTATAATGTTGCAGAAATATCGTAATAGCTTGTGATAATTCTGTTCTTGTAACGCCAGCTTTCCTTCAAGAATCTTAATGTATTCTTTATCTTCCATTAGTTTCTCACTTTCCTTTTGGAGATACTAACTTTAGCGAAGCCGATTTCACCACATAATTCTGCAATGAATCTATCGCTGAGAGCTTCACACATCTGAATGAATCCGTTTAAATCTGAATGGAATCCCATAGTAATTTCTTCACCTTCATCAGTTCCACCAAGGTCTATCGGCACACCATTGTAACGTTTCCCAGGGATTGCGATATAACCATCAATGTCTTTCGTTAATGTTAACGTTTCATCAATCTTAACATCCAAACCCAAATCTAAAGCTTCCATAACCTTTAATGTCTTTCTCATTTTGCTTCGTTCATCTCCTTAATTCTCTGGCCAACTTCCACATCAAATTTGAAGCTCTCAATGTAAACATCTTTTAATTGAGCAGATAGCTCTTTAAATTGTTCTTCATCACCTGCGCTCAAAGAGGTATCAATCTCAGCTTTCAAGCGGCGTTCTTTTCCTTGAATCATCGTAACATTAAGGAATGCATCAAGCATCTCTTTCTCTTCAGGTTTTAAATAGACATCAATATCGTATGGATGCGGCTCAATAACTTCCATAAAACGAAGGTCTTGGAAACGATTAGGCAGAAAAATCTCCACATAAGTTATTTCATTAAGATTCATACGAATGTCGTGGAATCCTTTTTCTGGGTCTTTCGTGAACACTTCTCCATTTTTGAAGAACTTGAACGCAGCTGGAGAGCCTTTGGCATCCTTTACCGCAATCTTGAATCCTCTTGGAACGTTCCGTATATCTGTTGTAAATACAATATTCTCAAGAATACGGTCTTTTGAAGCAAGAAAATCAAGAATCCAAACATTTTCTCTTTTACGATGTTCAAAGTTGTTCATAACGTATCTGATGAACGCTCTTTTTTGTGTAACCGTTACAGTCATCTTTATCTCCTCCTTTACCTAATATAAGGGAGGAAGCACAAAACGTTTCCCTGTAATCATGGAAAAAAGAATCCTTTTCAGGATTCTTTCGGGGAATAACACCAATGTACTTGTCCACATTGTCCACAAGGAGAATAGAAGTAACTTGTATCAGTTGTCTCGAATTTAGTTAGTCTTACAGCAGTCACTCTATCTTCAGAAGGTTCTCCAGTTCTTGCAACTTGAGCCCACATATTCTTATGAGTTTCAGGACACATTATAGCAGTCACATCAAATCCAAACGAAGGCATGTCTCCTGTATACTCCCAGTTCATAACGCCAATTCCTTCACCATATCGTTTTACAGCTTCTTCCAACAACTTGAATGGCGGATTAATCCTCTTGTGTTTTGGTCTGTCAGGAATCTCAAAGAAATATGAAGGAGTCATTCTCTCAAAGCTAGTTGATTTGACATAGTTAATCTTTCTATTTTTCAAGAATCTTTCAAACCGATTCACTTCAGATTCCATTACCATTTCATAGTTGTCAACTTCTCCTTGAATAAGCATACGCACGATTGTTGAGAAATGGTCTTCTAAGCCAAATTCAGGACTTATCATAGTTTTCCCTCCGACTTATTAAAAGATTCACCCTGCAAGCCGCCTAATGGCTTAGATGTTAGGTTTTTCTTGAAGTCCCCTCTAAGAGCTTTCTGCGCACAAGCACCGCAAGTCGTTTTATATTCCACTTCTAACGGTCTTCCACATCCTGTACAACGTTGTTTAGCCATCATTGTTCTCCTTTCAGCCTTAAGGCTTCCGCTTTACGGATTTTTATTGGTATCTTCTTATAGCATATAATACAAAGCAGCTTTTCCTTAAATTGGACAAAGTATGTTGTTCCTTCACGTCCACAGCGTTCACACTTCTTCATCAGTGGATAACTCCAATACTATGCGCAACCCATTGCGTTTTAGGTGACCAGAAACACATAAACTCCTTCGTTGATTCATTAATCTGCATCATAATAGTATAGCGTTGATTCAAACCTAAAGGAAGCTCGTCATTGGCCATTTTCTCGTACATCTTCAAAGCTGCCATACATTCTTCATGTTGTTCTATCGGAGTATCTGAACCCTTGTGAATAGCCATAACATTACGGAACGCATTCATTCCAGTGAACTGTGTATACATGTTTAAGAAATCCTCTTCTTTATTCCTCATTTTGTAAAGCTCCTTCCTTTAATCGAATATCTTTCCATCGTTCCCACATTTCGTTTGTAGGATTCTTCTTGTTAACCCAGCCTTCACTATCTCTGTAGTCAATCTTCCCAGCATAGATTTCATCGCCTTTCTTACCAGAAACCTTTTCACCAGGACAATCCGTTGTTAAAGAGCCTTCAAATAATCCACATACTTTACATAAGGACAAACCGCCATCAATGATGTTCCGTTCTTCCCATTCCGTTGTACAATCTTTACCAGTCATATATTGGTGATTCATTCCAGTCTTCCCTCCATCTCTTTCATCTCTTCCAAATATTGATTCCAAGGAATCGCAACGAGCTTGAATATTGTTTTATCATTCTCAGTAAGACGTACTTTAATCACATAATACTGTTTAATAATTTCAGGTAATATCGTGTTAATGTGGACATCAAAGTCGCATATAACCTGAGAGAAAGTCAATCCGTTTGTAACTGAATTGCATAACCGCTTTGTGAACTCCTTCTGTTGGTCTTTCAAGAATCCCTGAAGGAATCTCTCAATGTCTTGAATAGAACGCATATTAACACCTCCTACATAATAAAAGGAGCGACTCATAAAAGCCGCTCCCATAACTCAGTGTCTTCTCTTGTAGTTTCTGAAAGCCAGTTTGTCCTTAATATTAAGGAATACGTCAATGGATAGTAATGTCATAGATAGATACAACAGGGAATGATAGCCTGTTATGACGCTTATGACAAAACATAGGAATCCAACTAGAAGACAGTATGTAGAGCCAGATGTGTCCATATACATGTCTCCCCAAGTTAACACAATAAGTATCTTCGCCAACACTAGGACGACAACGAGCGTGTGTAATAATAACATATTATTTATCCTTTCTTAGTATTTACTAAAATCAATATTTGCTGTAAAGGACTTTCTAAAGTTGTTGACACGTGCAAAAGCTTTGTCAAACGGATTCTTTGTAGCTTCCTCTGCTTCTTCATATTCTTTTCTAAGCTCTTTCTTAATTAATCCTTCACCATAGTCTTTTAAATCAAACTTTTCCATTATAGCACCATCCACTTCAATGTCAGCATGAAATTTCGCAGTGAATTCCTCTTTAGTACCTTTAAAAATGTCTATCTCGGCCAGAATATTGTGCGGGATTCCAGTGAATGGTGACATACATGAGTATTCAACTCTTACATAACAAAGTCCATCCTCTTCTGAATATAGAGTTCTCGCACTAAATGGGATAGCGTATACTGTTGGTATGTTTGACATGTTACATTCCTCCTAATTTGTTATAATATAATAATTCTACGTTAAAGCTCAATTCACCTCCCTTCGCATTAATGGAAGTAGCTGCTTATGGTTCTCAAGCAAACGCACCATTTCTTCTTATTGTTCATTGTTCTCCTCCTGTTCTGTAACGTATCCAACGTGTTGATATACAGCCACCTTTAAGTTATCGCCGTTCTTCATCAAACTTCTTGCCACATTAGCGTTCCCAGGGTTGACATAAGCTCTATGCTGCTGCTTCTTACTTCGTTGACTTAGAGCGGCTACAATTGGCTGCTCCTCTTCGTCATGTAATAGGAAGATTGTCTTGCGGTCATATCCATCGCCGCTCTCCAAACTCATTGACATTTCAATTAGGTGATTTAGTTCTTTCTTCTTATCATTAGCAAGTTGTATTGTAGAATCCGTTTTCTCACGGAAGAACTCAATTCTGTAAATGTCATCCTTCAGTACTTGGATTCTTGCCTCAAGAGCTACCTTCAGAGCAGATACCTTCGCACCGTTCATACTTAATAGGGTGTTACTTATTACTTCACGTTTCATATTGTTTCCTCCTCAAGCGGTTATGCTTAATATAACGTACCAAGTGAAAACCGTCCTCCCCTCCATTCTCCATACCCATAAATTTATTTTCATGATATTGGAATTATCTCTTGACTATTGGAGTATACTTAATATATGATAGCTCTTGTAAGATATAAAAACCACTAGTCAAGTGGAAGAGGAGCGGATGAAATGAGTAACACTAATAGAAAATTTGACCAATTATCTTCAACGGAATTAAACGTAATTCACGCAAGTCTACACACAAGAATTGAGAAGTTAACTAAACGCAGTATGCAATACACTGATATGCTTGATGATTATAGAGAAGCTGGCGAAATCCTTTATACAGACGTAACACAAAAGTTAATTAAACAGGTCTCATTTGACCTTGAAGTTGCTTATCTTCTATTAGGAGAAGTCAACCAAGAGATTGGAATAAAAGCAGAAGAGTTTATCAACGAAGTTCTTCCACCTATGCCAAAGGATTGGAACGATGACAGGTTCAAGTTAGCGGTTGACCCAAATTACAAATTCACTATTACAAACCTTTCAACAGGTGAAGTACGGGAATATGAAAACTCATATAAAGAGGAAGTTATCAAGACAGGCAAGGAATTGCTTGACAGTAACTTGAAGACCTTGAAAGAGCTTTCTAACGAAGGTGTGGATGTACTTCCGTTCAAGGAAAGTATCAAGATAGAAGGAACTTCTTCAACCGTTCTTCTCTTATCAAGTTATTGGTTACAAATAGTAGACGATTTAGAAGGAGAACAGTGATGAGTACACTCACACCTGAACAATTAGATAAAGTCAAAGCAGCTTATAAGCTTTTCGATGAGTTAACCGATGACCTTGAAGCAGAACATCCTGGAAGGACTGACCACAAAGAACTATATGACATTTGGTCTTCTCTCTATGAGATTCTTGAAGAGCGGCTTGGAGAAAACTTTGGAGAGGAGCTATAACATTGTTTACATCACCAGGAGAAATACTTATTTGTATTATTATCTTTGCTCTATTTACATCATATGTAATCTCAGAATAAAGGAGCGATGACCTATGTTCAAAAAGAAGAAAGTGAGGATTCCTGCTACATACGGGGAATCCTTAGTACAAAACGTCCACAGGGATATTCACAGAGAGCTTATTATTGAGGACTATAAGTTCAAAGTTGAAGCTGATAAGATAATCTTTGTTATAATTCGAGAAAGCGATTTCAACAAGCGTAGGCTCACGAGAATTGTTCAGAGCGTTCTTGACAGGAAAATGTACAAACATCTCTTTGATTTGGATATATGGGAGCGTGACTATGGTTATTCGATACGTATATATGACGGTTACAACACGTACAAGCTAGTGAAAGATGATATCCTATTTATACAGGAGGAGATTGGCAAATGTCAATAAAAGGCTCTACAACAGACACATATGAAAAACTGGTTATTAAAACGCCAGAAGGTTATTTGCGTGACGTGTGGGAAGAATGGGATTCAGATGAACAGAACTTTGATTTCACAGACAACCCCAGATTTGCCTATACTTTCCACGATAAAGACGACGTGCCAAAGTATCTGGGTTGTTACCAGAACGTTAATATTAACAATATGGAGGAAGCCGCTGAATATTTAAGAGGTGAAATCAAGAAAGTTGTTATTACGACAACGGTTGGATGGAAGGAAGAGGAGCTATAAACAAGCTTCTCTGTTTTCTTTGAATTATTTTCAAAATAACACTTGACGATTGGAGTACATTATTATATGATGTGTTTGTGAGATAGTTTTACACAGTAATCAAGTAGAAAAGGAGCGATTGGTATGAAGTACAAGTTAACTTTAGTTGAAACTTATGTGGAAGGCGTTCACATTGAAGAAATGGTGGACGACGGTAAGGCGGCTGGATACGTAATTGTTAGTAAGAAAGGTGCCTTACTTATTGATAACGGTCAAGATTTCAGTAACGAAGCTGAAGAAGGTGAAGTTGAAGTTTGGTTTAAAGGTACGAAGGAATATATGAGCTTTGAAAACTTCGTTACTCTTTTGGATAGCAGCGTTGAGCTTCCAGATGACGCTTTAATAGATTTATCTGGACAACACGATTACCTTATTACAAAAGTCGAGAAAGCCTAAAATATGGGGGAAGGTTCTTCCTTCCCTTCCCTTTCTAATAAAACATTAAAGGAGCGGTTGAAATGGAAAAGTTTGATATTCGTAGTTATATTATGTTGAAGGATGGAAGCAGTATTGAAATAGGTGATTATCTAACGATTGAAGAGAAGGATGGAAGCAGCTATACAGGAACGTTAACAGGTTTCTCTCAATTCAGCTTAACTATACTCAAGGAAGGCGAGAACTTCTCATATACAGTAGTTTCAACTCAAATTGTGAGCGTCAAGAGAACTACGAAGCAACATAGTGTTGAAATAGTTGACAATCGTTTGTTTGTACAAGATGAGGAAGGTTGTCATGGGTTCTACAACAGTGGGAAGGTTATCAAAGTAACTACAAAGAGCGGCGGCGAACATATAGGAAGGTTGAGAGTGAACGAAAGATTGTGTGATGATGCAGTAACCCTCGGTGCGGTTGAACTCTTTACTTTGTACGATATCCCAGGAGAGGTTTGCGCTATTGAACTCAAAGATATTCAGAGCGTGAAATATTACTTTGGAGTAGGCGACAAGCCACTACAATAGGAGGAGCTGAATATGTCTAAATTCAAACAAGGTGACAAGGTTAAATTCTTTAACACATACACACGTTATCACGTAGTAATAGCGAAGAAAGGCAGCAATGGTATCGTAGTCGAGTCAGAGGTTGTAGGACACGAGTATAAGAATGGGATTCCTATTGAAATGCGTAAAGTAAAGGTACAACTAACAAGCGGTGACGTTATAGAAGTACCTGAAGATGATTACATCGAATTATGGAAGCAGATAAAGAAGCCTAAACTGGAGGAACTATCACCCAAGGAGCTTCTTGACAAGTTAGCTATATTACACGCTGACGAAATTCATACAAGTATGAGAACAAAGAAATACCAAAAGGTAGTAAAGGATGTAGGGAAAGTTGAAGCGGAAATACTAAGAAGAATGGAAAGAGGAGCTGAATAATTCAGCTCTTTTCTTTTATTCAAAATTTGTTAAATAGTTCTTGACTATTGGGAAGTATTCCTTTAAACTATTAGTTGTAGGGTTATTCCTTACATAAAATTGAATATAGAGGAGCGAATTGGAATGAGTAAATTAAACGTGGACGGTATTGAACAACTAGTAGGAAAGGTTGTCTTACTAGACGAAGAGTTGGATTTTGGAAACGGTGTCCTTCCTAAAGGTACAAAATTAAAAGGCGGCGAGTATCAAGGTGATATCCTATTCGAACTTGTTGAAGAAAAGGATAAAGATTTGATGGATAAGTTAATTGGAGAAAGAGAACTTTTAATCCAAATTGACCCGTTTGAAGAAGATAGCGAGTTTTACGCAAAAGTTGTACTAGCGGAATAAGAAGAATGGAGAGGAGCTGACAAGCTTCTCTTCTTTTTGTTTATATACAAGTAAATTACAATTATTCTAAAATATTCTAAATTTTACTAAACTTTTCCTTGACTCTAAATATTCTTAATATTATACTATTACTTGTGAGGTTCGTCCTTACCAATAAACAACATATATAGGAGGAATTTATTTATGAAACCACAAGTAGTATTATACGGATTAGACTTCAGACAAGTGAACACGATTGATGTTCAAAAGGTGGCTAACATCGGACAAGCGTATGAGTTAGTAGTCGCACCAAAGCTCAAAGGCACAGAGTTGGTAAATTGGATTGTAGATAACACTGAAAACCTAAAAGAAATTATTATTTCTATTGACGCATTAGGTTATGGTGATTTGATAGAATCAAGAAACTTCTACCCTGTTGAGTATATTGACGAAATCCTTTACAGTACGTTTGAAGCAATAAGAGCGCATAGCGTTACCAAGAATGTTAAGATTACAGCATTTAATAGTATCTTGCGTACTACACCTAACTTAACGAGTGCGACAAAAGTTGCTCAGGATTCTTATTTCCGTGAGTGGGACTCTTTAACAGATTTGTTAGACAACTTTTCGATTGATAATAAAGATGCGACATTCTCACGAATAAAGGAATTAGAAAAAGAAATCAACCCAGAGTTGTTAGCAAACTTTAAGAAGACTCGTGAACGTAACTTACTAATTAACAAACGTATGCTCTCTTGGACGGATTTAAAGTACATTGACAGATTAATCTTCTTTGCTGACCAAGGTCAAAAGTTCGGTTGGAATAGACAGAATATGGAGATACTACAGAAGAAAGTTTCTCAGCTTCCTTCTACACTAGGTGGAAGAGTGTTCTTTGTAGGCGGTGAATATGGAGCTTCTGTTTTACTTGCTGGTGGACGTAATCAACGCTATTCTGGTGTTAATGTTAAGATGTATATTGATTATGGTTCTGAAGATGAGAAAACACAAGTAGATGCTTATGAGACATTAGCACTACACGCCAACATAGTTGGAAACGCTGAAGCTGGTGAAATCGAAATCGTTGATAATCCAACAAACGCAGACTTTGTCCTTTACCACCATAACAACGCTTCTAATACTGATGCTTTATTAAGTCGTATTAAAGCAAACGTTGATAAAGCTGTTGTAATTGTTCCTAGTGATTCGAAAGAGTTTATTAGCAGACTACGTAAAGAGGTTAACATTAACCGTCTAGTTGCCTTCTCAGCTCTTGGGACTACAGGCTCAATGATTGGTACAGCTCTTGGTCAAGCGGTTTCTCGTATCGTAGCTTTAAAGACACCAAAGTCATTCGATAAAGATAATGCTTCTGTACAAGCCCATGTAGAGTTACTATTACAACGCTTCTACGAGAACATTTACCAAACAACTAAACGTTATGTTTACAACCTTGCAAACGCTAAAGGCTATGACATCTTAAACCTTAGAGACTCTATTGATGAAGTTAATGCCCTAGTTGATAAAGCAGTAAGACCAAGAGCAATCTCATTCTATGCTGAACGCTTCCATGGACGTAATGTAAAGAATGCTACAACAATAGACTATAAGACTACTCAACACGATTTAACAAGAGTCACACTTCCGTTCTATCGTACTACAGAAGCAGAGATTTCACCAAGAGTTGTTATGGACTCTCGTGTACCATTATATGGAGAATTTAATGACGTTCCATCAGGACACTGGGCATATCCGCATGTTATGAAGCTATTAAAACTTGACGTGGTAAGCGGCGGCGGTGATGGAAACTTCTATCCAGATGCTCCTATGATTCGCTCTCATCTTGCTAAACTGATTTACAACCTATTCAAGTTCAATCTTGATTACGTTCCAAACCCAGGATTCAGTGATGTTCCATCGTCTCATCCGTTCTACAAAGAGATTGCTACATTGAAACACCTTGGAATCCTAAACGGAAATAGTGCGACAACGTTCAATCCAGATGGAAATGTTGACAGAGCATCTATTGCTATTATCATTAGTAAGCTATTTGGATTAGATTTAACAGCAGAAGGACGTACTGTATCAGAGTTCTTCGTTGATGCTGGTGTTGTATCTTGGGCTAAAGACTCCATCAACCTGTTAGGTGAATATAGAATCGTTTCTATCCCATCCGATAAGAAGTTCAACCCATCAGTAATAGCATCCAGAGCAGTTGTTGCTACATTCCTTTCTAAAGCTTTAGAGCGTGTTGACATTCTAAACGCTGAAGGAACACTATAATAATTAGAGAAAGAGAGCCTGAAAAGGCTCTCTTTTCTTTATTGTTTTACCCAAGTTAACACTCCATCGTTGCCCATCTTCGCTTTCCAATAACTTCCATCGTCAGAACGCATTTGAATTCCTTTCGTTGCGTCCCCAAATATTAAGTCTCCAAACACCTTGTTATCGGATTCTGTATTCAAGAATGGCTTTGGATATCCGTCACCGATTGTACCAAATATACGGTTAACCCTTACGAGCGTATTGGCATTGTTAGTTCCCCATATAGTGAACTTTAGTTTGTATGTTGTAGTGGCTCTTGCTGCGATATGGAATGTGGAAGTCTTTAGGCTGGCTTGGTTTGTTACAGATACATATGCGTTTGTAGGTGAGTTGATTACACGTTCAATCTTAATATTCGTTGGTGTTTCATCCCAACCAAACGCTACGCCTACAGATTCCATACTTGGAATGCCTGTTGTTCCAAAGTCTATCTCTATAACAATAGGAACGGCGGCTGTCGGATTAGTCCACCTACAGAATTGTTCTCTTCTTAATGAAAACATTCCCCATAGATTCCCAGCAGTCTTCACAGCACCCAAAGAAGTCACCTTATAGTGTTTATCTGCCAAATGTAAGATGTCATCTTGGTCTCCAGACATTGATTTATCATTGGGAAGGATAGGTGTTATATTTACATTCGCAGCGGCAGTAGGAGAATAACTTGTGTAAGGCAAGTAAGCCTTTCCTCCATCCTTCGTGCTTGTCATCATAACTCTTGATATCGTCACTTTCTTCGTTGTTTTGTTATATCCCCACATAGCAATACGTATCTTTGTACACTTATCTGACATGGAATATGGAGGTGATACAGCGATAGCTTGAGATGTGTTACTCTTTGTCCAATGTACTTCAGTCCACTTCTTCGTGATGTCATCGTACATAGACATTGTATAGCCTTTCGGTTGTTCTCCCCATGGATTCATAACAGTCAAGAAAGCAGCGTAGAAACATGGGTCTGTAGAAAGGTCAATCTCTATTACAACAGGGTTCTCATACGTAGCGTTTGTCATATCGAATGTGACGCCACTCTCAGTATCGAATGAGAATATGTCAGAAAGTTGACCAGCTAGTATCTTGTGTGTAGATGTTTGAGCAACCGTGAATCCTCTTAAGTTACCATTAACCATCCAGTCATCTTGATTCCCAAGGAAGTTCGGAACATAAGGCAAAGAGATAGGCATGGCATTAATACGTTTATCAGCTACATAGTTGTTTGGACTAGGAAAGCCATTCATATATCCTTTATCAATCCATGACTCGGTCAGCTCCTGAGCCATAGCAGATTTAATCTCATTGAATTTCGCTGTAGCAGTAAACTCAAACGCCGCATTCTCTTCTTTCATCTTGTGTAAGTCCCAGAAGAATCCGTCAAAGCGATTCAAAGCAGACTCACAATAAATCATTCTCTTCGTGCCCACTTCTGCTTGTAGTTGTAATTGAGTAAAGATATTACCACCTACATCACGTGGGATAGCGTTGTCGCCTTCTAAATAGATTCCATACTCAAAGTTCATAATTGTTATCTCATGGAACATATTCGCATTCACCCAAGAAGGTCTGTTCATATCCTTGACAGATGGGTCAACCCTTAAATGGATTCCCTTTCCTATATTCGTCATTGTTATGTTATTACACTTAACGTTGTCTATATAGGAATCAAGCGTTTTCGCTTCCATAAAGATTCCTGTTCCTAACCATCCAGATGTCTTTTGAGCTCCCATAATGTTTATATTGTCCAGGGAATGGGATTGTTCGTAGAATTGAAACACGTCTACAGCATCGTAGTAAAACACCGCTTTCGACCAAGTAGGCATGTTTCTCAAGTCAACCGTTGCTCCATCAATAGCTGCTAAAGGTTTCATCTGGAATATGTTTACATTCGCAAGAGGTTTAACAATAGCATTAGGAGCAAAGACCATTCTCACTCCTTTAGGAACAACAATTGTTCTCGTTATACCATAGACTCCATCAGGGATGTAAACCACTTTTATTCTTGTTGTAGAGCTTGTGTAAAGTAATCTGTCAAACGCACTACTGTCATCTGTTCCGTTGGCTGAAGCAGAAAAGTCACGAATATTCAAACCTTTCTCACTCAAGCTTGTTGTTAACGCTCTCGGTGACGTGCCCAACTCTGTAATGTTACCGATGTTGATGGAAGCGTTAGAAACTTTCTCAATTAAGTCTGTTGGAACGTTCCCACCGCCGCTCGGCAGCTCTTTCTTCAGTAATTCGATGTCTATTTCTTTAGGAGTGATTATGAACTGTTTACCAAGACCAGGAATATATTTGCCTGCATTATCCACATATACCATCCCCTTTCTAATTACATAATAAAATATCGCAAATATGAGCGTTACCATATATGAGAAAATAATTTCAATTATTTCAGAATAAACACTTGACTACAAGTATAGACTATATTATGATTAACTTGTAAGATAGTTCTTACACACTAACCAAGTAGAAAAAGGAGCGGTTAAATATGAAAACAACGAAGGTAAATATGATTGACACTTTAGCAGTAGCAACAACGGAAGGCAATTTGGTAATTGAAAGAGATGAAAAGCCAGGTCTTGAGCAGTACATTACGGTAAAGGCTGAAGGAATTGAAGTTACATATTGGGAAGTAGAAAAGGTTGGTAGTAAGGATTTGAAACGTACATGGGCTACAATCAATGGTGTTAAGTTCCACACTGACCCATACAATTGGTACTGGCAAAAAGGTGGAAGAGGCGGTTTCAAGAACAAGGAAATGATATTGGAAACCCTGAAAGTGGTTGATTCATTTATATACAATGAAGGTTACTTCTTCGAAAAGAAATGGTAATAACGCAAGTTTGGCTTGTGATATTGGTTGAGGGAGCTTGCCAAAGCTCCTCTGACAACTAAATATCCATTAAAGAACTAAAATGTCACTGAGAGGAAATCTCACACATATAGGAGGAAATGTATAATGGCAAACGATTGGATGAAAGGTTTCAAAGTAACACTTATATTAGATGGACAAACCGTATATCAAACAACGGTGCGTAGTAAGTCCAAACAAGCGGCTATTGTTAATGTGTTAACGAATAAGTACAAAGGCAAGTTTGACTCCATAGAAGCGAAGGAAGTTATTGACACGCAGAAGTACCTTAAGGAAGTAGCTAGTCAGGTTACCCAAGCGTTTGACCTTCTCAATATGGCTTCTATGACTATTGACTCGTTGGCCATTGAAGGAGCATTCACTACAGACCAAGCTAAACGTGTACAGTCTCTATTCCAACAGGATATCAACATACAGTATATCGCTTTGTTACGTAGCGAGCTTGTGGCGATTAGAAGAGAATTGGAGGAAAAGAAATGAATCATTATATGGAGAACGGCAAGGTTGTTATCTTTGAAAGTCAGTTGGACTATCATGAGGAAGAACCGGAATATGTACGCAAGAATCTAAATAAGCTATGTGATGGGAATTACGCTGTTGTAGAGGACGATGAAGAGGAAACAATCTATTACATTCCAGATTTCCTTGATGTCCTAACAGGAGCAACGATTGTCCGCAATATGGAACGTACTAAGAAGTCAATGCACTATGCTATTGTATATGGAGATAATCCAGACTTTGATTGTTATGAAGGAACGCTTATTGCTGAGAATGATATGTATGTGTTAATTAACATCGATGATGAGGACTTTTAATATGTTACATTATACATCAGGAACTTATTTCAGAGTCAACCCAGCCGCTAATGGAGATACATGGTTCTATGAATACGATTCTGTACGTGTTACGATTAAGACTATGGATGGAGAGGTTACACATACAGGCATCATTACACATCTAGCAGCAAACAGGATGATACTACAGATTAAGTTCACACATTCAATGAACATCTACTTCAAAGAGATAGTATCCATAACAAAGATTGAAGACCATAAGGAGCTGAATATGAGATGAGAGTTGAAACAGGAAGGTATATGAAGGTGGATGACACCTTCTTCTATGTTGAAGAATATGTCAAGGTTGTAATGAAGAACGGCAACAGCCATATTGGAACTATTGTAGAACTAGCGGACACTTATATCACTTTGGACGTTAAAGGTGTAAGCAGAGGTGTGACAATGTTCATTGAGCGTATAGAACGTATTGACCATATTAGGAAGGTGAAGTGATGGATAGCTTATACAAACCAGTAGTGCCTAAATGGGTTGCTAGAATCCTTCAAAAGAAGAAGATTAAAGACCCATGCGCAACTATGGGACAAACGAAAGAATGGGATGAATGGAAACGAAGGTATTCAAGGAAGTACAAATATGCTATGTTGAATGGATGGATTGTAGAAGAGGAAGGAGACCAGTGAAATGAGAGATGATATAACGGTTGGAAGGTTTCTATTGGTTGGTATTGGGAAGTTCTATGTGGATGATAAAGTGAAGGTTGTAGATGTAATTGGTAGAAGTCATATTGGAAAGCTCTCACATATCTCTGATGAAAGCATACTCGTGACAGACGATGGATGGGGAATCTCTCTCAAGTATCGTAACATTAAACGAATAAACCATGTGAGGTTGGGAAGCTGATGAAGAGGGTTTATACAGGAGCGGCGTTGGTACAATGGTTTCTTAGTGAAGACAGCGTATTGAGATTGTTGAAGCATAACAGTATAGGCGGCTACAGTGTCACTAATCTAACTGAGATAACTGACAGAAAGCTCTATACAGTAAGACACTATGACCATAGGTCTTGGGTTGTAGAGGAAGTGGAGTTAGTTACAACGGATTCTAAGGAAGAGTTGAACGATGAGTATGACGATGCGGACATAGAAGGCTGATATATTCAGCCTTTTTATTTTGTTTGAATTATTTCATAATAAACACTTGACTATTGGAACATACTATTATATGATTGTTCTTGTAAGCCACTAATCAAGTAGGAAAAGGAGCGATTGGGATGGAGCTAACTGGACATTCAATCTATATGTATTTACGATTAACTGGAAATGGTCAGACTTATGGCTATGTAAACGGTGCTGAGTTTGATATGAATGGAATAGATAAGGACTTTGTTGAAGCAGTCGATATGTGTATGTATTATGCTACTGCTGGTGTTCTAAACGATAGCGATTGTATGTGGAATAAATACAGACAACCTATCGCAGACGGAAACGTGCCAGACTTTGACGAGTTCGTGAAGGATGCGGGTTTGAGGATAACTACAACGAATAACCTTATCAGAGAGCTGAGAGGATATACGGTGGATGAGGTTATGATGGAATACCTTCGCAAGACAGTCTTCCCAAAGGCTTGTAAGACAATTCAAGAGTTTGGTTCAAGAGCACACTACTAATAAGGAGCGATTAGATATGAAATTTGAAGTTGGTAAAACGTATGTTGCTGAAATGTTAATGGTAGAGCCTGAAGGTGGTATGAATCCCTTTACTGGAGAATATGGAGAACGCTTTGAGAAGTTGTCCATATTACAGCCAGGTGAAATAGATTTACAACATATGGAGCAAGGAGACTTACTGGTGAAGGTACATCGCACAGATGAAGTAATGTTCCTTGATTTGAATCAGTCAATCGAATATGGTGTTATAAAAGTATATGAGGAGGTAATCGCATAATGGATAACTTAAACTATTCTTTACTACAATTCCCTGGTGGAGCTATTCTGATTCTAACATACGCTGATGGAGAGGAATATATGAGAACATCTGATATGTATTCCATCCGTAACTTTGTAAGAGCTACTGGTGTTACTACTCCAATAGGAACGGTTACACATAAACAGAACTCAGATTGGTATAAATTAGATACAGCTTGCTAATAAGCATAAAAAGAGGAATGTGGATATACTCACATTCCTTTTCTTATTCTATACTTTTTACACCCTACACAGTATAACTATTCATCGCATTGTATGTCCTTTCGGTATATCCTTGAGCTGTATGTCAATCTGTATATACTTAATCTCTCCTAATGGGCAAGTGATAGTCTGTTTGTCGGGAAGGTTGTCCCAATCTATGTTCCTCATATTGTCAATGATTTCCTCTTGTATACGTATTTTCATAAGCTCTTCTGTGGTGAGCGGTTTAACATGTGGGCGTTCTTCCTCCACATAGGCATCTCCTCTTAATGTTATTTGTCCAGTCATAGCTTGTATAACAGACTCTGGTGTAATAGCATCCACTTTCTCCTTTAGCCGCTTCAAGTCCTCTTCACTCATACGTTCAACCACTTCAACAACCTCCTCATAATAGTAATAGGTCTAGTCACTAACCATATAACACCAGCCAAGCAGATTAACACTATCCACTTGGATTCCTCTTTCTTGCTTCCACTTCCACCGCTGAACAACATTACAGATAACCTCCCATAATAATGTATACGATTATCCCAACACTGATACTAATACTCAATATGTTCAATATAGCTAACAACAATCCATACCTATCCACATAGCATACCTCCTTATATGTCGATTATGATTAACAATCCGCCGCTATTATCAGCAGTATACTTATCCTTCTCAGGAAACAATACAGCTTGTTCCAATATCTCATCAACGAACTCTTCTGTGACAGTATACATCTGATGAGTGTTCAGTCCCATCTTAATTAACCCTTCAGCCTTCTTCTTTGATATGATACTCACACCATGTTGTATATAGGTTGAATCACATACTTCGCTAAACAAGATTGTATTAGGCTTGTTGCTCATTTACATCGTCCTCCTCTTCATCTTCCACCATAGCGTCATATACATCTACCATACCCATAGACTCGTAATAGTCACGTGTGGCAGCTTCCATCTTCGTTAATACTTCCTCATGTTTCTCTTCAGGGATATATTCCAACAAGATAGCCAACATAGCATTCTCTCGTGCAGCTTCTCTCAATCGGATTTCCTCAAGCCCATACATAGTCAATCCGTTATGGTTGCCGCCTGTTATCTCATTCTTCAGCTTAATAGCCTTCAATGCCATATCTGGTGAGATGACTTCCATCATCTGTAATGTTCCATATCCCTTATCAATGATAGCATCAATGATTTCAAGGTCGCTCTTTACTCTCTTAACGCCCATGTGCTGTTGTTTGCGTTCCTCTGTATCTTCCTTTGGGTCATTCTTCTTCTTAGTGCGTTTGTTTGTACTGTCTTTCTTATGTGTCTGATTCTCCTCTATAACCTTATCAGCGTATGAGTCATCCTTTGTCCCTCTATGGGCTTTGCCTTTCTTCGTTCTCTTATCGGCAATGGCTTCCATCTTCACACCCTTCATGATGGCTTCTTTTCTACGTTTTGCATAACTGTAGACGGTAGGGACACTTACTTTTAGACCATTCTCATTTATCCACTTATGAACTTTGTTGGGAGAATCACCATCATCCAACATTTTATCCACAAACACTCTTTTGTTCCATTCAGCTAATTGTTCCAGCTTTGATTTCCCTTGTGTACGTTTAACCATATCAAATCACCTTCCCATATCTGTATCCATCTGTTAAATAATATAGGATTTAAAGAATTAGACATTTAAACATACACATATTTTAAAGACTTTAAATCATAACATCCTGTACTATACAAGAAACACTGTAACCATAGAACCAGCTGTCCTTTTAAACAGATACGTCCATAGTTACAGCGTTGTTTTAAACTATTATACATACGATATTTTACATCCACATACAAGACAGAGATTAGTTGTCTTTAATACATACATACGATTTTAAACATTTAAAGGTTTACTTCTTCTTAAGGTATATCTTATATAGTACAAGCATAATAAATATGTTAGCAGACGTTCTCGCTACATTGAAGCAGGCAATTGAATCAATAGCAGCATTCGGTTTCCCTAGTATCATAGCAATACAGCCACATATGAATGAGAATACAGTTATGAATATAGCTCCATTAAATATATACTTCATTGAGTCCATCTTTGTTCACCACCTTTCATTCCCATCTCTTATATAACATAATACCTATAACAGTCAGACACCATACGATATCTAATAGCAGATAGAATATACTTTCAACTATATGTCCAGATGTTAGGCTTGATACAGCTACAAGTAAGATTAATACCATAACAACTAACGCAGCCAAGCTCTCATTCTTCTTCATATTGTATCACTTCTTCCTTTCTCTCAACGTAGCTACAATGTCAGTCATGATAAATGATATAACAAATAGCAATACAGTTATCGTGAACAGGTAGTCTCCTTGTCCTGCTTTATATACTGCAACAATCCATAGGAATGCTACAATAACCATTAATATATTATTCTTCACAGTTGTTCTCCTTTCATCGTGTATACTTAGCCATTAACACTTCATACGTTATAGCCAAAGCACTCACTACTCCTAATAAGATACCAGCACTAAACCATCCAATTGCTTTCGTTAGTTCTTCCATAGTGTCCCCTAATAGAAAGTATGTTCCTACTCCAAAGAACATACCGATGATGAATAGCACTACAACATATTTAGTCATCCCTACGTTTCTCATTATATATTCCAGCTTCCATACGCTTGTACATAGTCTTCAGTTGTCATTGTAAACGCAAATGCTAGTCTCTTCTTCATGTTAGGCTTTGCTGCTGTACCTATATTGAACTCTTGTCTGTTTAATCGAACTTTCTCCACTTTGTTCTTCATCTTTCTTCTGAACTGTACGTATTCTTTTCTTGTTTTGAATATCTTACATATCAATACTGCTTTCATTGGCTTCTCATCCTTCCTGATAGATTCTAAATAGATTGGCCATTGTCATGTGGTTATATTTGGCTAGGTCTGTTGCAACTGCGCAAACGTTCTTAAATGCTGTACATCCTACAACTTCCTCCAGATACGTTGTTAGCTTGCTATAAGTGTATGGTTTATAATGCTCTTCATTTATCCATCCCTTTAGATGATTGTCATTCACTACTACATATTCAGTAGGCTCTTCCATATTACTTCCTGAAGTCCATCTCCAACCACCTCTGTTCCATGCAGCTTTGCCCAATGAAAGTTTCGCATCTTCTGATAGAACTATGAACGCTTCATCAGACACTTCATATACTTTATAGCCTTTGTATGAGAACTTATCTCCATACGTTAACTCAGCTTCAATCCCTAAACGTAGTAAATCATCTGATATGTCACCTTGTACTAATATTTCTTTCATCCTTCAATCTCCTTTCGTTCTACTAAGACATCATAGCGTTCTTTATACATATCATTCCAATACTCTTGCAGATGAGTGATTACACGTACAACTCTATATAATCCTGCTACATTGTTAGGGTTGAATTCATCTTTATCCTTATTTACAAACGGATAATACATAATGCTACTTCCTTCTTGCGGTACAGTTGACATTTCAAAGTAGTCATTCTCATCTTTGTTTTCACGTAGCGGCTTGCCTGTTGCGATGTCGATTAACTTTAACATTACAATTCCCATATCAGTCCATATCCTTTCCAAAGTTCTCTAAACATTTCCAGTTCGCACCTAACACTACACCCGTCGTATATTCATTAAACTGACTTGTTAGTTCATTTATTGTTAATCCTGGGTTGACACGTGTTATTGCTTCTTTATACATTGCATACGCTCTACTTGCAGATATCTGTGTTGGTGCTCCTTGTTTCTGTACATCTGCATAGTTCATATTATATCTTTCAGAATATGTGCAAGCGGCAGTCTGTAATGTTCCTGCTGCTATAAGTGACCATATTTCTTGTTTGTTGAATAGATAATAGTTTGTTTGTTTTAAATCAGGTTGTATAACGATAGATTCAGCCGCTTGTTTTGGTTCATCAGCCTTCAGTTTCTCCCAAGCTTTTGTAATGTCAACAATGACTTGCATATCATATCCTGTTTCGTTTTCAACTTGTTTCAGTAGGTCTAACGTTTTAATATGTTCCATGTTTACAGCTCCTTCGCTATTGTTATGTTACTAATATCTTTCAAGGCAAACAATCTGCTGTCTTTCTTCTCTTTATCGAAAGCTTTTAACAGCCATTGTTCTTCTGGGTGCCATTCCGTACTTCCCCAACAGACGTAACCGACAAGGACAGTCCTTCTTGATTCCTCTCCACGCCAGTTCTTATAATCGAATTGTACGACAGTTAATGGCTTTAATGGTATCATATTACCCTCCTACACTAATGACGACTCAATTAATACTACTGTGTTGTAACGTTCAAAGAAATCTTTTGTGAACTCCTCTGTGAAACCTTTATTCAATAGCTTTTCTGTCATTCTTGATTTGATATATTTGTCAAGAGCGTGCCGTGTTGAGACTGGTGATGCTTGTCCTTCTTTTCTGACTTCCTCAGCATCAGAGTTTGCAACATTCTCTGCATAGATTTCATACGCTTTATCAACTGTTCCTGCTGCGATTAATGCCCAATACTCGTGACGATTAAACTCGAAATACATCATACCAGCCCTTACACCAGCTTGATATGGATTAGGTTCTAGCTTTGGAACCTTGATTGGCGTTAAATCTGGGGCTGGCATTGAACACGCTTTCGCTCCCTTTAATCGCTCCCATTCTTTAACAACGCTTAACGTTTCACCAATATCTATTCCAGCCTTTTCTGAAACCTTTTCAACATCATCAATCATATCTACAACGTTCATCATGTTTCCTCCTGTACGTCTTATTTGTAAGGAGTACGTGTACAACGCACTCCTATAAACACATAATCGTTATTGTAATAAGCTTGTTCTTTTTCTTCCCTTTTCGGTATACTTCGTACATGTTGAGGTGGTCATTCCATTGCTGTACCTTTCTGTATCCGCTTGTACGTAGTTCATGAACATACTTCTTATACTTCTTATATGCACTACCATCCCATGCGGCGTATTGAGCATCACCTTTAACGATATTAAGATGCATTATTCATCTTGTCCTTCCACTTTGATGAATAGATTCTTGAATGAATACATTGTACCATCCTTACAGTAGATGACCATTTCTTTCTTGGATTCATTAACACGTACAAAGTCCAATTCTTTACCATTAAGAATGTTCTTTTCTTCCACTGACACTTCCTCCTCTACATCTACAAACTCGACAGTTTCATATTGTTTCGCTGTTTCAGTTGCTTCCTCTGTGCTGAACTTGTGTGCTTTACTTTTTAGAACTGTCCAAAGGTAGACATCATCTTGTACGTGACGTAAATAATAGATAATACCATCAACATTCTTCACACCATAGTATTGTTTGCTCACTTCTCTTCCTCCTTAGTGAAAGTTCTTGTATCTATATTCAGTAACATCATTTGCTAGACTGAGCAATGTAATAACTGTAAGAGCTGACACGAGCATATTTAGTAACAGGTATCCAAACGCTGACCAAAAACTATGATTCCAGAATGGGAATATGAGTGATATTATGATAGTTACTATTACATAGAAGAAAAGGAAGCAACCTAATGCGAAACATCCTAACTCATCATCCATTATTGTCTTCCTCCTCACGATGGTCTTCAGTGTCAATGTATGTTTCATATGGGTGTACAGTCATCTCGACACCGTTGTCAAAGCAAATACATGTTCCACGTACTTCCGTAACTTTAGCTCCAATTATCTTTTTGATATCTTTCGAAAACTGATTCATTGTCATTCACCTCCGCTGGTTCAAACGTTACATAAGGGACTTGACGTTCAAAGTGTCCTTGTTGGTCTTCCATAATGTATAAGGCTCTCTGTTTGTCCTTCGTCCATATATAACCGCTTGGCATTGTTTCATCATAAGCTATGTAGAATTTCTCTTTGTTGAAAATGCTCGTCCCATAATATAACTGAGGTTTGATAAACTCTCCTCTGTTATTCATTGTCCTGTTCCTCATTCTCCTGTATCTTCTTCTGTGCGTACGCTCGTATTGCAAGGTGTTTCTCTGAAGCTCTTAACAATCTAATATGTTCTGCAAACGATTCTTCTTGAGCTGATGTTTCCTCTTCACGTTTCTCTATCTCTTTGGCAATCTCTTCTTCCGTTGCTAATCCCTTTATTGATGCGACTCTTGCTGATATCTGGACTTTCTCGTTAATCTCTTTTATAAGTTCAAAGCTGTAATTGAGTTTGTCTATGACCATAACACGTCTTCCTGTTCTCGTTGTCTCTATTACAACAATGTCTCCAACTGTATATTCCTTTCCATTAACAGTGACGCAGTTCTTTTTCTTGTGTAGTTCTTCTTCTGATTCATACCCAATAATGAGACACTTTGCAAAATCTAATGGTGACAACTGGTTTAATGCCTCCGCATCTTGATTGAATGTAGCCTTCATTCTGATTCCGTTTCCAGAGAAGTCTTTGCACGTACCAATTAAATCAAATTGCTTGTTCCACTCATCGTTTGGAATCCTATCTAACGCCGCTGCTATTTCTTTTGTAACCCTTACTTTCTTCAATGTGACTTCGCTCATTGGTTCTCCTCCTCAGCTTCTATTCCAATTACTTCCCAGTTGCTTGAGAACATATCTGGGAATGATGGTGTCCAAGGAACACATTCATGTCGATTCCTTAAGTATAGATAAGGTGAATTCATCTTACTGTTTTCATCAGGTACTTGTGCGAATACCATATGGTCAGTCATCCAGAATTTAAGACGCATTGCCAACATTCCTGGTTGACGTTGAATCAAGTCCAACGCTTCCCCAAACTTTAGGTTTGTACGTCTAGTAGTCTTTTCGTGAAGACATTCCACATATGCTCTTGCCGCCGCTACCATTTCCGCTGTACTCGCATTACCTGAATTTTTGAAATGTTGTTCTACTCCCACTAAACCTCGCACCACACTAATCATATCATATCCATCTTTCATTTCTGTTCCTCCTCTTGGTTCTCCTTTTGTTGTTCCTCTTCAAGAATCTCTGTACATAATCCAACGCATTCGTCACAGATGTAAACATCTGGTCCAGCTATTAACTTTTTAACTTGGTGTTGTGTCTTTCCACAGAAGTTACAAACGAGTGAATCAAACCTTCCCTGTATCTTTAACAGCTCATCATACTTTTGAGCTTTGTCAACAACTTCGTACAGTTCATTGTTAAGTCCCATTATTTCTCTCCTCTCTGCTCTTTAATAGTTGTAATTGTTCGTAACAGGCTTGTATACGCAGATGGAAGTCCTGCTCTGTCGTCTAACAAGTGGTTATAGTAAAGCTTCTTCTCATCTGGAAATGGAATGAATGACGGTGTTTCGTTTATAGAGTCGAAAGGTATGTCATTCTCTGTCAGATAGTCTCTCACAGCTCCAAGCTCTGAATCCACCTTCGCTGTATATACCATTAAGTATGCTCCAAACTTCTTACACTCTCTCAATAGGTCAATCACCATTGGGTACTTATGACCTTCATTGTGATAATCATAGACAGTGTTGTCAAAGTCGTATGCTATTACGATTGAGCCATAGCTGTTCCATTCCGTTACTAATCTATTAACAACATTGCCTTCATTTAAGTAGAAATCCATTTATATTTCCCTCTTGAAGTACACCATACCAGAATCAATCAACATAAATTCCCAACCATCTTTGCCCTGTTCATTTAACTTCTCAATGTCAAGCTCTGACGCATACTGCTCTTCCAATTCTGAGAAGTTAACTTTCTTGTGTTCGAACTTTCGGTTGATAACCGTTCCTCTTGCTCTACGTTTCTGTTCATTCCGTTGTCGAAAGTCTTCCATCAAATCCTTAATGTCTTGTAACCCAATTGGCATAGCTTCATTTGGAATCTGCGGTTGTCCTCTGAATATTCTCCCATAATTGACCATACGTGCGTTTCTTGCATGTTCTCTACAAAGGATTGCGTCCTCTTCGTTTAGTATTTCAATTTGGTCAGTAGAAACATCGTATTTGATTGTTTCTTCCGCTTTTGGGTTATGTCCAAGTTTCACTAAGATTGAACGCTCTGGTGCTACCTTTTGGCTTTCTGCGTCCTGTAAAACCGTGTACACCGTATCTTCGTGAATATCTTTTCTGATTGCTAAATTATTTGGCTTGTTTGTCATAATAACTCTCTCCCTTTGCTATTTGATATCTCAATCATACTAGTCTACTTTTCACTAGTCAAGTGTTATTTAATAAATAGTTTCAAAAAGAAAGAATATGAAACAATTTCATATCCACTGAACTTTCGTAGTTTGATAGCCTGAAAGCGTATATTCACCTTTGTACTCCATAGTTTCTTTTGTTCCACATACACCGCAGAATACTCGCTTTGTCTTGTAGAACTTATCAATCATTGTAACATGCCCGCAACCGCTTTCACATTTATACGCATATAATGTCTTTGGAGGTTGGAAACTCATAATGACTTCTCTTGTATTTTAACCCAAGATGTCCAAAGATATCGTTTACATTTAGTACACTTCAATCCCGTACCACCTTGAGAATCCATATCGAATGTTTTCCAAGTACCGCCACAAGAACACTTCCCACCGTTGTACGCTGCTCTTTCTGCTTTGGCGACTCTGTGAGCCATGAATCCAACAACGCCGATGAAGATGACAGTCAAGTAAATTACTATTTCATCAAACACCTTTCTTCACTTCCCCTACAAATCCACATACATATATCCCTGGCATATCAATATAATCAACGATGATTTTGTTTATTTCCTCTTGTGTTAACTCGTGGTCAACGTCTTTATAAACTGGAGCTGAACGCAAATCGTGGTCACGTATAATGAACTCATATCTTCGCATTTTCTTTCCTTTCAATTTTAACACCTCTATTTGTTTGATTTAGTTGTTTCTGGTTCTTCGCACAGTTTAGCTCTTCCAACAACCTTCATAACTCGCATTGAGATGAATTCAACCCTGTCAATGCGAGTTATGCGATAATCTTTCCCGTCAAGCATTTTAATTGGGTCATTAACCATTACACCTACTGGTACAGAGAAGATTTCCGTGAACTTTCTAGTTTTTGTCATCCACGTCCACACCTCTCCAACGTAGAATTTGTTTCATTCCGTCAGGTATCTCAGTTTGTTTGAAATACGCTGTCACTTCATAAGAACGCCCACAAGAACATATCACGTTATGACTATCAACAGGAAGCATTGGAATGTCATTCCCGCATTGACAGCCCACGATAACATGTAGTGTTGTAGATACTCTTGGCTTTCGCTTCCGCTCAGGTTTAGGTTTCTTCAGTTCCTCTTTGGATACTTGTTTGAATTTACGTTCCATTAATTACACCTCACTTAATGTACGGTAGCTCTGCCACTTTAGAAGGGTAGAAGATACCAACCCAATCAGATTTTGTAAAGTATTTGTACTCAGCTAAATCTTCATTGAACTCAACTTTTCTCTTCATCACAATAGCTTTTTCTTCATCACTCGCATCTTTTGATTCGTCAACTAATTTTTGAACATAGTCACGTTCATTTATTTTAACATTCACAGAAGAATGTTCAACGATTAGTCCAACGAATGATACAAGAATGACTGCCGCCATTACTAATCCCGCTATTATACCGACAATCGACAGAAGGTCGCTGTACAGATGCTCTCCCAAGTAATAGATTGCGAACGCTAGAATTAACAACATAACGAATAAGACAAGTAGTTTCATATTATTCACCTTCCTTTACAGCTTCAAATAACGTTTCAATCCATTCAATCTTTCCTTGGTGACTTTCCAATCGTTCCTGAAGGCTTCGTTCATAATATGTTACTTCACGTTGCATGTATTTGATTCTTTCTTCTCTGAACTCTTCCCCTGTGGACTTCTTTAATGTTTTCAGTTGTTCTTCCCAATAGTCCATACCGCAATCAGAATTCATACTAAGTTTGAGTTGATTTATAGCAAAGTCTTTTAGATTCTGATGTTCATCCGTTGGTGGAGTCCAAGCTTCAACTTCCACTAACACTTTGTTGTAACGTTCCGATATAACCTTTTTGTCAGCTATTACTTTCTTCATGTGAAGGATAGAACCATTGTAAGATTCTTCAGCCATCTTCTGAGCTTCTTCTACGGTCATTGCTTCTGCCATTTTGAGCTGATGTTTCGCTTCTGCTAAGTTCTTTTCATAGAAAGAGTTATCTGGAGCAGATGGAAGTGTTAACTCTGCATCCATTCTCTCATCTCTTAAGTGTATAAACGCTCCAAAGTTTCTTGCACAAGCTAGAATGAATTGTTTCCCAGTGACTGGTTCTCCATCGTGAATACTCGCAGTGTATCCTGTAGGCATATTAGTTATCCCCTTTCTTTCGTGGCTCGTGATACCAACATAGTGTCGTTGGTAATACTAATTTGTTCGACAACTCAAGGTCGTCACCAGCATCTGATGGAATGACTAAATTAAGTGGCGGAATTTGTTCTGCGTGTTGGTCCATTATTAGACTTAAGAAGTCTGCATATGTAGTGTTTCCAATGTCTGTCACGTATAAGTCGTCATAATAGTTAACCTCTTCGCCTTTAATCCCTTGTTCATCAAATAATTCTCTGTCACCTTCACTCCATTCATTACGAAGGTATTCAGTTGCTTGCTCTAAGGATTCCGCCGCTACGACTGTTTGCCATTCATCGTTGAATTTGTATAGATTAACTCTGAACTCATTACCATCAATAAGGAAGATTGGACGAACTTGGACAAAATGATATCCAAGTCCTACAAGCCCAATTGCTTTATCCAAAGCTATTACTTTTTCACGCTCCAAGAACTCACTACGCATAAGAGAATCTTGTTCAGTCTTTTGGCTACGCAAAGCAACTAATTGTGTTAACCGCATATTATTCACTCACTTTCAGATTTAATTTGTCAAGATATGTTTTCATATTCATAGATTTTCCAAAGTTCTTTTGTAACAGAAGAACTTCTTTCACATCTCTCCAGATGTTATTATGTTTACTATATTGCGATTCATTGATTGGTTTTAATTCAATGTTACTCCAACTAACACTATCAACAACTGCTGGAATGTATTTTGGAGTTCCTGAGAATTTAGCTCGGAATAACACCAAATCTCCTTTTTGGATGTCATCTACTCCTCTTTTTTGGTCGTGATAATGACTGCGTTTTAGTTCAGCTACAATTTCTGATTCCGTGGCCAAACGAACTACATCACTGAACGGTACTCCTTGTAATAAGTGATGTCTTCCAGATGACATTTCGTATCCAGCCGCATTAATTGTAGCTGAGAATTGTCCAATACTTGGGTTGATTCCAGTAACTTTCTTCGCTCCTGTATGTCCTCTCACAATAACATATTGGTCAACTTCATATCGTGGTGTTTCGATTACTTCTACACGTGCACTTGGGTCATTTACAATACCATTCCAGTTTTTAAGAGGTTTCCATTCACCTAAATTGTCATTGAACCATTCTACGATATCAAAAGGAGCTTGTACACCAAGTTTCACTTCGCCGCTACGTACACGAACACGTCTGAAGTTCGCTTCATTGTTATAATGAATTACCAATTCTGCTCCTGTATTTCTAGCGTGGATTAACCATTCGATTGTTGATTTTGTATTTGTATTCATATTATTCTCCTACTTTCTCCATAATAGTATGATATTCAATAATAGATTCAATTTCTTTTACATAATACATTTTAGAACCAATCACCACTTTTGATAGTTCAATAGCTTTCTCAAGGTCTAAATGTCCATATTCCTTGAGTTGTGTTTCTAATAGATAAACTGGGTAAGATGGTGAGCCAGAAGGATGTACAAACAAGTTTCCCAGTTTAACTATGTAGAAATCTTTTTCTTTTCTTTTTGTTTCGTGTGATGTTGAAGTTCCTGCCAAAATATAATTTGGATTCTTCTCCATACAGCTCGTCCTCCCTGAGAGGAGCTTGTGCCCCTCTGGATTAGTTTTTAGCGTTGTAGATTAATTCTGATAATTCTGCGTAAGAATGAACGTGTTGTAAATCTTCTACAGTAACGTTTTTCATTATCAACAGCTCCTTTCGCATTTTCTACATAATAAAAGGAGCGACTCATAAAAGTCCCTCCTGGTATCATTATCTGTTATTCACATATTTTTGTACTGAGCCAGAGAGCTTAAAAATGTAACAAAATAGAATCAAACTTCCAAGTGCTGATGCAATCATTTCGCATTCCCCTCCTGAGTTTGTTCTTTGGATATTTTATTATCATAGGTCATGTAAACTCCTCCTTCAGCATTATGTTTATCATTAATGTCTGATTTGGAGTTGTACCGATTATATATTGATTAAATTTTCCCCTTCTGGGCAGTAATGAAGTGCGAACTCTTCAAACATCTCTCCAGCATCTCCAGGAAGCTCTACAAGATTTTCTTTCTCTTCGAAAAGGCATTTGAAAAAGTCCTGTAAAGATATTCCAGTGAAAAATGGAGTCGTGAAGTTTTCTTTACACTCATCATCATTCAACATGTGTAACACCATAGACTCAAATGTCCAGAAATGATAATGATGGATTATATTATTGTCTGTAATGATTCTGTGATGTCCAATAGCTTGTATATCCATTTGGCCAGGATAAATGTCACAATAGAAGAAATCAAACTCTTCATTGTTAGCAGTTAGAACGTCCTGACAAACAATCGTCAGCTTTTCATGTTCGCCAAAGTTCTGATAATAGAAGTCAATAACATCTTGGTTGAGCTCATATACAACAATCTCTTCCACTTCTTCCTTCTCAAGAATCTTTTGAACATAATACCCCAAACCTAATCCTGCTACACCTACACGTCCGTGAGCGTAGAACGCGGGCAGGTAATGAGATTCAATCTCCATTGGAGTAAGACTCATCCAAGTTTGTCCGTCAATTAGGAACACGGGGACGTTGTGCAAAGGTTCTGGCCAATCCTTGTACATATATCCATCAAGCCGCCAGTCTATCTTTTCAACAACTCGCAGCTCTATGTTTTTGTACGTTCTGTTTTGAACCTTTTTACTGAACCAAGCAATCTCCTTCTCTTGATACTCACGTGAAAATGGGTTATCTGGTAATTTTGGATAGAACATTATTTTTCCTCATCTTTCGGTTTGATGTAATCAATTATAGTTAGTTCAGAAGGCGATAAGCTTCTGTTTGTTTGAGCTGTAACATATATGCGTAGGTCTTTGTATTCCTCCTCAAGCTTGAGAAGGTCGTTGAGTTCTTCAGGATTGAGTTTCTTCCCATCTATAAGGATGTAACTTGTAATCCCGTTTTTCCCTCCCTCTCGTACCGCTCCAAGAACCATCTTTTCCAGTCCTTTATAAGAGTTTATTACAACACGCAGCCCATCCAAGCTTCCTCCGTGCATTCCTTGAAGGCGTTTATATATCCCAAATAAAGATTCCTCTTCACCAATCGTAATGAATATATTGTTGTGTCCTTCTTTAGATAATTTAATAGCCAACTCCAACATATATCTTGTTTTACCTTGTCCAGCCGCTCCCATTACTAGTTTCATACTTTGACACGCTCCTTTTTCTCCTCTTTTGTAACTCTCTCAACATGTGCATCTAATATGGCTTGTACTTCAGCTTTGTTATATCCACCAACAACGTGCTTCCCTCTCCATTCAGCCTTGTAATAAGGTCGTCCATTAGGTATTTCACTCACATAGACATTCCCTTTTCCATAGCGTTTATGTTTCTTGAAGTGGTCGGCAGGAACTTTCCCTGCTTTGACCATATCAAATGCTGCTTGGGCTTCCTCTCTAGTTGGGAAGACTCCAATTGATTGATATCTCCCTCCACCTAGATGGAGTTTTGCTTGATACTTTCCTGAGTAATTCAAATAACCAACTGCCATTTATTTCTTCCTCTCCTCATATACACTTTGTATAATCGCTTCAAATTCTGACAAGGCAAAGAACTTCGCAGGAATATCAAAGTACATAACCATAATCTCAGTATCCATAACAGATATTCTTGTTACATAAGATTCAAACTTTGGGATGTAGTTCATATGCTTCAAAACAGGTGATTCATAGTTGTCATATTGTTCCAGAACATTCATTTCTTGTCCTCCTCAGTTATCGCTTCCAATATAAGGTCGTCAACGAGCTTTCTCAAGCCTTCATAATCGTAGTCGTTAACTTTATATTCTTTTCTTCCTTTCAATCTGCAGTCGGCTACGTTAGTTGTTCCTTTTAATACGTCAGTAACAGGTCGAACTTCCCACAACCAAACAATATCATCATATAGAGTATTTATATTTGACATGAATTTTATTCCATGATAGCTTACACCCATACGTTCTTTTTCAAAGCGTGTTCTGTTAAATTGCGTTAACATGTTCCACAGTCGAACAGCTCCTGGAGGGAATCCAAGTGAATAACCTAGCGTGTCGTGTCGATAATCGGTGATTGTTTCGCCATTAAACTCGTACTTTACTAAACCATTATGTTCAAACCATTTCTTTGCATCTTCTCCTTGGAAGAATAAAGCTGAGTGTCTTTGTGGGAACTCGATGTATGGATATCCTGCTTCCTTTAATCTTTTAAAAGCTGGCGTTTCTGCGTTTTCAACTTCTCCTAAAAACGCCGCCGCTTTCTTATGAAGTCTCGCAGTGATAAGTACCGCTGGTTTGTATCCAAGAACGAAAGCCACCACATCTGCCGATTTATATTTATTCATTGTCTCCACAACGTTGTCTTCTTTAACAACTGCTAATTTATCCATTCTTATTTCCTCCCTTTCCACTTGACTAGTGTACTAGCCATCTTACAACTATTATACTAAACTATTCTTTTCCAATAGTCAAGCGTTAATTATGAAAAAGAGGAACAAAGTTTTAAATTTGTTCCTCTTCCTCTCCTAAAACATTTAAAGCAAGGTTTCTCATTGTTTGTATAGCCACGATTGAACGGTTATCTCTTTGTATTCTGCTTGTATCAACTTGCGTTATATCTTTTAAAGTTTTACGTAGTCTTAAACATTCTTCAGCAAGAGATGCTATGTCAGCTACCTTTAACCAATCTGGAGCTTCATCCCCGTAATGTTTAAAATAGTCATAGAGTTCTTGAAGCTCGTGCGTTGTAAATTTACTCATCTTCAGGAAGTCCGAACAGTTTAGATACATGAACGCCATTTTCTCTTAGATAATCAATACCATCCGTCACTCGGTACTCTTCATGATACATAACTGTTAACACTCCTTCTTCAACTAATCGCTTTGCGCAGTCTAAACAAGGAGAATGAGAGACAATCACCATTTTTGGGTTATCGTAACTCATCTGTTCCAAAAGATTGATTTCTGCGTGAGTACATCCGCAAGCTCCTGGGACATTTGAACATTCTTTATGATTATAGTTTCGAGCTTTACCAATCGTTCCGTCAACAGTAATACCGATGGCCACAACTTTCATACGTTTACATTTATTGTCCATCCCATTCACCTTCTTCATCATCTTCACGTGGAGTGTTCATTTGATTCTCGATATCTTCATCATTTTCGTTATCAAAAATCTTCTCTACAACCTGAACCAACCAGTTTGAATCGAAATTGAATGTTGGGTCTTCTAAGCGTTTAGAATGTACCGTATCAATAAGAATGCTCATATATGTTAAGTCTACACCAGTGAGTTGGTCTTCTAACACTAATGGGTCATTCAGATTCAATTCACTCACTTGGAATATCATCTTCAACACTTGTCCTGCGTTGATTGTGTACCCTCTAGCGATGAACTTTCTCATACGAAGAATAGACGCAATCGGATATTTTGAACCTGAGTAACGAAGTTCTTTTGTCATTATAGATGTGAGAGTTTCAGCAGGAAGCGTTAACTTACCAGTATTGAATAAACTTCCACCTGTCCAATAAGCTACGCCAGTTGGCTCCCAATACGCTTGACAGTGAATGTAATCAAAGTTCTTGTGAACTTCTTCTGGGCTGCCGTGGAATCGCATAATTAATTGAACACCATCTGATAACGTGATAGCGTTTGAAGATAGGAAAATAGGTCTGAAGTTCTTTTCGTCCTTTGGTTTCTTTGACTCATCTTTGGGTTGTAATCCTAGTCCTCTGCGGTTGATTTCGTCTTGTTCCATTCCTTCCGTATCTTCAGCGATACCTTTTGAACGAATCATTACTTTGACACGTTTCTCTTCAAGAGATTTTAAATCCACACTAGCATGAGTGTCGTGATGTTTATTCCATCTATCTACATAATAACCAGCAACCGCTCTACAAGTTTCAAAATCTTTAAAATAGATATCATAGTCATTCGGCTCTTCATTTCCTAATAGGGAAACAATAGCACCCCCAGAAATAAAACAATTCTTTTCAACCAGTTCACTCACCTTTTTATCATCTATAGACTTTACCCAGTTTTTGTGAATACGTGCTAATCTTGATTTAATCTGTTTCGTTAACATTCCAATTCCTCCTCTTTATCGACTTACAAATAATAAAAGAAGGATTGGACAAAGTATTCTCCCATACTCACTATTTGAAGACAAAAGAAAATCCCAACCGTCAAGTTGGGATTACTTCATAACTCTATCTTTTTGAGTAGGTACTGCAGAGACTACATCATTGAATGTAATGTCGTATTTCTTTCCCTGAACCTTTACTTCAAACGTTGTATTCTTGCTCAAAGAAAGGTCTTCAGAGATAATTCCAGCCATCCGAATACCGTTATTGTCGAACTGTACTGTCCATCCTTGTGGAATCTTACGAGCTTTTGTGATATCAATGATTTTGTTTTTTGGTCCAAATTCATCGTCTGGGTCATAGAACTTTCGGCACGCCGCTTCATTAGTTTCCGCAGGAACGATTGAACGAAGAGATTGTCCAGTCACCATTTTGTAACGAACTGCAAAGAATTTAAGTTCAAATGTAGGAAGGTCATTGTCTTGTTTTACTGTCGCCCAAGCTTCCTTAAGATGTGACGCAGGAGTTCCGCCTTTCTCCTGAGACAATTTCTTAGCCAATTCACATGCCATACTTCTTAAGTTATCCTTTTTCATGTTATAACTCTCCTTTTAATTTGAATTTTAAGCTGTGAGACTGATTGACTATTTGAATTTAAATTCTCTGACAGCTAATTAATTGTTAACCGTTGCTAATGGTTTACAGTTTGTTTAGGTGTTTGATAAACTCTCGTATACAATCATATTTATTAATCTCACGTGTTTTTTCTATCGTTGTTACTATTTTATCCGCAATTGTCATTTTAATTCCTATTAAATCACTTTCTGGATAATCTTCTATTTTTATTTCATAAGGTTTTCCATTTAGCAAGATAGCGGCGTCACCTGGCGTCACATTGAACGCCATATCCGCAGTTTCAACTATGTTCTCTTGTTTCAAGCTTTCGTTACCATATTTTCTCATTTCATTATCACTCAAAATTAAAGTTGTAACATCTGACAACACCATATTTTCATGTTTAACATTTTTAAATCTCATTTTAATTCCTCCTATTTTTCGAATGTAAATTTTCTTGTCGATAATCTATTTTGACCAAAACATTTAATGTCTGCAACATTATATGCTTTCTTATATCCTCTTTTCTTTGCGTAACTACAAGCCAAGGTTGCTGTCGCTCCTCTATCTAGTTCGCTTGGGTCATCTGCCCCAACTACTACAACAAACATTTTTCCAGAGCGGTAAGAGTCAACCACCTTCATAACATTCACTTTCCCTTCTTGGTAATTGGTTTTTATTACCTTACAACTTCATTATAATATATCTTGTCCCTTATTTCAAGCATTTATACCAAAAATTGTAACAATTTATTTCTTTTTCTTATTGCCCACGCTCATTAACAAAAGCTCATCCTCAAGTATAGCTTCTTGTACTTCTTCTATCGGCTTTCCATACTTCGTTAAACATTCTTTGATATATTCAGAATTGTCATATACTTGTAACCCACGTTTGTATGGTAAATCGTTCATCTTAACTCGGATAACTGGTTGATTCTTCTTATCTGCCAATACTCCAACCATAGCTTCATGCATTTTAAGCTCCATACAGTCTTCTAAACTGAAATCTGGTTCAATACGATGCAAGAACTTCTTCCATAACTTATCACTATTTTGTTTTAATACAACAAAGTTACAACCAGAAGATATCATTATGTCTCCTAAATCTTTAGGAATCTGTGCGAAGTCGTGGAATAAACTAAACACACATAATCCGAACTTTCGTGACTCTGGATAGATTTCTTCAAGCGTTGAAGCTAATGATTTAGTAAGGAATTGATGTGGCTCGTTCATTACAAGATAGGATTGACAATACTTTCCTTGTCGCTTCATAGCTTGTTTTGCCAACCAAGTCTTAACTGTTAACCAATGAACCAAAGTTCTTATCCCTGTTGAAGTGAATATATCTTTCGGAACTTTACAAATAATAACCTTCCCATCATACAACCATTCGTCAAAGTTGATAGAGCCATCACCTTGTTGTCCAAAGATAACTTTTAATGCTGGGTCACCGACAAGTTTGTGTAAGCGATTCAGGATTGGGTCGGCAATCTGTTTCTTTCGTCCATCTCCAATCTCTTGATAGAGCTTCCAGAAAGCCGCTGTTGAGATGTCTTTTCTCTTTTCGCAGTCAGCTATTGTCTTTTCAAGGAACTCAGGAGATGTAAACATTAAGCCCATCTGAATAACTGTTCCATTTGGTAATGCTTTCGCCGCTTCTCTCAAATAACGTTCCGTTTGAACGCCAGCTTCATCCTCTGTTTCAAAGAACTTCACCAATTCAGAAGCGAACTTGTTTTGTGTAAATCGGTCTTCCGTTCTCATTGCCTCAACCCAATCTAAATACGGCACATACTCTTCATTTCCGAAATCTAACACTACAAGCTTCTCTGGAGGTAATGTTTTGATAATCGCATCCGACATCCCTCTGTCAACTTCGTCAACTACGTCCAATATAACCGCCCCTTTACCCATCAGAGCGTTTTCAACTATAAAGTTAGCGGCGAACGTATCTTTTCCACTTCCCATAATACCAGAGCTTATAATTGGAAGCATAGCTTCATCAGGATTATCAGCAGGAAAGAACGTTTCAAACTCTTCTCCTTTATAGGAAGTTTTACCAAGGAAGACTCCAGTTGGTTTCAAGAACACATCAGGAATCCCAACTTCAGACCTTTGTAGCACATCCATTTTATCTCCATAAATCTTCTGAAGCTTTGAAGTTGGAAGTTGCATAACCTTTCCCAGCTCTCTATCACACATTATCATATAATCTGTATCGGCTACAGATAGCGGCGTCACCTTATGTTCACTTATTTCTTTATGAGCCATTTTAAAGAAAGAGCTTGAAGGATTCTCATATATAGTCGTTCTTATGAGAGCGTTGTTGGAATCCTTCAAATCATCAAAAGCATTCGTCAAAGATTTCATATTCATCGTTCTTCTCACTTCATCTGTACTATGACTTGCTACACGGATATTTGCTTTGAATACTGGAGCTGTCTGTTTATATCCAGTTTGTCTTGAAATCCCTCCCACTTCTCTTGTCTCTGCTGAAGCGTGGTTGACAACTATTTGTTGAGTTTTCTGTTTCTTGAACGCTATTGAATGAAGCTCTCTAAACATAAGAGACAATTTATGGAAAGCTATGTCACTCAATCCAAATAACGCTCCTATGACTCCATCTTTGGTGATTCTTAATCTTATTGGAGCTTTACCCTTCAATGTTTTCTTATGCCACTCTTCGCACTTGTAAGACCAGTAATTCATATCAGAGGGTTTAACCCTCATAGAGAACTTAAGTACGTCACCTTCTCGGATATCTTCAGAGCAAGCCAGTACATCTTGTACTGGTTGAGCTTGCTCCCCATAATCCGTTTTAATACTGAAGAAGTTATGTCTTTGTAAATTCATATCGGCTATGGTTGTATCATCATAAGGAATCGCTGTTTCAGAAACATCAACCTCCTCAATTGGAGCTTTCGGAAATGATTGTGTAAGTTTTAATAGTACAAAATCAGCATTCTCTTCGTAGCAGACCACATAGAAGCTTATTTCATTTTCTTTCATCATTATCTCATACCATATATAGTCTGTGGACGGTTTGAATACCATTTTGTACCCTTTCTTTTCCTTCTTCATAAACGTATCAGCCACTAAATTCTTCACGCCGCTCGTTACTTGTTGCATAACGTTCTTACTTTCTAGTTCAGCCACATCCTTGAAGAACTTATAGTTGGAGTGGTTTGTTATGGACTTATCTGGAACAATTTTAAAGCAAACCAGATTCTGTTTCTGTACTTCAAAGAGTTGAGGAATACTTCTCCAATTAGTTGAACTCATGACTAATCACCCGTATGATAGCACCCAACGCCCAAGCCATCATTCCCCACACATAAGGTTTTCCGTTGCCCCAAGCCATCGTTAGTATGAAGCAGCAAAGACCTACTGTTGTCAACGCTAAAGGACTGACTTCAAGTGTCTTAATAAACAACCAGTGAAATCCGTCTAACATCGCTTGACCTACTGGAGCAAATATTGAGTTGATAACTCCTCCATCGTTTTCAGCTATGTCTTTTATGTTATGAACGTGCTCATTTAGAAACCCTTGCGGGATTGTTACGTGTGGTGCGGTTGGGTCTACAAGTATTTCTGTTCCATCTGGAGCTGAAGTTGCTTCTGGTATCTTAAATTCATGTAATGGTGGCGGCTCTGGGTTTGGTTGTAGTATCTCTGAAGGAGATGGAAGTGTTGGAGATACTGGTTGACTCCCGTGAAGGTTGAAGTTGAATGGGTTACTGTTTTGTACAGGCGGCTGTTCTCTTAATGGTGCCAAAGCAATTTTAATCGTATGGAATCCGCTTTTCATTTCAATCACCATCCTATTATTAGTCTAACGATACTAATGATAATTCCACCAACCATAAGAAATTCAGCAATAAGTTTTACCTTTTTCATTTTATCTCTCCTTATAGTTGATTTAAGAAACCAATCCAAGCATCTACTTTTCTTGTTGTAATGTAACCAAGAGATAACCAGAACAATCTTTCCATCCCAATCTTCCCGTTACCAGTCATAATTGCGATACCAGCAATCATACCAAAGATTTTCGCTATTGGGTCAAGAAGTTCCAACAATTTATTTATAAGATGTTCCCATCCAACTTCTGAAGATGCGGCAACAGTCGTTACTGCCGTTGTAGCGGCGTATACTGCTAATGGAGGTACGGGAGCGTGGAAGATAGCGATAGTTGAAACAACGCCAACCTTGAATGCTAACTTGTAAGCGTTTTTCTTTCTTTCAGCTTTCTTGATTTCCTTCTTATTCAAAACCACTTTCTCCCCACGACAGAATGATTTGAAGTCTAACACTTCTTTATGCTTTTTCATTTTTTCTTCCCTCCAAGTTTGCTCTTTAGTATTAGGTAAGTCCCAAAGCTGACTGAAGCAAATCCCGTCAGATACACCGCAACTCCTACAATAGTCATTTTATCCCTCCAGTAATCAGTTGCTTAATATAAGATACGTTGTGGGTGCGTCCTATATTCCGCTTTATTTTAAAATTTATTTTTAGACAAAAAGAAAGGATTCCCGTTGATTACAGGAATCCAAGTATATCCACCAAGTGAGGGCAAAGTATCTCTAAAGACACCCGCTTAAAAGCAAGTGTATTCGCACGCTCGTGAATTCAACCCCATCTATTGTTAAAGTTTTTTGCAGAAAGTCAAAATTCAGGTCGTATAACTTTTATGCGTCAGGGCATAATAGAAGTAACCCACAGGAAAGGATGAGTGTTCTATGGTAGCAGGAGTGGAGTACATTATCATAGGCTATGTCCTCATGGCCATTGGAGAGTTCATAATTAAACTTTAAATAAAACAGGAGCAACTTCATCAGTTGCTCCTTACTTTTTCTTTCGCCGCTATTTGATTTAAGAGAAGTTTTCCCCAACGATTTAAAACGATTCTTTTTGCCACCGCATCGTTACTTACTATCTCAACCGCTTTAAGGAGAGAATACTTTTGTTTCAAGCCGCTCGCAAACTCTTCCTTCATGTTTACGTAATCTTTTGTTATTGTATCTAATCCTTGATTTATTAAGGAAGTTCTGTCTTTTGTATCCATAATGTATGTAGCACCAGTATTCTTATTCATAATTGTTAACGTAAACATATTAACCGCTCCTTTTTCCACTTGGTAATTGTTCTTTATTAACTTACAAGAACAATCATATTATAGCTTGTCCCAATAGTCAAGTGCTTATCCGTAAAATTTTGAAAATAAAAAGAGAGCAATTTTCATCGCTCTCTTCTCGGTACTTCGAACTTGAACAATACATCGTCTTCTGTCTCAAGTTCTTTTATATTCTCCAGTAAGATATCCATTTGTTTCAGATTCTCTTCAATCTCCAAGTTCTCCTCTTGAAGCTCCTGTTGTTGTCGTAGCTTCTTAACAAGAAAATGAAGCCTAGTGTGGATTGTACTAACGTTGACACCCTCTTCTTCCGCTAGTGAGTGAACGCTTCGTTTATCCCGTAGGATGGACAAGAACAGTTGTTTCTGTTTCTTTCCCATACTGAAATCATCGTCCCAGCTTAGTATGTTTATTAAATCTTCCAATTCATCCCGTTCTTCAAAACAATCTTTACCAAAAGTTATTTCATCGTTGGTAAAGCCTTCAACAACCGTTTCATTCTTTCGCAGTTTAATCGTCTTTGTAATAAAATGATATGTCCTTAGTTCTAACATTCGCTTGATATAGAAAGGAAAATCAACACCCACTCGTTTATTATATTCAACCACCAGTTTGGCGAATATACTGTTGATTTCTGACATTAAGTCCTCTTTGTCCTCAAGCTTGCTAAACATTGGATGAAAACGTTTATATGTGGCTAGAATTAAGGGACGGTACTTTTTCATCAGTTCCACGATATCCTTCATAGTTACCACTCCAATAATTCGATTGTGTCCATTCCACAGAGTACTGAAGCATAGTTTACTGAAAAGTAAAGATATCCTCTTTCACCCTCCAAATTGAACGTTTCCTTCTTTAATAATACGTGATGTTCATACGTCTTTTCGATTAAAACAAGTTGCGGCTGTTTGATATTGGGATTTTGTTGAGTTTTCCAAATAGCTATCTGTCCCACTATTTGCTCAAATTGATTTCTGTACATACCATAAGTGACGTCAGCCTGTGTCTTTCCTTTTATGGAATAGACATCTTTGTATGACTGTTCTAGGATTTCTTTTAAATATCCCATACTATCACTTGTCTAATCTGAATCTTTTAAACTGAGGAAACCGCAGCGACTGCGTACCCTTCTGGTTGCTAGATTCTTCTTGAGCTTCTACCTCAATAATTTTCCCAATGTATTCATTTGGATTTCTCCAAACATCATCACGCAGCTTATCTTTCATACCTGAAACATTTACAGTATTTCCTTTATATTCACATACAAACGCCCCAAGAGTATTCGCATACTTCCCGTGCGGGTCACCTTGCTCCACACCAACAATCTCTAAATCAAAAGTATCAACAGGCTTGATTTTTAACCAAGAACTTTGTTTACCTTGTTTATAGAAGCTGTCAGCATCTTTGACCATAATCCCTTCAAATCCGTTGTCAAGACAAACTTGATAGTATTCATCAATTTTAGGAGAATCACCTGGAAGTACATCTGAGAATGCCACCAAACGAGTGTCTTTCTTGTCTTCTTGTTTCTCAAAGATTTCTTTGAGTTGAAGTTTACGCTCTTTTAGTGTAAGTTTTGACTGGTTATCCCAGAACTCTTGTTCGTCAGCAAGATAGTCAAAGAAATTACAGTAAGCTTCTTTGCCTTCCGCATTAGCAAACGTTGAGTTTTGCATCTCAGTAAAGTGATTGTTTTTCCCTGTTAATTCTGCGTCATATACGCCATCAGGGAACTTCGCCAGCTCTTTCTCCAAGGAAGCAAACCCAACAATGATATGGCCATTTCTGGAGCGTATAGTGACAGTATCACCTTTGACGAAGATAACAGCACGATAGCCATCCAGTTTAGGCTCAATAATGACAAACTTGGCTCTCTTCTTGACCTTTTGCCAAGCTTTCGCTAACATACATTCAAACGTTGGAATTGTTCCAGGAATTATCTTGTTCACAGTCTTCGCTGAAACTCCAACTTTCAAGTCTCTTCTGATAATGCGTCCGTACCAGAGTTGTTCTGGTACGCTTACACTATTCATAAAGTTGTTAACGATTCCAATTGCTTCACCGCCTGTAAATGTTCTGTTGTTTAATTCCATCAGAATGCGGTCTAGCTTGGCGAATGCTTCCTCATTAATAGTTTTACTTGGATCAGCAGTTACTTCACCATATTCCTTCAATCCAAAGGTGATAAAGTCATTGAATGTTAAGAAGAAAATTCTTCTAAGCGTTTCATTGTCTTTTCCCTTTTCTAAAATGGCCAACTTTTCATTCTTTTTCGTTGTACTTCCCAGCTCGTCAAGAAGTTTGAACGCTTGTTCTAACAAATGAAACATCCCCTTTAGCCCATTTTTACGATGATTTTGTCCAATCCTTCACGTTTGCGTTTCTCTTTACGTTTAACAGACATATACTCATTCACGAACTCCAATACTTGCGATTGGTGAAGGAAGAATAAGCGATGTGCCTTTTTCTCGTGTAAGAAGTTCTTAATTGACTGACTTGGTTTCCAGCCAACTACTTTACCTGTGAACCCGTGAGTGTCATACTGTTTCAATGTGTTCTCTAGTTCAGAGGTAATGTTAAGAAAATCACTGAATCGTAAAGCATCTTGACTCTTCAGTCCATTATGATTATACGCTGTAAACGTCCCTACATAAAATCCTGTTTTGCCTAATGGAGCCAAATGAATTACTACACCACCTGGGTATGCATCGTGATTATCATATTCTCGTAATTCCCAATGGAAACTTCTCATAGCGTTATCCACCGTCATAGTGTTATCCATATACTTATCATGTTGTTCATTATTCATAATCTGTCCCATATCTCATATCCCCTTTATTAGTTCAAATTTTTAAATGGTTTTGACCAAGTTTTCAGTTGTTTCAAAATACTTACCATCTGTTTTTCCATCAGAAACTCTTTTACTTTCTTCTCATCAAAGGATTCTTCTTTCTCAAGCTCCTCCAATACATAAGGCTCAAGATGTTCCATCGGAATTCGTTCCATATTCATCAAAGCATCATTTCTGTCCAGAATCTCAATATTGTCAAATATCTTCGCAAATGATTTCTTTTGAATTAGGATTGGTTTTGCTCTCAGAATCCCTTCAATGCTTCCAAACTCTTTTAGAAGTTTCATAGCTCGTACTTCACCAATACCAGGAATCCCAGGAATCTCATCACTAGAATCACCAACAAGCTTTCGCATCTCCAAATACTGTTCTTTAGCAATCCCTTTCTCTTCCTCAAAGTTATCAGGAGTGTAAAGAGTTTCTTTGTATGGAGACCAAACAAAAACTCTATCGGACACAAGCTGAAGCATATCTTGGTCAGTCGATACTACTACACATTTTTCTTCTACACTTTTTGTAACTGTATAGATAAGGTCATCAGCTTCCCAATCGTAAATCTGTAAGGACTTAATACCAAAGTAAGGTAGCGTGTTCTGAAGCGTGTTCATTTGATTCTTGAATGCTTCATAATCCGCTTTTTCTTCTGGTGTTTTCTCCTCTTTGCGTTTGTGTCTCTTTTCCTTGTAACCTGAGTATATATTCTTTCGGAATACGCTTGAAGAGATATCCCAAGTGAAAACTACACGCTCAAACTTCTCTTCAATTCCTAGTTGTTCTGACAACGCATCATAGATGTGATTGTGATATCCATCTTCTGAAGGTTTGAGATAAGACTGAACCATTTGTAGTGAACCGTATATTGCGCCAGTCTTCTCTCCTTGCTTCGTCACCAAGTCTTGAGTCTGATTGGCACGAGCAGCAAGGTTGTTAGCGTCAATTACTAAAATCATTTTATAACCTCCTCTTTCATCTTACACATAATAAAACGAGTCCCACATAAAATTTTCTCCTATTAACATAGTATTTTCCCATAACCTTACATTGTTGTTGTATAGAAACCATAGATTGATAAGTATTCATACACATCGACTACAGAAGTGTAATTGAGAACGGATTCTCTCACATCGTCTTCTAAACGTTCACTCGTACAGATTAAGCAGTCTGTGCTATGGGAAGCGAACACTGAAATACAGTTGTCCTCTGTAACCCACTTCTGTAGGATTCCCAAAGCTTCTGGTGGGATTGTTTCATATCCTTTCTTCAAATATCCAAATCCATATTGTTCCTCAAAAACATCTTTAACAATAACCGCTCTCATATCAATTCTCCTTCCAAAATAAAAACGCCTGTTCTCACAGGCGTTCTCTTTATAGAGCTTCCCAAACCCAGTCTGAACTCAAATTATCGCTTGCAGATGGAACCCAAGGTGTAAATGTGTCACCCGTTTTAATGATTAAATACGGATTAAATTTACAGATTGTTCCTTCAGGTAGTCCTGTTGCTTCAGCAGTGTTCTTATTGATTGCAATCCCATTCGGATATCCTTGTTGATAATAAACCGCCAACCCTTTTCCATTCCAACCATTTCGATAGATTTTACCACCTTGTGTTTCTAATAGATGTAAAACTTCATAGTATTTCAATCCTTCAGCTTTCTTGAAAGCATTGATTGTGATTGTTTCAGCTACCAGATTGACGTTTGTTCCCATTTCAAGCATCGTATCGCCTACTTGACTTGTAACAGTAACTTTTGATTCAAAATTCTCTTTTTCGTTTTTCATTATAGATTCCTCCTACATTGCACTTAATGTGTCATAATATTTCTTTGCTTCATCAGGATTCTCTTTCAAGAATACACGTGCATCCGCTTTACGATACTTTTTACCATCAATTTCATACCAACCTGATGAAGTTCCAAAGATTCCTTTTTCAAGTCCTTTATCAAGTAATGCACCCATTCCATCAATACCTCCATGAATTGGGTCGAACACGATGTTGAATTCAGCTTTCTTAAATGGAGGAGCAACTTTGTTTTTCTTCGCAGTCGTAATACATTTAATCCCAGCAACTTCGCTTCCTTCTTTGTACTGACCAATTTTAATAACTTCTAAACGTATAGAAGCATAGAACTTCAACGCACGTCCACCAGGAGTGCTTGTTTTCTCACCGAATGTAACGCCCACTTTGTCACGTACTTGGTTAATACACATGAAACAAATCTTTTGAGTGTTGATTAATGGATTAATCTTTCTGAATCCCTGAGACATAATACGTCCGTGAACACCCACATTGTGGTCTCCATAGTCACCTTCAACTTCAACCCTTGCAGCAGTAGCGGCTACTGAATCCCAAACAATTAAAACTGGTCTATCTGGGTCTTTCTTACGAATTGTACCGATAATCTCCTCAATAAATTCAAACACATCCTCCATCGTTTCTGGCTGTGCATAAATCATCTTCTTGAGGTTAACGCCAATTGTCTTCGCACGGTTTCTATCAAGAGCGTGCTCAGTGTCTAAGAAGATAGCAATTCCACCCATCTTTTGTATCTCAGCAATAGCGTGTAATGCAACAGTTGTTTTACCGTTAGACTCTGGACCATATAATTCAACAACACGTCCTAGTGGCCATCCACGTCCACCACTTAACACGTCATCAATATCAGGGTGTCCAGAAGGAATCCAACCGTTAACTTGCGCATGCGTAGCATTTTCTAGTGTCATGGCAGCTCCAGAATCCTTCTTGTTCAAATCGACAATTATGCTACTAATTAGGTCATCATCTTCGTCATCTTCAGCATCTTGAAGCTTATCGGCGGCATTGGACTCTTTTTTGACTTTAGTAGTATCTTTCTTTGTGTCTTTAGTGATTGGTTTTCTTGTTACCATGTTTACACTCCTTTGTTATTTAAGGCTAAAAGAGAGGGTGACAAGCGTCACCCAGTTATGTTACTTTTTATGTTTGTTTAAAATGTTAGCGATTTCGTTTTCAACGTCATCAAGTTCTTCACCTTCATCATCGTCGTCATCGTCATCTTCGTCATCAATGTCGTCATCGTCATTTTCGATGTCATCATCGTCTTCTTCTTCAACTTTTTTTACTGGTTTTTTCTTTTCATCTTTCTTTTTCTTTTTAGGCTTTTCTTCTTTCTCTTCCTCTTCTGACTCATCGCCTTCCATAATTTTAACGATTTCGTCATACTCTTTAGCCTTTGTTAACGCTTCAATGTCGTGAAGCTGTTCATCTAAGTCATCAATATCATCAACAGGAGCTTCGTTTGGAAGGACTTGTACAGTATACTCTGTTTTACGTCCTTTACCTTTACGAGTGATTGTGATATTACGTCCTTTCACAGCGTGAGTGACGTCACCGATATCAGGGTCACATACAGCAGTTAGGATTTCTTCAAACACTGTAATACCTGAACCATAAATAAGCGGCTTTTTAAAGTTATCATCTTTCTTTGTAAGTGTTTCATCAAACACGTTGTAGTAATATTTAGCCACAGCACGAATATCTTTTGCCAATGCTTTGTCATCTTCATCTTTAGATTTTAATAGAGCTTCACGAAGTTCACATACAGGGCAATCATCGTGTCCAGCAGCTTTACGGCAAACAGTTTGTTTGTTCTTGTCTGGTCCAAGATTATAGTGAATTGCTGTTTCAGCAAAGTATTCTTCTCTTTCACCCTTTGGAGGTAATACACGAATTTTGTTTCGTCCATCTTTAGGAGACCACCAAGCAAAGTCTCCGCCTTGGTTTGCAGTTTTCTCTTGTGTTTCTTTTAATTTCTGACGTAATTTTTCAATATCTAATGCCATTATGAATCTTCCTCTCTGTTTTTAACTATTGCGACAAGTGGGCTTATGACGCAAACAACGACTCAGGGCACGTATTCTATATATCAAACGGGAGGAAGGACAAACAGTTCACATCCCTGAGCCTGTGTTTACGCCATAAGCTATTGTCAACAATTATTTATTTTTCTGAATAACTTTTTTAGCCATTTCTTTCTTCATTGTTAACTCAACATTATCATTCTCTTTTCTCACCATAGCTCCAAGACTTATTAGAGCTTCCATACGGTGGTCAAAGGCTTTCATAATTTTGTCAAGTAGCTTGAATTGCTTAGTTGCTTTAATATAACGGGATTGTTTCTTTTTATACTCCTTGTCACACTTTACTTTCCTTGTAACAAGTCCTTCCGTTATTTTGATTCCATCAAGGTCTAACTCTTCACGAGCACGAATGTCAGCATGAAACTCTTCTTGTTCCATTTCAGCCTTCGCATTCTCCATTTTCTCTCGTGCTACTTCTGTAAGTGTTCCCCACCAAGCATATTTCCCTGGTTGGTCAATGTATCCGCCATTGATATTAAATTTATCTATGATTAATTCATCTTTGGCGTTGAAATGATGTTCTTTATCCCCAACGAGCACCGTCACATCTATGTCAAGTGAGTCAAGCTCTATTTCTATGTTTGGCATCCGTCACCAACTCCTCTCTTACATCTTACATATAATAAAACGGGTGATGTGAAAAGTTTTCTCTTGGGGAACATAGATGTTAGACTAAACTCATTCTTTTTGAGTGTATAACCTCTTTAAACCCACGAGCAACCCAGTATTTTCTATACTTTGGTGTACATTTCACTTCTATGTCGTGTTTCTCATGGTACATAACATAGGCTTCACGTTTCTCTTTTAATGAGTCCAGTGCTGTATATCTTCGTAGCATCTACATTCCCCTCCTTCACATTAACTTGCTTTTGCGTGGTCTTTCAAGTTCTTCTCGTGTTTCTTCTGCCATTTTTCGTCAATGTAATCGAATACATTGTCATACTCATCTAAATCTTCCAATTTGTTTAATCCAACTAAATCTCCATAGTTACGTCCAATCTCAATATCCGCAACTAATGGAACATTAATCCAATCAAAGTGAGGATATTCCATAATTCCTTTTACAATCTCAATAACTTCCTTAAGTTCTGGAATGTAAACATCAAGCACAATACTATCGTGTACTGTAATAACAATCATTGACTTCATTCCAAGTTCTTTTAACTTCTTGTCAATCTTAATGAGCGATGTTACTGTAATATCTGAACCTGTAGATTGAATAGGAGCATTTACAGCCTGTCTCATACAATCTCCAACGATACTACGTTTGTTTGAGTCAACACCAGGAAGCCTTCTATGACGTCCTGTAAGCGTTTCTACATATTTATGCTTCTTAACAAATTTGGCTGTATCGTCAAGCCATTTCTTCACACCAGAGAACTCAGTGAAGTACGCATCAATGAACTCTCTCGCTTCTTCAACAGATACTTTCATATCTTGTGCTAGTGAATATTCACCTTTTCCGTAAATCAAGCCAAAATTTCAATATTTATATATTGTATAAGCATTTAACTTACACATTCTATATGTTTCCATATAGTTTAGACTATATCTTCACCGTAAGGTGCTGGGCACTCGTGGATGGATTATCGTTTTGCCTAACTCACCATCTAGTCGTTGAACCTTCTCCATACTTTAAAGGCTTTCAGGAGCTTGGATGCTGATTGTCCAATCATCTTGTTTTTCAAACATTCACGTTTACCGTTTCCAGTTACGTTGTAGTACAAGAAGCTCTAAGGAGTTTCCAGCAATTCACCCAGTTTATTTAAAAGGCTGCAAATTATATATTGGCTATTATTGTTCCATCTTCTCCTCTTATTATGTGTTCGTTATGATGACAAGGTTTGCAAAGTATCTCAAGGTTGGAAAGCTCGTTGTTGTCTCGGTTTCTATCCTTGTGATGTACGTCTAAAGTATGCAAATCCCCATCTTTCCCGCAACGATTACATTTATGAGAAAAGTTTTCGAAAGCGAGCTTTCGATATTTAGAAATATTTTGACAAAGGTCACAACGTTTTTGATTGTTACCTGTTTTTGTAAAATGTTTCCCACAGGTTGGACATTTAATGAATGGCACTCTATATATTTTGTATGACTGGTCTCTTCTGTTATTCACTTTATTTCGACACTCACTGCAATACTTCTGGTTGTAAGCTGAAGGGTTGAAGTCTCTTTTACATTCGTTACAAGAGACTACTTTGTCCAATAGTCTCCCCTTTTGACTTCTCCCTTTTTTCTTTCGTTCTTCTCTACACGTATTGCAGTATTTTTGAGTTCCAATCTTCGCTTTAAATGTCTTTTCACAGTTTTTACAAATTTTGTCGTATTTCGCCACATCAAAAGTTCTAATCATATTTGTTCTCTTCATCATTATCACCTCATAGTTAATATGAAAGTAATATAGAGAACAAAAGCCAAAGATTTATTTAGCTTACAGCCTTTGCTTTTGTACGGTCATCGTCTGTAACTTCTTCTATCGGTTTCTTCATAGAGATACTAGCAGCATATATGTGTAAATCATGACCATCTCTGTACGCTTGAATTAATCGTTCATCACCAGAGAATATCGCAGCAATACGAAGTTCCAGCTGAGAGTAATCGGCTTGTAGGATGAGTCCTTCATCTCCATAGCGGCTTACGAACATCTTTTTAATTCCATACTGATATTCGAACGAGTACGGGTTGTTTGACTTCCTTGGGAAGTTCTGAGCATTCGGTGCTTCTGATGCTAAACGTCCTGTAACCGTACCATGTAACATAAAGGTTGGATGTACCAGTCCATCTTCCCCAATCCAAGTACGAGCTGGTTTGATATATGTTCCATAAACTTTATCCAATCTTCGCCACTCTGACAGCAAGCTCGCTATTGGATGTTTGTCCTTCAAGTACTCTAGTGTTTCTTTACCTGTAGACAAATCTGAAGTCTTTGGCTTGAACTTCTTATCTTTTCTCTGAAGCTCTTTCGCTTTGTCTGTCAAGAAAGGTGTTTCCAATCCTAACTTATCAAACAATAACTCTCTTAATTGAGCGGTTGAACCAAAGTTGAAATTGAAGTTCTTATATTTGTTGTACTTAAGTATCTCTTTGTCACGTTCATCTTTTGGTTTCTTCATCTCTTCTTGACGAATTTTGAACAGATTATGTTTCTCTCTTTCTATCTGTACAACCTCAGGGAACTCTCGCAGCTTCTCTTCGATTTTAGCCATACGAGCAGGGAATGCCTCTTCATACTCTGCAAGTCGCTCAGGATTCAAGCGTATGCCGTTAGATTCAATGTTTCGTAACATATAAGAAGCTTCCAACATAATCTCTTTGAATACAAAGTCCCAAGCTTCATTTTCTTCAAGGTGTTTCTTGAACGTCATATAAAGTCGGAACGTACAGTCAACATCGGCAGCGGCGTATTCTCTTAAGATTTCCCAAGGAATGTTGTCATAGTTATGTTGCATCGCTTCTGGAAGAGTTTTCTTGAACTCATCAAGGTCGTTATCGTAACCGCCCATATCAGTATGTTCCCAAGCTAAATCTTTAAGCCCGTGTCCACCACGTTCTTCTGAAACTGTAAGATAATGACATAACATTGGGTCGAATGCGAAGTTTGCTACATCAATGTTATATTTAGCAAGTAGCCACTTCATATCGAACTTACCATTATGTGCCATTTTCTTAATCCGTTTGTTTTCCAGTAGCCGCTTAATTAATCCTTTAACTTTATCAAGTACCATTCCTGGCCAAGTAAACTCTTGATGTTCAAGCGGAATCGTTACACCACGATGCGTTCCATCTGTTAGAGAGATACAGACAATTTTCTGATTCTTCAGAAATGGGTTTAAGCTCGTGGTCTCTAAGTCAAAACAGTTCCATTCGGCTTGTTCAAGTCTCTCAATCTCTTTTTCCACGTCTTCGTACGTTTCCAAATAGTTATAATTGACTGACTTTCTTGTTAAAACATCTCGTCCTTTTTCAGCCAACTCTTTTAAGTTCTGAAGGTCTTTCGCAAAGTTCTTTGAGTGTTTCGGCTGAGTGAATAAGTTTTCTGGGTGAATGATTGGGAAAATGATATAATCATCTGTCTCAACCGCTTTCCCTCTGTACTTTGTAATCCCTGTCATACCATAAATCTTTTTCAAAGATACATTCCCCAAAGGTACGATGATATCAGGCTTGATGACTTTTAGTTCTGCTTCAAATATTGGACCACATTCCTCAATTTCTTCTTTTACAGGAGGTCTGTCATCATCCAAAGCATACTTCACATATCCTGTGAAGTAACATTCCTCTTTGGGGTCAATTCCTAACTGTTTAAGAGCTGCCTTAATGAGCTTCCCAGCTCTACCTGTCATATACTTCCCTTTGGCATATTCCTCTTCAGTAGGAGCATCAGCAACAAACATTATCCTAGCAGATTTCTTCCCTGTACCAAATAACGGTTCATCTTTTAGTTCATCAATGGACATTCAATCAAATCTCCTTTCTTTACTCTACATAATAAAACGGAAGACTGCATAAAGATACTCCTGGAAAACAAGAAAAAGGCACAGAGCTTAGTGTGCCCTGTGCCTTTTATGAACCAATAAACTATTCAGCTTTCTTTTTCTTTTTCTTGTCAAGGAAGTCTTGTACATTTAATTCTTCCACAGCTTTATCTAAGTGTGAACCAGATTTAATTTTAACAGCCATTTTAGGAGCAATTTCAAGCTCTTCATTTGTTTGAGGATTGAATCCTTTGCGTCCAGAGCGTGCTACTGGTTCAGCAGTGATTAATCCTGCAATTTGTACTTTTTCTCCAGCTTCTAAGCCAGCAGCGATTGATTTACCCACTAATGATACTGCGATGTTTGCTAATGCCTTTGTCATTTTTCCACTTTCATCTAATTCCACCATTTTGTCTAATAAGTCTGCACGATTCATATTAAAAACCTCCAATAATTTGTTTTAGTTTAGTTTATATCTATATGAAAGCCAGTTAGCTGGCTGTGTTCCCTTGTAGCCATTTTACAAAGTCTGCTGGATTGTTTCGTAGGATATATGTTACCCAAAGCATTCCATAGTTGGCTTCATCGCCGACAGTGTCAACTTTACTTTCACCAACTTCATCGTCTTTGCTATGAAGTGTCATATTTTCCAGTCTGTCAAACTTACGTGCCATATTAAAGAAGATATCTTGTTCACCACGTTTACACCAAGAACGTCCATAAGAGCCTTCTTTGCTGTATTGTAGATGAGATAAGGACACGAATGCTAAAGTCATCAATGCGTTGTCCTCTCTGAGTTCTCCTTTGTTACCAGCGATAGTTTGATGTACAAGAGCCGCTTGTTGAAGTAATCTATCAACATTGCTGTCCTCTTGAACTGGAACATACTTTTTATACAATTCATATACTTCTTCGCTATTGACCACTGGTCTTTCATCTCCTTCATATTATATTCTGATTATAGCTGAATCATTCTCTTTGCAAAAGTCTTTTGAAGAACTTTTTGTATATCTTTCCAATCAACTGTGGACATGTACAGGTTTCTGTCGTCAATATAAATGTCCGCTCCAACTTTTCGTGCCACCTTTGGGTGGTACTTTTTCTTGACTTCAGGTAACTGGTCATTAACTGCTGCGAATAAATCTAACATATTGTGTTGTTTCAGAAACTTCATCGCTTCATAAAGGCTCTCCGCTGTACGACAAGTCCATAAAACCAACACAACATCCTTTCTATTCGCTAACCAAGTTAACACCTCTTTACAGTGAGGACGAAGAGTCATCTGGTGACTCATCGCCTTCTCCTCTGTAATTGTTCCGTCAAAATCAACCGCTATAACAAATTTATCTGGTAAAAATTCCAACCGCTCCACTCTCCTTTTGTTTTTACACTCGCTTCCCTTCAATATAACGGATTTTATCAGCAGAATAATGAACATATAGCTCTTTAAACGTTGAAGAATCTGCATAGAACTTATGAAGGAAGAACAAGCAAGATAACTTCCACTGACAATCTTTCATTTCTGATAACACTTGAATCATTAAGCCAAACTGTTTTAACTTATGAGCACGATACGCAATCATAGAGAAAACATTTGTACGGAAATACTCGTCAGGAATTGCTGTTGCAAAAGCCATAATCTGTTCTTGTACTTCAATTTGCTCGAAAGCAGCATCATTATGAAGTGTTTCAACAAATCCTTGATTAAATAGTACATCCAAGAAAGCAGTTGTTTCTTGTAATGTGGATTTAATTCTTGGCTCGTTTTCAAACGTGAAATGTTTTACTTCTGGAGCTTCAAGTTCATCCCCTGTTAACCCGTATGCCTTTTTGATTTTGTCTGACTCTTTATATCCATAATCCTTTAAATAGATATGTAATGAGTCAGTAACTTGGTTATATGTTCCCACTTCAATTCCTAACCAAGAAGCAACCATTTCTTGAAGCGTAGCAAACTGACATAAGTTCGCTCCAAATGTTCCGTAATGTAAGTCATTACTTCTGTTATAGACTGTTAACTGAAGTTTGTTTTTACGGATTTTAAAACAAAGAGTCATATTACAAGGGAAGTCTTTACCCTCATAACTTGAGTTGTCAAACATCGGATTCCAAATTTGAGCAACCGCTTGTCGTGTATCCCAGTCTTTAAGTAGTTTCTCATACACATCTACCAGTTGGTCAATAGGATTGATAATTTGGCCAGTCAAGTCGTTCTTATTCCAAAAGCGTAGTCGTTCCCCATAAGGAGCGTTAAAGTACACGCCATCATCAGAGAACTCGCCCATATTCTGGTTGTACTTAAGTAAGAACTCAACGTCAGAACGTCCCGCAGAAATCCAAAGAGCTTCTGCTTGTTGGAAGAATGGGTTGATACGTCTATCCTCCAAGAAAGTAACACGGTTCAGAGGGTTTGTGAACTCAACAATTACGGGACGTAATTCTTTGATGTCTTTTCCTCTTGGAGCAACAATGTCTCCTTCGTTTTCTAATGCAACGAACGCATCCATATAAAGCTGTGATGAATTGTCATTTGTAAAGATTTTACCCATAGTTTGAAAAACTCCTTTCAGTATCTCTTACACCTTAATAAAACGGATAAGTGAAAAAGTTTCTCCTGAATACATAAATTATGTGGAAAACCTTAACTTCATAAAAGATTCCCACAGTAAACCCTATGTTATAAACTAGGAGGTGATACCATGGGTGCGGGTAAATACATTCCAGGTTTAGGAAAGATTTTCAAAATCGGTAAAGATGAGATTGAACCATCTGCGTTAGCAGGCAGTGGCGATACTTCTGCTTTGGAAGCAAGAATCAAGCAACTTGAAACTGATTTAGCTACTGTTAAAAGTACAGCTAACAGTGCCAACTCCACTGCTACTACTGCCAAATCAACTGCAGATACTGCTAAATCTACTGCTGACACTGCGAAGTCTACAGCTGATAGCGCAACAACGAACATCAACGGTTACAAAACATCCAACGACGCTAAAGTCACTGGCATTGACAACCGTGTTAAAGCATTGGAAGCAAAATAATGAGAAAAGGAAGCTCATAGGCTTCCTTTTCTTTATTTACATAAATTCTTCACCAAATCCCCCATTCTTACGCTTCTGCTGGATATTCTCAATAATTCTTACAGTTGTGTTAAAACGTTCAGCAATGACCACCTGAGTGAGCTTTCCTTCCATTAGTAATAAAACAACTTCATAGCGTTCTTTGTAACTTAATGTTTTGTTTCCTTTCGGAACAAATGGAATATATTTCTCATCCATGTCTGGGTCAATATGACTCCAAGTTCTTCCATTCTTTATACTTCTGATAGTTCCTTCATCATGACCAAGTTCCCTCGCCACATCTGCTGCTGTTTTATCTGGTTGTGAATGGAAAATTCTTTTTATGTGAAGAGCTTGCTCAACAGTTAATGTGGGAGCGTTTACTGTCTTATGTCTCTTTCTTCTTTTCATATCATCCATATTATCTTGGTGCGTTCCCAGTTCTAAATGTTCTGGATTGATACAAAGACTGTTATCACACTTATGTCTGACAACCACACCATTTGGTATTGCTTCCCCGTGAGTAATAAACCACACATAGTGCGTGACTGTTAGTCCCTTTCCTTTGTTTCCTCTGGCTTGTGGATAATTACTTCTGCAAACTCTGGGATAACCACTCACCGATATCTTATGACTCACGCACTCCCAACAATCTTTATTCTTAATATATTCTATCGGTTTACATATTTTCTTAACATCGTTCGGCTCTTGTAATGTATATGTTTTCATTAAAAATCCCTCCTGGGTAATATAAGGAGGGATTTCAAAATTATACTCTTGGTTTCAAGTTGTCAACATCTGGAGTTCTTAGTTTCATCTTTTTCTTTGGACGTTTTCCTTTTGCAAAGTCATATCCTCTTTCTGTACAGTAAGAGTTGAAATACTTCTGACTTTCGCAGAACCATCCTTCAAAACAACGTAAATCCAGTTCAGCATCTTCGTTTTGATATTTGTATTCAAGTCCTAACTTCTCAAACATAGCGTTGGCAACACTTGCTGTAAAGAATACAAGTTCAGTATAAGACATATTACCTTTGTTCTCAAACACATAGTCAACACCCTTTTTGCAACCTGGCCCGCAATTCGTCCAATAATCCGCTGTCCAGTTAACAAAAGGAATATCAGTCATTTCTTCAACCATAGCTAAATCCAAGCACACTTCATAAGAGTTAAACATTCCAACAGCAGGAACTCGTGTCAGATAGTTGACTACTGATTCCATGTTATTCTTTTTATTGAATACAAAGTCAGCAATCTCATCTAAGTTGTCAATTACATATTGTAACAGACAAATAGCATTCTCTGTTTTGTCGCCGCTCTTTTCTTTATCTGGATTGGCTGATTTTAAATCGTTTACAAAGTAAGCGTCAGTGAAGATTGTTTTTCCTTGACGTTTACGTTCTCTCAGGTTGGCTTTTGCTCGTTCCCAATCAGATGAGAATGTTTCTGGGTGAATGTATCCGATTATATCCCATGTTTCAGGTCGTACAAACAAGCGATAGATGAAAGTGTTTAACAGAAGATACTTTCTTGACTCATCTGTATCCTTTAAGTTTGGAAGAACGTTATCAATGTAATGTAACGTTACACGGTCAAGCTTTCTGTCAACATTAGTGAAATGATATGTTCCCATGATTGGGTCTGTTGTCCAAGGCTTTGGCTCCTGCTCCATAACACGTTTGTACCAGATATTTTGACGTTCAACCATATTTCTGAAGTACATTTCAAAGAAAGTTACTCCTGTTTCTGGGTCAACACGCAACTTTACATCATCATTAGGTGTATTAATGTATTGTTCTTCCCAGTAAGGTTTATTTTCACGATTTAACGAACGCAAGAAAGCTCCATCAGTTTGTTTCATTTCAATTCCTCCTTATAATTTGTTTACATAGTATGTCTTTACAATATGACAAATAGTTACTTCTTCTGAGTACATACCGCCAGTCTCAATAGACTCGGCTTTGTAAGTGGTTCCAAGGTCTACAATTTCATATCGAACGTTGTCAATTGTTATTCTTTCCCCAACCATATGTCTCATATCCGTTAGCGATTTAGATGTAAACGACATCACATCTTTATCTTCGCACATGAATATAATAGTATGTTTTACATTCTCAATTGGTTGTATCTTCAATTCTGTCACCTCATCTCGAAAATTCTTTTACATAGTTTAAGAATTGTTTTAAAGTGTCCTGCTTCTTGATAGAACTATTATCAACGACTATACTGTTTAATCCTTCATTTGCGAACTTCTCAGCGTTACGTTGTACAGTTCTCCACTTTCCTTCAATCTGTTCAACTTTGATTTTATGGAAAGTATCAGGAGAACGTCCTTTAATACGTTCTAAACAAACTTCAAAAGGTGGTAAAAGGTTGTATATGAGAATGTCTCTATGTGGGCTTTGTCTCTCTTCCAGCTCTTTAAATAGATTTAAGTATGTTGAGTAAATCGTTGAAGAAATTACACCCTCCATAAGTATGCTGAAAGGAGTCTCCCATAATGATTCAAGCGTTTGTAGTGTCTCCTCATTCCCTTTAAATCCATCCAAGCCGCCTGTCTTCGTTCTGTAACGTCCCATTGCTACAAATCCGAATGAAGGGAAAACAGTTGCTCTATCTTTTCCATCAATCGTGAATATAAATGCTCCTCTGTCTTCTGCTAACATAGATAGTGGAACTGTAGATTTTCCTGAACCATTACATCCTCTAATATTAACAAGCATTAGTCCTTTGCGGTACTTTATTCTGCCGCCGCAGTTTTGTTTCAATGTTTCTATGAACTCTGATACTTCAATTCGTTTTAGTTTGATAGAACTTCGTTCCATTTTATCACCTCTAGTATCAATCATAGTTTCACCTCCAACGAGTTAGTACATAATAAAACGTTGGAGGTGAAAAGTTTTCTCCTATTCTTCAGTAGGTTGAAGTCCACTATAATGAGCCTTGTCTAACACGTTGAGCTTTGCTTTACTACCTACAAGGAAGCCTTCAATGGTTTGTAAGAATGCTTGTTTGTAGTCTGGTTTAACAACCCACATATCGTCAACTTTTTCATAATACGTCATAACCTTCTCAAATAGCTCTTCATCTTTGAGTTGGTCTTCAAGCTCTGAAATCTCTTCTGGAGTGAATGACGCAAAGCTGACTTCAATCATTGGAGTCCAATTCTTCAGTTTGTCTACAACTGAAACGACATCCTGTCTTGATACAATCCCAGGAATAATAGGTGAGATTGCTAGAATTGTATAAACGCCAGCATTGAAGCACTTAATAAAGCTCTCAATGATTTGGTCTGGTGTATGAGCCTTCTTCGTTGGATAGACTGACTTCCATTTGTTGTTATCCATAGTGTTCAGATGAACTCTGACTTCACTCTGTGGATGTTGAGCTAATGCTTCCACAGCCCAATCGGGGACAACTCTTCTTGTTTCAACAGAAATTGGAATGTCATGTTTTACGCAAAACTCAAAGATTGGTTGAGTTGCTTGATGACGTTCCTCACGATAATGGAAAGGTTCAATTGGGAAGTAACACTCATCGTAACGTTGTCCAGCATCAAGATTCTGCTTCAGAAGTTCGCCATAATGTTTGTTCACACGTTTACTTCCATACGGTGCTGCAACAAAGATTCCTGAGCTTCTTTCCGTTTTAATTGGTTGTCGCACTTCCTCTTCCTCCTGTTCAGGTTCTTCCTGCTTCTGTGGTTCTGGTTGTTTCTCTTCTGGCTCTTCAAATTCTTCCTCTACTCTTTTGGCTTCATCTATTTCAGCCATAAGCTCAGCATACGTTTTTCCCTGCGGAGGTTTCACAGTTATTGCTTCTTTATCTTCTTTTTCAGGTTTGGGTTTATGAACAATGTTATCTAATATCTCGTTAACATCATCATCTCCATCCTCTTCTTCATCGTCGTCATCATCGCCATTCCCAGCCATCTGCTCCATTAAACTTGCGATAAAGTTGTCTGGCTCTTCTGACTGTTCTGCTTTCTTCTCTGGCTGTTTCTTCTCTTCTTTGACTTCTTCTTCAGGAGCTTCTTCAACCACGTCCTCCTCTTCAACGTCACAAGGCTCTGGTTGAGGCTCTGGCTTTGGTTCTTCCTTAACCTCTCCTTTTGGCATATTTACAGGAGCTGACTTTGGTGGGAGAACTAAGTCATTGTATTCAGAAATCAATAGGATTTCTTTGTCAAGTTTCCCTAAAATGCTTTCAAACTCAGATTTATTCGCTCTTTGAACTCCATTTAATGAAGCTACAAGAACAAGTTGTTGAAGTTCTTCTGGAAGAATATCCAAGTATTCTCTGTAGTCCATGTCAGTCGTTCCAGAACGTAGGATATAATTGACAACCCATTCTACACATTGCACACGGAAGATTCCATCAATGTCAAGAATCGCTTGTTTAATAGTATAGTTATCCACATACTCCAATGCACGTTTCGTAGGTCTAGAAACAATACCTTTCTCAAGCATCGTTCCAAGGACTCTGTGAGCAATTGTCATATCTGCTACTTTCATAGCTTTTACCCATTCTTTGTAGTATTGAGATTGTAACATCTCTATCTTCTTGTCACCTTGTTCAAAATCACCATAACGGAAGTCTTGTTCAGCAAGCTCCTTCAGTAACCACTCACGCTCAAAGTCTTCCTTCGTTTTGAAGACTGGGAACTCTCTTTCTTCGTAATAATGTTTAATCCATTTGTGGTTCTCCCAATATGCATAACGGGCTGCCCATCTCTCTTTATCCCGTCCAAAGTTCTTCTGCCACAGACGGTTGATTGTGAAAGTCATTAAGCCGCTACCCTTTTTCATGTGTCCGCCAATCCATTTAGAAGGTTCAGCAAATCGGAATAAATCATCATAGATATGTCCATCCCATACTAGTGAACGAGAATAAACATTGTTTGTGATACCTTTGGATGAGTAATTGAAATGCCAAGTTAATGGGCAAGGAATCCGTTGATGTTGAGAATCGCTCCAACGTTTCATTTCCATAAGTTCTTTCTGGATGTATCTGCGTCTTGTATATTCTAACAAGTCACGCTCATAATGCCAGAATGTAACAATCCCTTTGTCATTCCCTTTATCTTGTAGCAGAAGGTCTTTTACAGCGTGTAACTGACCACGTCCTCCAACACGTTGCATATTCTGATATGAAGTGTTAGGAAAGATTTCATCACGCTCCATCATAATATCAAGCTGTGTTCTATCGTGTTCAGGTCGCCCAGTTTCAAGTCGGTAGTCCCAATCAGTCGTTCCGTGCCCTTTTACACGTGACATACGTCTTTGGTCATATCGAACATCTAAGCCACAACCGATACCCAGTTCACCTTCTACAACATCAGAGTTAACACGAAGATACCAAAATAATGGGTCTGTATTGTGAGGCATAAACGTAACATAGTTGTCTTGCGTGTTATTTACTTGAAGGAAAACATTTCGCATATCGTAATTATTGTCAATCATTGCCTTCAAGGTTTTCATATAAGCATCCCAACAGTTTTCTGCTTCAATAACGTTAAAAGCCACTATTCAATCACTCCTGTTTTATTGATATGTTTTCTTTAAAGCCATAATAAGTCGCATTTTGTGAATGGCTGGACTTTCATAATGCTTACAAGTTCCGCCACGAGCTTCCAATAGGTCTTTAAGCTCTTCAACACTCATACCTTTAGTGTTTGGCATTCCTTCAGGGATTTCCTGCTGTTTCTTCTCTTTTTTCGGCTTCTCTTGTTTCTCTTCAACAGGAGCGGCTTCCACTTCTTTCTCTTCTGGTTCTTGCGGCTGAGTAGGGAATGGAACTTTTGGTTTGTTCGCTTCCGCATTCTTCAATGCCTGTTCCGTTTCAGGGTTGAGTTTCTTCATATCGTTGAACACGCTGTTCGATTTTGTCTTGGCTGCGCATTCCTGTTGTAAGTCGCACATCTTACATTCTTTCACCGTTGGTTCAAAAGCCTTTCCAAAACAAGGTGAACTTTCCATCTGGTTTAATAAATCTGGGTCTGTAAATGCCATTACGCAATAACCTCTCTTTCCTTGTTTATAACAAGTTCTGTAATAAACTTTATCTCTTTAATTGCATTGTCGAATTGTTTAGATGTAATACCAAGAGAGTCACGAATATGTTTGTATTTAACTTCAGCTTTACGTGGCAAGTTTACCTTTTTGCCTTGGTCACGTAAACATATTTTTCTTGCTCTATCTGCCCAAGAGTGCCACAATGTTTTAGGTGATGGATTAATAATCTCACATAAAACAGCGATAGCTATGTCTGAATCAAGATTGTCTCGAATTTCTGCTGTCATTCGGTCATAACCTGATTCCACTTCATATGTAGGTGCTTCCCCAGTTGTTAAAAGAGCGGTTTCAAGGTCGTTTTCTCTTCTTGGCTTCGCCGCATCTTTAATCGCACGATACAGCGAAGTAGTAAATAACATTTTGAATTCTTCAATAGGAAGATGGTTATACTTGTCGTAAATGTCATACAGTTTAATAATGCCAATTTGATACAAGTCTTCAACACTCAGAGATTGGTCAATGTAATTGGCTCTATCCAGATAGACTTCTTTCGCTGCGTGTTTTACCAAATTAACGAACTTCGCATAAACAAAATCCCACTCCAACTTTGGTCTGTCCCCATGTTTGTTTTTCATAATGATGGGGATTCTCAGAATTTTCCCACTTTCATCCACTGTTGGTTTCTTTTTATCTCTGTTAATGATGATTGGGATTCTCATAATAGTTCCGCTCTTGTGCATTTCAGCCTTCCCCCATATTCAGTTTTCAAATTGTATTACATCAAATCTTGTGCTTTTGTCAGAAACTCGTTTACAAGTTGTACTTCTTCAGAATCAAGGTGGAATCCTTTACCCTCTTTCCAAGGTTCTTCTGTGGACTTTCTCCACCATTTCTGAAGAGACACTTTCTTTTCCCCTTCTCTTTCAATTAACAATACACGTACCGACTGTGTTCCAGATTCTTTTTCCAAACTCCCAAGCTCTTTTACCACTTTTGTCTCTTTGTTATTGAAGATTAAATTCTCAACCATTTTCTATTCCTCCTCAATTTGGTATTCTATATTTAAAGAATCCAATCTGTATTCACGTTTAAGCTGCTTCACCATCTTATTGAATACAGAAAACGGAATATCAGACAAATCCGATTCTAACAACCCTGTCGCCTTATCAATTCTGATGTAACCTTCTGGTGATTTAAGTTCAAGTGTCGCTTCATTGTTTTCAACTTCAAACTTGTCTTTCACTGAAACATACTCCCCTTTCAGTTAAAAACTACTTGGGATTATTTCCCAAGTAGTGGTAATATTACATCGTGTTTCGCTTTCAAGGATTCATACTTTTCTTTCCACATAAGAGCTTCTTGACGGAATTGTTCTTTTTCTGTGGCCAACTTTTCAGTTCTTGCGTACCCAGATTCAACGATAGATAACAAGTCAACACTCATCGTTGTAGTAGCTATTTGTTCAACTTTTGGTACAATCTTCTTCACAGGCTTTTCTTTAGGAAGGGAAGCTTCAAGTTGAAGCTCCTCCTCTTTCCCAGCTTGTCCTACCTTTAAAGAGTATTGTGTGTCTTTATTCTTTTTCAACCAAGTTTCAGGAGATGCAGAATCAAGCGGCGTTCTCCCAAGGAAGTCCCCAAGGATTCCTCTTTTGTCAAGCTGAGTCATAGTTGAAAAGCGTGCTTGGATGGCTGAACTTGAAATGACTTTAAACTTCGTTGAAAGTTCTTCGCCCATCATTTGATACATAACGCCCATTTCCAAACCATCTTTCTTCGCTTCTGCAAGCGTTTCCCAGATATAGTTGTCTTGCTCAACTGTGTACTTCCCTACGTTAGCCATTATTTGTTACCTCCCTTTTTCTTCTTCGTTTTAGGAACATATTTGTAAACCTTTTCCTGTTCGTAAACGTGAATATTTTCTTCAGGGATTCCAATAAATAACAGTGTGCGAACTAAGTTGTCTTTACCTGTTTCAGATTTCTTTATATCAGATAAAGTAGTACCAGTTTTAGAGCTTTTCCACATTACTAGGTATATTGTATTTTCGTTGTGCCAAGACATATTCGTTTCTCCTCCATAACCAAATCTTTATATTTTTCCAGAACTTTACTAACAGAACGTTTACCTTGTAAAACTTTCTCCTGAGCTCATTAGTTCTGAGCTACAGGAGATTGGATACCAGCTTTCTTCAGAGCGTCAATAACCCACATACGGTTAATCTTTTCATCAGCAGTGACAGTCCAAGTTAAATTGTTTTGTAAAGCTAACGCTTCCAAATCTTTATATGGAATATTTCTCCAAGAAGACTTTTCAATCTTTGGTCGTTTTTGACCTGGGAAATATTTTTCTCTCATCGCCATTGATGCTCTCATACGGTTGATACCCTTATGACTGTGCTCGTTCCAAGTTACGCCTAAAGACTGAGCTAGTTCAATTACTTCTTCACCAGACATCCCTTTCATAACTTCGATGAACTCTTCCATATCAGAGAAATCAAATTCACCAGCTACTTCTTCAGCTTCTTCCTCAGAAGACTCTTCTTTCTCTTCAGTTTCAGAAGGCTCTTCAACTTCCTCTTCTTCTGATTCAGGAGCTTCTTCAACTTCTTGCTCCTCTTCCTCTTCAGAAGTTTCTGGTTCAACAACCGCTTCTTTAACTTCAGCCGCTGGTGTTTCAACTTTCTCTTCCGCTTTTACTTCAACTTCAGCTTGTACTTCGTTTCCTTCTTTAAGAAGTTCTTGGAACTCAGCTTCAGTCATTTCTTTAAGACCTAATTTTTCAAAGTCTTTACGGAAGACACGACTTTTACCTACATGTGCAGCAACCTTTAACATACTTGAGAAAGCTTTCTTTTCTTCTACTAATACAAAAACGTTTTTCATTTTAACCGCTCCTTTTTCTACTTGGTTAGTGTTTTTGAGGCTTATTACTATCTTTCCTTAAGCTCAACTTTATTATACTTTAATTCAAAAACGTTTACAAGCTTTATTTTTGAAAGGTTTTCAGTTGGCTGTTGGGACTTATGTAACTCATCCTCTACAATTCATATCATACTACCAGTACGAAAATGAGTCAAGCCTATTTTTGAAACTTTTTCCAATAATCAAAAAGAAAAGAGACCATTTCTGGTCTCTGTGTTGTTACTATCATACTTCTGGAACATCATCAAAATTAAAATCTTTATCAGTTATTTCCGTTACGTTAGTAGTTTTCACATAACTATCTCCCTTTACAGAGAAGAAATCATGATTTGTACTACTTATATCAAGTCCAGCTAGGACAATTGGATTCACATCTTCTTCTCCAAACGCTGGGTCTTTTCCTAGATTCATAAGAGCTTTATTCCCGTTGTAGCGTGTAAATTTCTTTACATCTTCAACTAAACCAATCTCAGAATAAATCTCTTCTATATATTTGACTTCAATTTCATATAGCTCGTCAAATAAAGTCGCCGCTTCTCTATCCGCTCGAATCATTTCGTCAGTAGAGAATGTATCATAGATGTTTTGAGCTAACAGTCCAACGAACACTCCATGAATACTTTCATCACGGATAATCAAACGGATAATTTCACCGCTTGCTTTTAGTTTACCTTGTCCTGATAAGAATAATGGATAATAGAATCCAGAATAGAATAAGAAGGATTCAAGATAAACACTGGCAGTCATAGCCATATAAAGTTCATACGGGCTTACATCAGGTTTCAATAACTTTCTATAATAAGAAGTAACCAAATTGGCTTTCTTCGTTAATAGAGGATGTTTATCAACCCATTCGAAAATTTCTTCAATCTCTTTTTCTGAAGCTAACGTTGTGAAGATATGTGAATAACTCTTCGCATGAACTTCTTCCATAGCTCCCATAAACATCAGAACAGATTTTGCTTGAAGAGCAGCTAAATGAACTGCTATCAGTGGCATACCTTCGCCACCTTGTTTTGTATCAAGTAATGTTAAGCCGCCTAATACTTTCTTATATGTTTCTTGTTCAGCAGGAGATAACTCATTCCAAGTGTTTTTATCTGCTGATACAGCAATTTCTTCTTCCGTCCAGAATTGTTCAATGTTTTGTTTCCAGAACATTAAACTGAATTCATCTTCCTTTGTGTTCCAGTTAACAGCTTTTGCCATCTTTTATCCCTCCCAGATTATACCGCACAAGAAATACATTCTTCAACGCTCAGTTTGTTTGTACGTGTGTAATAAAGGCTCTTAAGACCTTTATCATGTGCATAGATGTAATAACGAGCTAAATCACTAGTTGATACGTCAGAGTTAACGAATAGTGTACAACTAATACCTTGGTCAATATGCTGCTGAATCGTAGCTACTAACTGGATAAGCTTAAATTTGTCAATGTTATAAGCTGTTTTGTAGTACCAGTAAGTGTCTTTCGATAAGTACGGCATAGGGAAATATGCTTCACTGTTTGCGTAGCTTCTACGCTCAACTAGTTGTGTGATAGGCATTACAGAAGCTGTCGCATTTTGTACATATGAAATTGAACCTGTAGGTGCGATTGCTAAACGATATGCGTTATATAATCCGTGTTTCTGAACCAATGACATAAGATTCTTCCAATCTTCTTCCGTTGGAATGTCAATTCCTTCAAACAAAGATTTAACCTTGTCTGTTTTTGGTTTGAAATCTTGAGTGATATACTTTTCAAAGTACGTTCCATCAGCATAGTCACTCTGTTCAAATCCTTTGAACGCTCCTTTTTCCTTCGCTAGTAAGTTACTGTAAGCAATAGAATAGAAGTTAATCATCATAAAGAATGTATTAACAAAGTCCTTCGCTTCTTTAGATTCATAAGAAATGTAGTTCTTCGCTAAATATCCGTGTAAGTTTAATGCTCCCAATCCTACTGAATGTAACTCGTCATTCGCTTTCTTAACGCCAGGAGCATTCGCAACGCTTGTTAAGTCAGATACAGCAGTAACAGCTTCCATACCAGCATAAACTGCTTCTTTAATACGTCTGCTTTCCATAACGTTAACAATGTTTAATGAACCAAGATTACAACTGATATCACGTTTGATAATATCTTCTGTACCATAGTCATTAATGATTGAAGCTTCCTGTAATTGGAAGATTTCAGTACATAAGTTTGACATTTTAACTTGTCCAAGATTCTTTAACGGATGTTGTTTGTTTGCATTCGATTTAAACATGAAATAAGGGTAGCCAGAACTTAACTGAAGGAATGCAATTTTATTTAACATCTCACGAGCGTCAAGAGGTCGTTTCTGAACATCTGGGTCAGCGACAAGCTCATCATACTTCACGTCAATGTCCATATCATCTAAATGTACTCCATACTTTTTGAATACAGAACGCGGTTTGAACACATAATATGGTTTGTTGTCTTTAGCTAGTTCAAAGAACTTACTTGGAGCAATTACACCAATAGATAACGATTGAATACGAGTCTTTTCATCTGCGTTAATTTTCTTTGTTTCAAGGAACTCAACAATGTCCCAATGGAATAGATTCAGATACGCCGCACCAGCACCTTTACGTTGTCCAAGTTGGTTTACATAGCTGAAACAATCTTCAAGAAGTTTCATAACAGGTAACACACCACTTGCAGCATTCTCAATACCTTTGATTGGTTCTCTTCGTGCACGTAGTTTGGAAAGGTTTAATGCTACACCGCCGCCGATTTTAGATAGTTGTCCAGCAGTTGACCAGTTGTAGTTGATACTGTTCAAACTATCTTCCATTTCAAGAAGGAAACAAGATACCATCTCACCACGTCTGCTTCTTCCCGCATTTAGGAATGTGGGTGTCGCAGGCTGATAGTTCTGAATCATCATCTCTGTAACTATCTCTTTCGCTTTTTCAATATTGCCTCTCCCAAGATATAAGGCTGTTGCAGTTGCTCTGTCTTCGTAATGTTCAAGATATTGTCTCTTGTCGTTTGTTTTCATCGCATAATCTGTAAAGAACTTTGAAATGGCCATAAAGCTTTGGAACTCAAAATTGAAGCTCTTCGCATACTCAAATAGCTCCAACACTGCTTCCTTTCCATACTGTTCGAAAAAGTCAACATAGTAATCGTTTTCAATCAACCAAGTCAGCTTTTGTTCTAGCGTGTCGAATTCTTTTGTCTCCTGTGCGATTTTCTCCTTGAAGTCTTCTACTGCCTTTTTGTCATAATCCAACGCAGTGAAGTCCAGAGTGTCTTTAAACTCATTGAACATTTTCGTGTTATTTTCTAGATATCTCATAACAACTCAACCCTTTCCATAAAAGTCTGTCTGTCTTTTGTTGTCCCAGAAAGCTCAAATTTATGAATCATTGGAACACGATGCTCTTTAGTGGAGCAAATATCAGAAATCGTGTCAGCGGCTCTTCCAAATAGTCTTCCCCAGTTACGATTCCCAGATGAAGCTACACCCAAAAGCAACTCACGATGTTCATTCTTTGATAAAAAATTAGATACTTCTTCTGGAACTTGTCCCATTTTGGTTGTGTAAGTTACAAGAATATACGGTTTATCAATGTATTCAATCGTAGTCAAATCAACAGCTTCCAACTGTTTATCTGGATACTCTCTAAGCAACTTGTTCATAAACCGTTTTACATTTCCTGTCTTACTACTAAACAAAATTAGCACAACCATCATTCCCTTTCCATCAGAGTTTCCGTAATACATAATATACTTTTTCCGAATGATTCTTTATATCTCCGTATTCAATAATAAGGTGTGCAGGAAACAGTATCATCCCACACACCTTATCACCTTTTAAGCAATATTGTCAAGAATCGTTTGTTTCGGAACATTTAATAATTCATCAAAGAATCCCACAACAACACGGTGTAAAACATTGTCGATTGTGAAAGATGTTATGAAATAATTTTTCTCCAGAGTTGGAAACTTCTTCCATAAAGAATATTCCATCATGTAAAACTCTGGTGAACGATTTTTGGAGAATATGAGTAATGGATGTTTTGTAACATCATTCAAACGTTCTCTATCAGTAACTGCTTGCAGCCACCAACTTGTAACTTCTCCTGTCCCTTTAATTAACTGCTCAAAGTTCCATCCCTCTCGTTTCTTACATTCGATTGTGAATGGAAAGTCAGAGCCTTCAGGAGCTACGATATCACCAACCACTCGGTTATCTTCACCCCATCGTAAGCCACCAGAAGCTGGCACCCTGTGAAACTCTTCACCCCACCAAGCAGTTAGCTCCTTTGCGACTTTACGTTCAAAGGATGAGCCTTTTGCTCGACTATTCTTGCGTTTCTTTGGCTTCTCCTGATTCTGTTCCTTCTTCGTCATTTGAATCACCCTTTGCTTGAGCTTGTCTTGAAGCGATTTCAGCAAACTTCTGCTGATACTCTTCTTCAGTGAAAATTCCTTTGTCTACTAAAATTTCCACTAAAGCCATGTTTGCTATTATATTCGTGCTAACTGGCTCACGTAAGGCTTCAAATACTTGTTCAGAAGATTGGCGTGATAATGTTTCCACTAAGCCTTTTGCTTCTTTACGAGTTACCATACCATTCCAGAACTTCTCTTCTTTCGCACGTTGCTTCTCAGCTTGTTTCTGTTTCAACTTCTCCTCTTTACGAGTTTTCTTTTCATCTACAACTTCCGCTTCAAGCGTTGGTGGATGCTCAGCTAAATTCTCCACATGTTTCTGCATGTCTGACACCATTTCTTCTGTTAATTGTCCATTATTTGTTTTCATTGATTGTTCCTCCAATTAATGTGAATTCTCTTCCTAAATCTTCATTGTTATGTCCGTAACTTACACCCAAGATTCTAATTCCAGGAGAATGTTTATGAACACAATCTTCACTGCGGTATGTGCGTTTGTAATACAGAAGTTTACCTTCCATATTTTCGATTGGATTGATAATAAGCTCTGGTTTGTTCCAACCTTCCATTTCAATAGCAACGCATACAAATGTCGCTCCTGCTTCTCTAGCACGATTGAATGTATCTTCTACAACTTGCATATTAAATTCTCCCATTATTCAATTCCTCCTCCAGTTGAGTTGAATCCGTCAAACATACGGTCTGTCTTTCCAGCAGCTTCCATAAATTCATCAAGAGACTGATGTTTCTTTGTGCTAACTTTCGTGTAACGTTTAATGATAAGTTGAGCAATTTGCTGTCCGTTTTTAATAACAACAGGCTCTGTATTCAAGTTAATCAACGCAAGACGAATGTTTCCACGGAATGGACTGTCAATTGTTCGGCATAATAAGTCCAGTTTTGCTTTAGAAGTGCCGCTGCGTGTATCAACCATAGCATAGTGTCCGTTAGGAATTGCGATGTGAAGTCCAGTTTTAACTGTTAACGCTTCACCTGGTTGTAATGTATATGAACCATCTTCAGACCATTCTCCATCATTTAAACGAGCATCAAAGATTGGTACATTCAGTCCAGCATCTCCATCCTTACTATATTCAAGAGCAAAGTCCTCAAGCTCACAGAAGTAAGGCATATTTGGGTTTCCAGTAATTTGCTGTTGTAAGTGAGTAATTTCTGTTTGTAAATCTCCTACCGTTTTTTGAACATAGTCTTTAATTTCTGGTGTTAACATATTATCTCTCCTCAATCAAATAGTTTATATTTTAATGCAGTGAATTTATCAAATTTCTCTGCATCTCTTAACGCTTGTGCACATCCCTTTCTTCCGACTTCGTTTGGGTCGCCGCCTTTTAAGTTACAAAGGTAAGTAGGAATGTGTTTACTCAGTAACAGTCCCATCTTTATTGCGTCTTCCAAAGCATCTGGGTCAAGCATTATATAAGCCGCTTCCAAATCTGCTTTGATAAGTTGCATAAGTTGTTTCACTGCTAATGTCTTTCCAAACAAGCCAACTCCAAAGTCTCCCACAGTCGATGCATCAAAGATACCTTCTGTTAGGACAACAACTCCGTGTTTCTTTGCGTTATTTAAATTGAATATAACGTCTGACTTGTTAATAGTGTTTACGCCGCTTGGAGGGTTGATTGACTTTGGTTTGAGCTTCTTGCTTATCGCTCTAGCATTCCAGTAAACTGGGTTGTTAGTGTCATCAAACGCTTGCATTATGAGTCGATTTCGCAAGAATGTAGTTTTATCTTCAGAAAGTTTTATTTCACCTTCTGGACAAAATCCTACACCGTGAAGCTCAATCTGTTTATCTGTCAATCTTCGCTTCCTAGCGTATTTATAAAATTTATCAGCCATTACTGACTGGGTGTTATGAAGTAGTTTAAAATCTTTAGGTAAAGGAATTGGACGTTTTTCAACTTCGTAGTCCTCCAGATAAATCTGGTCGAACACTTCATCATACACGTTTTCTGGTAATGGTCTGAAGTCCTGATAGAAGTTAACAACATCAAGAGCTTCATTCCACGTTATCTTTTGAAAGTCTCTCACAAAAGTTATCGCATTCCCACCCCAACTACAGTTGAAACAATGTCCCTTTAAGGAATATTTATTCATTCTGAAACGTGTTCGTGAGTCACTACAAAACGGACAATTCCAGTTTGCTTCAGTGTAAGATGTGTTCCACTTCGCTTCTCCAAGTACACTTTCAAGATAATCTATGAACATCTTATTTCCTCATAGCTCGAATATATAATAATGTCCTACCAAGAGTTTGACCACATTCAGTCAAGGTTTGTTGGTGTGGACAAGCATCGCAAATTGGGTTTTGTCTATCTTTACCTAAAGATAAGTATTCACCACGTTTAACCGCTTCTTTCAACAGTGTACATGGGTCGCAGTGGTCTCTGAACGTTTCTGTGATAACGCCCAGAGTCTTCTGCCTTTCTTGCATAATATCTTCATATTGTTGTCGTTCTTCAGGCGACATTGCTTCTGGATTTATCATTTTATCCCTCCTTCGTCACGGTTGTTCGTCCTCCTTCTTTACGCACAATCAACTCTTTGTCAAAGAATGCTTTCAGGATTTCGTTGTGAGTTATTACATAAATTGTTTCAACTCTCTTCTCAATCTCTTTCAGAAGGGTAATAACATTCTCACAACCGATAGCGTCAAGTCCATCAAATATTTCATCATATAATAGAATGTTGAATTTAGAATTTGAACGGGACATAACAAGGTCTTGAAGAGCTAAAGAGATTGCCAAGTCAATTCGTCCACGCTCCCCTGTGGAATTTGCTTCATAAGTATTTCCTCCAACAGAGTTACGTATTTCAATGTCAAATTTCTCACGTTTCTCGCCACTAGCTAATGTTGTTTGGGTTGAAAGAATAACTTCAATCGTGTTACCTGCTAACTTTCCTAAATAATAGTTGGTACGTTCATTCAAGAAAGGTGTTACAGCATCTAACAGATGAGACTTAATACCTCCATTACCGTAAGCAACAACAGCAAACTTAAGTTTATCAACACGCTCTCTTAATTTCGAGATTTCATTTTGACTTGAATCCATCCCTGATATTAGTTCTGCTTTTTGAGCTTCTTTCTGCTCAATTAATTGTTGATACTTCTGTGCTCCTTGTTCCTCTTTACGGGTAATGTCTTTCTTAATTCTCTTAATCTCTCTTTGTTCTCCCAAGTCTTCAATAGCTTTTTCTAAGCGGTCAACGTTTCTCTTGGCTTTCTCTTCCGCTTTTTCTTCTGTCTTAATAAACGACTTGAGTTGAAAAATTTCTCCCATAACAGTTTCTTTTTGTTCTTCTAATGGCTCTTTCTTCTTTAAAGCCTTCTGAAGAGTCTTCACTTCGCCTTGTAATTCTTCAGCTTCTTCGTTGATTTTGTCAAAGCGTTCATCCTCTTCTTTAATCTTCATAGCCACATGAAGCATTGACTCTTTTATGGATGATTTCTTAATCTCCTGTTTACATACAGGACAATTCGTTCCAACGCCGCTACGAATATCTTCAAGTTCTTCCTTCAACTTTTCAATACTCTTCGCAATCGACTTGCATTCACGTTCTTTCATTTTGATGTCAGCTTTACGTTCACTGATTGCATCCTCAATATCATCGAACTTATGTAAACTCTTGTTGATTTTATCCTTAAGTTTCTCAAACGCTTCAAGCTTATCTACATTATCAGTAGAATCAGAAGCGAACTTGACATATTCTTCTTTAGCTTCTTCATAGTCAGTCGCTAACTCAGCAAGCTCTTTCTTGTATCGTTTCTGAGCTTCTTTCAGTTCCTTCTTCAGCTCTGCAATTTCTTCCTTCGTTCGCACCTCTTCTTCTTTCTCTGCGTTCTTTAAAGAATCAATAGTATCTTCAATCTCAGACAATAGATTCTTTGAGGATTGAACTTTATTTTCTAAGGAGACTAATTGCTTGTCAGCCTTATCTCGTTTGCTCTTGGCGATTTCTAGACATTTAGACCAAACATCCATTTGCATCATCTTTTCTAGAATGCCTTTCTTCTCAGAATCTGTAGCAAGAGCAAACTTTTTAATCAGTCCTTGTCCAAAGAATATGGAGTTTGTGAAGGTGATGAAATCCATTCCAATAATCTCTTCAATAAGTTTGTTACAATCTTTGCTGCTCTTTGGTGTTATGTTCTTTCCTTCTTGGAATATTCTTGTGTTATTCTTATGTTCTTTGTGTTTACGGTATCTTGCTATGCGGTATTCTTTTCCATCAGAACCATCAAAGTCAAGTATGACAGAAGTGTTGTTTCCAACTTCTTCATTGATGATGTCATTCGCAGAAAGTCCTTTAACTGTCTTCTCAAACAGAGAATATACAACCGCTTCAAACGTTGTTGACTTCCCTGCCCCATTTGAGTCAAAGGCTGGTGAGTCAAGATTCTGTCCTTTAACCAATACCAGTCCTTGTCCACTAAGCTCAATTGTTGCTTCTCTAATAGATAAAAAGTTTTTTACAGTTACGCTCTTAAGTTTCAAAACAACCGTTCCCCTCTCTTATAATGCTTCGTTTAAAATCTCCAACATAATATCTTCTGTATCAGGTCTGAACTCTTCACAATACTTCTTAACAACTTGAGCTTCCGACATAGAATGGTCTATATCAATACGTTGGTCATTTTCGTATTCACGTTGTGGCTCAATACGGTGTTCAATTTCTTCTGGAATCTCGTCAGCTAGTTTCCCAACATCCTTCGCTGGAATCTGGAATCTCACATAATGTCCTTTTAGATGTTCCATGTTCACTTCTGGGTCTGTAACTGTAATGAAGTTTGGAGATTTAAGGTTATGGAACGATAACTCACCAGTATCTGTATCAGCGATTACATAACCGTTGTCTTGACCTTCATCATTGAAATTATGTTGTAATGGAGAGCCTGTATATGCGTAGTGGTCGCTTCCCCCAATACGTTGTCTCTTATGGAAGTGTCCAAAGATACCAAACTGGAATACTTCAGGCATTAAATCTTCAAAAGAGAAGGCATCCTGCATCGGATAACTTGACTTTCCAACGGTAGCTCCTGAGATACCAAGATGTCCAAGCAAAATCTTTCCTTCCCAATTCTTAATCTCTGTCGCATACTCTTGAATCTTTTCTTTCACCATAGCAGCGTTCTTTGAATATGGTAAAGGATAAATTGCGTGATGGTCATCAATATGGTACGGTGTAAATGTATCCAGTATAACAACATTCGGTATATCTCTGAACTCATGAAGGGAGTGTAAAGGAAAATCTGTGTTGTCAACTTGGTCGTGATTTCCTGGAATCATAATAACTGTAATTCCGTTATCACTAAATGATTTTATAACGTCATAAATGTGATTCTTTACAGTAGTGTCAACCGTTACACGTTTGTGGAACATGTCACCAGCAAAGAGGACATACTTGATACCCTCTTTAATACAAATATCTCTCATCTGAATAAGACAGTCAACGACTGCTGCAAACCTTGTGTTCCCGTATACTGCGTGGTGTTTTGCAAACTCTTGGAACATATGTCCGTGAGTATCACCCCAAGCTAAAAATTTCATAACTCTCTTTCCTCCTATTTGTCTTTATTTAATATATTCATAACATCGCTCGTTACTGCGCCACCAGAATTTTCTTTATTGCTCCATTCTTTCTGTGGCTTCTTCTTTTCATACGTTTTCTTTTTGAATCCACTATCGTTATCATCATCGAAATCGTCATCATCATCGTGGTCTTCCATTTCAAACGCCGCTTGACGCTCCTCATTAGATTTAACGGTCATTTTGTCATAATAGATATCACAACAAACTGTCTCGTTATCTTGACCATTACGGTGTTTTGCGATGTAGTAACGAACTTCACCAGCTCGTTTCTCCTTCTTCGTTTGAGATAATGCCATCATAAAGTCAGCAACCGCCGCTTTACCGAATGCCTCAGCCAAGTCACCGATTGTAACAACTTTCTTAGATAATGCCGCACGGTTTGTCTGTGAAGCTCCCCAAACTGCACAATCGAATAGTGAACCAAGAGCACGAACATCTTCATATAAAATCTCAAGCTCTGTACGTCTTTCACCATATGTTCTTGAAGGTTTCATTAAGTCAGGGTAGTCAATAATGATTACATCTGGAATGAAGTTCTTTGAGATACGTAATTTTGTAATTAATGATTTAATTGTATCTGGTGAACAAGTTCTCGGTGCAAACTCTTTGATTACAAGTTTACCTTTACGGTGTTTTGAAATAAGATGTAAGGATTTCTTAACTGCATCTAAGTTTCCTTTAATGTAGTCAGAAGTCTTCTCAGTGAATTTCATATCATAACGTTGAGAAATACGTTCCTCTGACATTTCCAGAGTTATGTGAAGAACGTTTTTGCCTTTAAGAATCGCACTAGCACCGATATTGATAAGGGTTAATGTTTTACCAGAGCCTGGAGGAGCAATTACAATCCCCAGTTCTTTTCTTCCTAATCCGCCTTTCATAATAACGTCAAGCAGTTCTATTCCTGTAGGAATCTTTTCTGCATCTGGCTTGTTATAAATGTCATCAACACGTTCATCAATCTGTTCAAAGTAGTCCATTCCCATATCTCCCAAGTCAACTCCAACTTGGTTCGCTTCCTTGATACGAGCTTCCACCTTTTCAAAGTTCTTACCAGCCTTCACATCGTCAATAGAGTCAAAGATTGCTTGAGTGAGAGCTTGTCTCCTCCCAAACTCAACTATTTTGTCTTTCACATACTCCATATCAGCTAAGTCCATATCTGCCAATATGTCAACCTCTTTAACGTAGTCTTTAAACTTTTCTTTCTTTACTTTCGATGATGTGCAAAGCGTTCTTACTTCTTCAAACATAGCTTCTAACGTTGGTGGTGTTTCATACTTCTCATAAAAGTTCAAAATAATACGAGCCAAATCAATATGAATTTCTGACTCGAAATATTTGGGCTTTATGACTTCTTGGTATAAAGCATAGCAAGTAGCGTCACGCCAAAGTAATGATAAAATCTTTGACTGGAATGTTGAACTGAAGTCATATACATCTGTTGCCAAAACATCGTCCTCCCTTCTCTACAATAAATAAAGTCTCTCAATGAAAACCTTACTCTTGTAATTCATTCATCTCATCGAATGTCATATTTGCAGGGATTTTAAATTCAGCTTCAAACATTTCAACTGTCTTCGTAATTACTTTCTGAAGTCGCTTGCTTGAATTATACAAACTGAATTGCCCTCTAATCTTCTCATACTTCTCAAATAGTTTTGCATCTCTCGCTTCAATCGTATCGGCATCTAAAGCAGCAAAGTATTCTTTAAACCAAGGAACAGACCATAAGTAGCTAGGTGGCATTGCCATCCAGTTCTCTTCAATACGGATGACTTTACTCATCTTTCTATCCAAGTCCGTATCACCAGTTGTGTAATAACCCATCGTTGTAACTGTCTTCGCTATCTCGTTTATAATTTCCGTTTGTTTTGACTTGGCTCTCTTTGCCTTTACTTTGTTTCCTCTGATGTTATATGAGGAAATCTCTTCCATATCCTTAATCCATCTCTCAAAGTAGTTCTGACCATTCGCTGAACAAAGCATTTTAGGAAGTGGAAACTTGATTTTTGAGTTCTTCCAGTGTTTCTTCGCTCTATCAAACTGACAATCCAAATACAGTTCTGGATTCCAACCTTTCTCCTTACACATTGTGTAAAGCTTATCAAAGTATTTCCAGTTCTTGTGTTCCTTTGGGTCACCTTTTCTTGATACAGCAAAGTAGCCACCTCTGTTCGTAAACTCACGAGCCAGAAACTCATAATGTCGAACTACGTTCAGCACTTTACGTTCTGAATAGTTTAAAGGTAATCTTCCAAGCTCAATTAACTTCTGACGAGAACGTTCAGCCAGTTCATTATTCTCGTTAGCGGCTACTTCAATTGAGTCCGTTTTCGGTTTATTCTTTATAATGATAGGGATTCTGATAATTGTCTCCACATTTTGTTCCTCCTCTTTTTTCTGTTCAATTGGGCTGAAGAAGTCAGCAGTGATGATTATACGGTTGTTTTCCTTAAATCTGTCTGAACGTATAATACGAACTAAAGCCACATCTTCCAAACGATTTAAAGAGGAGGCAGTTGTTGTGACAGTAGCTCCTAATCGAACAGCCAATGTTCTTTGAGATACGTCAATAACTGGTTCATTGTTCTTTGTTAAAATTCCCTTTTTTGAATTACAAATTAAAAAACCGTAATGCAAAAGAATGCGATACAGTTTTATGTCTACTGGTTTCAGTTGTTCGCAATCCCATACCTCATCAGGGATTGTTATTGCACCTTCCGCTCTTTCTTTGATTCTATCAATAACCGTTGCATTCATTCTTATTAACTCCCTTCAGTTTATCTCGTACGCATTCTATAATCTCTTTTCTTGCCTTCGCTCTTTTAAACCCGATTAATAGAACGTAACGGAATCGCTCTGTCATCCTGTAATCAATTAATGAATAAATTTAGTCCTTCACCTTCTTGATTTCAAATTTTTCGTTTTTGTAATACTTGAATCGTTCTTGCGTATGTTTTGTCAGATATTCTGTCGTATAGTCAAGATAGTCATATACTTCTAAACCACTTTTGTCAGCCTTGACACGAAGTCCTCTTCCAACCCTTTGTAATGTCTGTCTATATGACTTTCCTGCAGCAGCCATGAATAAGCAGTTGATATTGTTCACGTCCACTCCTTCATCCAGTATTGGGGTTGAGATTAGCACCTTCAATTTTCCTTCACGCAACTCTTGAAGGACTCTTTCACGGTCTTCATCCTTTCGTTTCCCATGAGTAAACTCACAATGAACTCCCTCTGATTTCAACATATCTTCCAAAAGTTCACCGTGCTCAATCCTACCAACTATGATGAGACAACCTTTGTCTTCTCTATATTTTTCAACAACTCGTCTCACAATACGTTCATTCCGTAATTTATTCTCAGCTATCCCAATTCTGTAAGCTTCCTGCCAACTTTTCGTTTTGAATACAGGTTCATCAACCGTTTCAAACAGTATTGTAGGCTTTGCGCTGTAGCCTTCGTTTATTAAGAACTCATTAGAAATCTTGGTGAGAATACCTCCTGTACAGGCAAGCATACGCATGTATGTTACAGAATCTCGGTCATCAACAGTACCTGTTAAACCAATTCTGAACTCTGCATTCTCACAACCCATAAGCGTTTCATACCAGGTTTTCGAATTTGCGTGATGATATTCATCCCCAATGAAACAAATAGCAGAGTCAATCAGGTCTTTTGCTTTGTCAAACTTGTCTGTAATTGCTTTTCGTTTCTTCTTCTCAAACTTGTCCAAAGCCTTCTCCATTTTGATAAACTGTTTCTTCAGAGAATCTTTAGAAGACATAACGCTAAACAGAAGGCTTGCGGCACTTTGTTCAACCTCTCCATCAATATCTTGTAACATTGAGATGACGTCTTGTACTTCTCGTTTTGAATCAGGTCTTCCAGACTCGAACAAGTCCATAACATATTTAACAGCTTTCATTTCACCAGTGTATGTTATCTCAACACCATTAATCGACTTCAAGCGGCTCACCAAGGTAGGAATCATAACAACGTTAACAACTCGTTCATCCCAAGTGCTCCCTGCTATTCTCCCAACTTCAATTCCAAGCCGCTCTTCAATACGTTTGGCTGATTGGTGAAAGATTTCTGTGTTATGCGTTACGAAGAGAATCTTCTGACCTTTCTTCAAATTTGGAAGGAGCTGCTGAATAATACCAGAAGCAATCTCAGTCTTCCCACCGTTTGTAGCAACGTTTACAATCCCTCTCTTTAACTCAAGAGATAACTTAACAGCTTCATGTTGATAGTCTCGCAGAGTAATGCTCCCAAATTCTTCGTGTGCTAATACGATTTCATCAGGGACACTCACCTTGAACATCTTGTCTTCGTATTCTCGCTCAATCTCATACTCATCAAGGATATCTTCAATGAAAGCAATCAGACCTGAAGGGAATGTATAATTTTTCTTGTCATAGAAATGTTCCTTCCCATCCCATCTTCCTGATTTATATCTCTTGTCAAAGTAATAATTCTTGTGTTTAACAGATAGTACTGCATCTATTTCTGCTAAAATGTCCTCATCCTCTTTTGTTACGTCTACAAACCTTGAATAAGTATTCCCAATGACTAGTTTCAAGGCAACTCACTCCTTTCTACTCACTTAATATAAACGGTTTAACCTCAAAGTACACTCCTGTTATCAATCAGGCGGCTTGGAACAAGCTGCTTATTTTACGAAGTAAAATATAAGATATATGTACTTTAGAAAAGATAACTATGTTATATGCTCTTAATCTTTAGAAAAGATATGTGTTCTTTATTTTAGCCCAAAAAATTATGACCATTAAATCCATAGCTCTGAATTCATTATAATATGACGCTCTATTTTTCAATCTAACGAGTTTTTCTGCTTTAGAATATAAATAGACTCGGAAAGAAATATAACAGAAATTTAATGTGCTATAATTCGTTAGACAAAAAGAAAAGAGCAAGGATTTCTCCCTGCTCTCTCACTTGCCAACTTCATCTTTTATCGTGAGTTGGACTTCATATACTCCAAAAGTGGGTCTGGACGTTTCGGAAGCACTACAATCTCATCAAATTCTTCTTTTGTAATCCATCGGTTTTTGTATAAACGTTCTAAATCAGCTGGAGTTTTGATTGCATTGATTTCGTACTGTTCTTTGATGAATTCATAACATGGGCTATGTTGGATTTGTTCTGCCATATGTATCACCTCCTATATACTCAACAATATACTTTGAAACGACTTTATTTTTATTTAATCGTCCTTTTTCGCTATACTTTTTAGAATGGAAGTTTTCCATTCATCTGCATTCCCATAATCATGTTCATTAGCTGAACGGATGTGTTTTCGACTTTTACAAGTCTTCCTGTCAACGTTGCGTTAGTCGCTTTCAACTCTTTGTTTTCCTCTTCTGTATCCTTAAGTTGCTGTTTCGCAATTTCAAGTTGACGTTGTATGGACAAACAATATTGTTTTACATCCTTTGCGATAACTTCATCCGTCAAGAACTCTGTCGGAATTTCAACAGAGTCCTCAACGATAATAAAGTTTGCTCCAACTTCAGAAATTTCACCATCATGCCATGAAACACGTTTTCCTTCAACGACAACGCCCAAAAGTTTTTCTTGTTTATCAAAAATTCTTTTGTCATCACCATACGCAACGAATTTCAATGCTCTCACTCCTTATATCTTCACTTTGTAAGTCACTTCAACATAACATTCGTTCTGCATCTTCGCATAGTAAGTAGTGTTGTCAGATGCAGCATATACTGCAATACCTCTAGCCCACTTACTATTAATTCTGAAGTTGTCCATGTTGTTTCCTGTTAAGTCTACCCAACCGCCACCTCCACGTGGTAAACTAATCATGTTTACGCCGCTAGACATAGATGGGTCTCCTCCAGGTTTTGATTGGTGAGGATGAGTTCTAACGAATATATCTGTGTTACCTCCATTACCAGCACCATTGATACGTCCAACCCAAACACGAACGGATTGAATTTCTGTAACGTTACCTCCATAAATAGTGTTCCACATATCATCAGGGAAGAACCAGCAACCTTTCCATTGACCATAGTCTGCATATTTACCTTGTAACGGAACATCTTCATCAGGTTTCCAACGAGAGCTTCCAAGGAAGTACCCATATGAATCGCAGTGATATGACGTCCAAGTTCTGGTAATTGTTTGGAACTGAGCTGGTGGTGGTGGTGGCGGAGATGATGTGAATACCCCTTTTGTACGGTTGTCATTAGAGAAATCTCCATTTATAATCCCGCCATTTATACCTCTTCCATAACTTGAATTACCCCATGGAGTAGAACCCCAACCAGATACATGAGAAGCTGTACCTGCAGTATAAGCATAAGGAGCATCCCCACCTGTATTAGCCGTCATAGTTGCAACTGTTCCGTAACCACAGAATATCAACTCATTCTTCGCTTTGTTTAATTCACTACTATGACACTCAAAGTCACTATGATGAGCAAATATAACTTGTTCGTTGTTTGCTCCACCATTCATAATTGAACCTCTTATAATAACTTTAGAAGAATAGGACTCAACTATTGCTCCACCAGCGTTGTTATAAGAGAAATCATTAAACATATTTTGTATCGTGATGTCATCACACTGACGAATTGTAATTTTTCCTGTCATCGTGAAATGTCCATAATAACCAGCGATTGTAGCATTCCAAGTTGGATACTCTTTTACTTTTCTCCATGTTTTGTTATCCTCTGATACTTCTAACAGAACATTTTTATGAGTCTGTGCCTGTCCATTATGGTTACTTAACCAGAAAGTAAATGAACCAACTCGCTCATAAACTTTACCCAAATCGGCAGTTAAATATCTTCTGTTTCCATCTACGCCACCATATAAGTCTGTATAAGTGCCCCAGTCATCGTCTATGGCAGCTGCTGGTCCCATATTAGGCTGTCCTGGCATATTACTCGTGGCACTAACGAACTTCATACCGACTCCATCTTCAGTGTATGCCGCAAGAGTACGTACATAAAGGGAAGCTGGTCCAGTAGCTCCAGCACTAGTAATTGTTCCAGTGGTGCTCAATCTCGCCCAACGAACGTTGTAATGAGCAGGCATTAGTTTAATTCCACCAATACCTTTAAATCCAGATATGTCAAGATTTTCAGAATAGAAACACGGAACAATTTTTATTTCAACGTTATGTGCTAAATATTTTGGAAGTCGGTTGATTGCCTCTTGTATACTTCTAACTGGGTCACCAAACACTCCTGAAGCGTTGTTACTTCCATTTTCACCATCTACCCATATTTCAACATAACCGCCACGATAGTTAGGATGATTCTGAGATGTCATCTGTAACACGTTTTTAGCTGTCAAATAGTCGATACTTAAACGAGAGAAACCACCGTCTTCAGCACTTAGCATACCTACAGATTCACCATTCTTGTCAAATATCTCCATTCTACCATTGACGTTGTTCGCTCCCCCAAGCTTAATTGTACCGCCAGCAATCATATCAAATGTAACATAACCTTCTAACTGAATCTGGTTAGCTTTGATTTTGATTGTTGTAGCTGTCTGGTTGATTAAAGAAGAAATGGTGTTACCAGTGAAATCTGTTTTGGACACTCGTAAGTCAATTTCAGTACCCAAGTTTGTGATAGTTGCCTCAGCCTTCGCTACTCGGTCAGCTACAGCTCCTGTACCAGAGTTGATACCTTGTACAACACCTTTGATGACTCTCGTGAAAATTTCAGAGTTAGATGACAACTTGGCATCCGTTGTACCATACACTTCAATACCTGCTCCTGTACCAAGACCTTTTAGTCCTAACAGAGCAAAGGGAACACGTCCATTTTGAGGAGTGCCAGAACCACCTATTGTTTGAAGTGCTTGTAACAATTCAGGCTTCGTAATCGCTATAGCATCTTGAGATGTTAAGGTAATAATCATATCAGTTGCAAAAGAGTTAATCTTGTCTGCTACTTGTACCTGGATTGGGTCACTTGGAGTCGCATAGACATCATAAGTTTGGTCGAACACGACAGATAAATCAGATTTTTTAAGAGCTGTCAGTCTCAACCCACGTCCCGTGGCATCATAGATTGTTTTTCCTGACACCTGAAGAATACGGTTTCCAGTGTGGTTTAATCCCGTACCTCTCATGTATATGACACCATCAATCATTTGTTGGTCGATATCTTCAGGAGCTGGTGACCAATCAGTTGCTTTGTTACCAGTCTCAATCTTAAGATTAGAGATTGTCACTTTAGCTCCAACTGGAACGTTGTCCAATCTAATGTTTACACCAGTAAACGGTGCTCCTGTCATTGTCTTAACAGCAGAATAACGTCCACTTGTGTTACTTGTAGAGAATGTTATTTTGTCAGCGATAACTGGCCAAGGATTGCTTCCTTGCAAATACATAGTACCACCAGGAGTTCCCTCAATCTTCCAATCGAATGTTACACAATAAGAAGCTGCCGCAATAATAACTTTTGAGTCTCCACCAGCAAAGTTGTAGATTGTTAACCCTTGGTTGGTTGTATTCGTTCCTACGATTGTTGCTGGTGTTCCAGTTCCAAGCAATACGTTTCTGCCACCGACATTAATGTTATTAACATTACCTTGGATTGTCTCGTTAATCTTTTTAATTAACTGAGCTTTTCTGTCATAGTAATCATCAAACTGTCCACGGAACGTTGTTCCGTTAATGTCATCTGTTGCTTGCATATTCTTCAGATAACCAGGAGTTGTATTCAGAACGTTGTTCAACGTATTGTAAGCATTTACATAGTTTGTTTTCTCTGTTCCGATAGCGAATGAGTTTGCAAGAGCTTCGTATTGTGGTTTTTCAGCCACCATAGTCGCCCACTCTTTCTTAAGTTGGACTTTTTCAACTGGTGTAAGCTTACTGTCTGATGACATGTTAGCAATGGCATCTTTACTTTCCTGAGCCTTTTTGTCAGTATTACTAATTAACCCAGTGATGTCCTCTGGTGCAGGTGACCAGTCCATCGGTTTGTTCCCTTTATACAACGCTACCCACTCCACTGTCGCTTGAGTAGTGTTTTGAGGAACATTATACAGACTTAACTTTCTTTCATTACCTGCGGTTGTAGCAACAGCCTTAAACGTTACATAGTAAACACCATTCGCATATTGAGTTGTTGCATATCCTACATTGGTTGAACCTCCATTTTGCCAGATACCGAACTTTTGCCCTGCTGGAACAGTACCTTTAACCATAAATGTATATTCTTGACCAGCTATAAAGTTCTCAGACAATGTGTACATTCTCAGTAGATAGTCTGTTGAGTTGGTAATAGGAAAAGTAGATTCAAGAATTAAGTTACGTCCACCAACGTTAATCCCGTCAACATTACCTTGTATTGTTTCATTGATTTTCTTCGTTAATATCGCTAACTTGCTGTAATAGTCATCAAACATTGCTCGGAACGTTGCACCGTTTATGTCATCTGTTGTCTGCATATTCTTTAAGTACCCAGGTGTCGTGTTCAAGTTTGTATTTAAAGTGTTATACGCAGTAACAAAGTTGTTCTTCTCTGTTGTAATCCCAAATCCATTAGCCAGAGCCTCATATTGAGGTTTCTCAGCAGTCATAGTTGACCACTCTTTCTTCAACTGTACCTTTTCTACTGGTGTTAACTTGCTATCTGAAGACATGTTAGCAATTGCATCTTTACTATCTTGTGCTTTCTTATCTGCACCACTGATTAACTCATCAATATCAGCAGGAGCTGGAGACCAACTTGATGGTCTAGTTCCTTCTTCCAGTTGAGGTCTTGACATTTTCATAAAACCATTTTGACTAAGGGAAATCATAAATTCAACGTTTGGTTTTACTTCAACATCAAGAGTTACGGAAGCTGACACATAAGTCCAAGTATTTTTAGGGATGATAGATAAATCTATACTCATTTTATCAGACATTGCGGCATTGTCTTTCCGATAGAATCGAACTGCCAAGTTGTTATCTGACGTGGTAGTCATAGCTATGCTACTGTCAACATACACCCAAGCACTAATTGAATAGGAGCTTCCCACAGATGTATTAGGGATACTTGGAACGTTCTGTGAAAGTTGTGCTCTTGGGTTACCAGTAGCAAAGTTTGTTCTTTTCAACGTTACAGATGCACTTCCTTGGAAGTCGTTTTCTATAACAGGAGGGTTACCATTCCAGTTTTTTATCGGAACAAATGAAGTGTATCTCAGAATGTTTGAACCACCAACTTTGATACCATCAATGTTTCCTTGAAGAACGTTATTGATTTTCTTAGTCAACTGGGCTTTCTTATCATAGTAGTCGTCAAACTGACCACGGAATGTTGCACCATTTATATCATCTGTTGCTTGCATATTCTTCAAATATCCAGGCGTTGTATTCAGAATGGTGTTAAGAGTATTGTAAGCTGTAACAAAGGCGTTTTTCTCTGTTGTAATTCCGAATGAAGTTGCTAGCGATTCATATTGAGGTTTCTCTGCAACCATAGTAGCCCATTCTTTCTTCAACTGTACCTTTTCAACAGGAGTTAACTTGCTATCTGAAGACATATTCGCAATGGCATCTTTACTTTCTTGAGCCTTTTTGTCAGTGTTACTAATTAAATCATTAATATCTTCTGTTGCTAGACTCCAATCAGTTGCTTTGTTACCTCTTTCAAGTTGGACTCCAGTAGCAATACCTGCAGATGCTGGTGATGTACCATCTTGTCCAATGTAGATACTTGTTGAGCTACCTTTCGCAACAAATGTGTGAACAATTCGTATCCACTTTCCAATTACTGCTGGAGTGCTTGTCATTGTCCATTTAACATTGGAATCTCCTTCTTGAACTTTGATAATACCATCTTTACTCATTTTGAACCAAGCAGACAATGTATAAGTCTCTCCTTGAGTTACTGCAACGTTGTCTAACGCATAACCGTATTCGCCAGCAGCTGGAGCATCAAATTGGAATCCTGTTCCAAACCCTGCTAAGTCAACTGCTACACCTGGTGTTCTTGTTCCGCCTGTTGTACCCCAGTTTCTCCATTTCCCTAGTGTTTTGAATACTGAGTTTGGAATGATATTGTTACCGCCTATAACGATGTTATTGACCATATTTCTGATATCATTAACGGAAGGAGTCCAATCAGTTGCTTTACTGCCCTTTTCTAACTTTATAAGTCCTATTCGTCCAGATGTACTTCCAGTGCCGTTACTTGTAACCCTAAAGATAAATTGGATGAAAGTTGCGTCTGGTTGTGTTCTGATTGTTGTTCCAAAGTCTGTTCTCGGTGATGACATATCAAAAGCTTTGCCGCTATAATTCGTTTTGTTCTCCATGTATACTGCTGTTGGAGTATTGTCAGCTTTCTTCTCCCAAAGGAATGTACTGAAAGTTCCTCCTCCATTGAAGGAAAGCGTATATTCTGTGTTAGGTTCAACAGGAATACGTTGTACAAAATCTGAATAAGTTCCAGATGTTCCCCCAACTGTTAATATAGCATTTTTAACTCCATTCGGCATAATTCCAGTTTCTACTTTTGCATAAGTCGGGTTAATACCCCAAGGAGACATATCATCAAACGCTGTTCCATCTAATAGGTTGTATGCTCCATTATTAGAGCTGTTAATCATATCTGCAATATCCCAAGCAGATGGAGTCCAAGCTACAGCTCTATTTGTTTCAGAGAAAGTAACGTTTTTCAACCAGTATCTATTGTCATCTGTTAGCTGTGTCGCACCATATACAAACGCTTTAAAATAAGCGGCTGCTGAGAGTGTTGCCTTTGTTTTGAACTTTAGGGATATACGAGTCCAAGTATTTGCTTTTGCAACAGCGTCTTTTGAAATCATCTCAATACTATCGAATGCCCCATTATTATTTCCGTTATCAAAGAACCAGAAGTGCATTGGATTAGATTGAGTGATAGGTGTATCTTTACTGAACATCAACTCCATAGAATAAACATATTCAGTTGATGGTTTCAAGTCTGCGAAAGTAACTGTGTTCGTTGATGCGATTGAACCAACCGCTTCTAAAACAGATAGTCCCTCTTTCTGTACGATTTTTACAGATTTACCGCCATTTAAAACCCAACCATTTAAAGTCTTGAAATTACCAGAGTTTCTGAACAAGTTATTGAAACCGTTCATCTGACTTCCGACTTGGTTGTCTACTTCCGTGCTGATTTGTCCCGTAACATCTTCAGGAGCTGGTGACCAATCAGTTGCTTTGTTACCAATCTCAATCTTGTACTCAGATAGTTCAACCGTTCCAGTCATGTCACGACACAGAGCATAAGATTTCACATCGTTTATTGTTTTGTCTGGGATTGAAAATGTTCCAGAGAATGTCGATAAAGAATAATCTGTGTTCAACTTGATTTGCGTGTCAGCTCTTGCTGTGTAATACCCAATAGTACCATCAGCGAACGTTACAGCCAGCTCATGACCAATATATTTGTTAGTTGTTCCAAACGCTGTAACTTTCCCTTTAAGCTTGAAGCTGATTGTTATCTCTTTACCTCTCATAAGAACTTTTGAATATTCAGCAAGCTTCATGAACTTTTGTGGATATCCAGATGTTCCTGGATTTGTCCAAGTTCCTGCATTGGAAGCTGTGTTCAACTCCATGTTACGTCCACCGACTTGCATATTGTCAAGCTTTTGTCCAACGTTACTAGCCATATCCTTAGCAGCCTGTGCTTCTGCCGCCGCCGCCTTTGCTGCCTCATCTGCTATTTGAGAGATACGTTGACGAAGTACGGAACGTGCTGTGTAAAGAGCTTTTGTTTTTGTTCGTAACGTTTCACCATTAACATCTTGCGTTGTCGATAAATCTGCGATGAAAGGAGTAATGAACTTTTCAGCGTCAGTATAAGCGGCTACATAGTTTGTTTTCTCAACGCCAACTTTGTATAATGTTGCTTCCGCTTCAAGACTTGGTTTCTCAGCAACTAAAGAATCCCACTCACGTTTCAACTCTGTTTTCTCCATAGGAGTTAACTTGTTGTCACTAGAAATATCATCAAGAAGTTTATTTGCCTTCACTGCAGAGTCACTTGCATCTTTCGCTGCTTTTCCTGCTGTATCTGCCGCTGATTGAGCATCCTTCGCACTCTTACTAGCTTGGTTTACAGATTGGAAAAGGTTTCCTACAGAACCGACTTCATACAAGCCAAATCCCCAAGCAAACATCTCAGAGTTCTTCTTAATGTCTTGTACATTGTAAGTTAAATAAACTTTTGGTTGAATCTTTACAGATTCACTATTCCAGAATTTGTCTTCATGGTCAGGCGTATAGGTACTTTGTGTTGTAACGTGACTGTTTGTTTCCCCAGCATCGTGAGGAGGAATTACAGCAAAGTGTTTCACCCATTTACCAGCCTTAACATCCTCTTCATTCGGCGTTCTTCCTGCAACAATGTATGGTCCATTTCCTTGGTCGTTAGGTGTTCCATCAGCTTTCGCTTCCTCACGTCCATAGTAGTAGATTGAGTTTATATCCAAAGCTTTTACATAAAATTCTAGTAGATATGTTTTCTTTGGATTTACGTCAATCCAAGGCAACATCCAACCAGTATTGTCAATCTTCGCCGCTCCTCCAATATGAATCTTTCTCAAAGCTCGTCCTTGAGAACCATCTGGCAGCGTTGTCAATGTCATTTCATAAGGAGTTGGAGGTGTGATAGTTTGCCAGTCACCAATCATGTTTGGAGATGATGACTTGACTTGGTTATACCAATCAGCCACTAACATGTTATTGTCAAATGTCTCTTTCGTAACACGAAGGTTGATAGCCTCGGCTTGAACACGAATGTCGGCTTCACTCTTTGAAACTCGTGTTTCCATTCCTCCCATTTCTTCCGTGATGTCTCCTATCTGTTTCTTGAATATCTCTTCTGTAACACGAATACTAACTTCCTCAGCTAGTGTTTTGATAGCCGATGTGTTGGTTTTAATACGAGTATCAATAGGAGCTAACTTTTCATCAGTCTTATCATTCGCATTCTGTTCTGCTTTGTTTGCTTTGTTCTGAGCAATGTTATCAATCGCCTTCTCAAAAGCCTTAGATAAAGCAGTTACAGAATTATTGTAATCATAGAAAGCCATGTCAACAGCATTAGCTTCACCATCATCTGTTTTTCCATCAGCGATAGCGTCATTAATTATCTTTATGAGGGAATCATAAGCACGTTGTTGGTCAGATTTACGTTGATACAACTCAAGCTTTGGCGTACCCATTAAGAAAGTGTTAGCATAGATTTCCGCATACTTTGCATCCATCTTTGCTTTCGATTCAGCAAGCGTGTTTAGGTATGCTTCAATTTTCTTCGCTTCCATCTCTGTGATAACTCCATCATGGAAAGCTCCTTTGATATAATTCTCAGTTTTCGTGATGTTTGTTTGTAAATCTCCTAAACTCTTATCTGTGTCTTTCTTAAGGTCGTCAGCATATTTCTTCGCTTCCTCAAGAGCTTTCTGTTGCTTAACTTTCCCAATCTCCTCAATACCAACTTCAATCGTAGCACCTACCAGAGATGTTGCGTTGTCGAACGAAGCAAACTTGTTCGTCACAGCTTGGATTTCTCCTGGGTCAGCTTTCTGGTCAGCAATTACTTGATTAATAGTTGTTACAAGGTCTGTATAATTAGCATCAAATGATTTCTTCGCCGCTTCCATATTTTTCTTGGCATCTGCGGGAAGTTCTTCATTAGCATGAACGGAATCATAACGAGCATCAAATTGAGTTTTAGCAGTTTTGATTATATCAAGATGTTCCTTAATCTTCGCCAACTCTGCATCGTAAATAATCCCATCTTTGAACGCTTCAAGTGTGTAGTCTTTCCCTGCTTGAACTTTTCCGTTCAGATTGGATAAATCTTCATTGAATAGTTTCTTTTGTTCTACGACAAAACGAGTAGCCTCAGTTGACACGTTGAGTAATCCCTCTTCAAATTCTTCCCTAGTAACACGAAGAGTGATTTCTTTATTTGTCTTTTTAATTTCAGCTTCATTCTGTACAACTCGTCTTGTTACTTCCCCAACAATTCCATCTGCATAATCTTTAGAGTTGTCTTCAGCTTGTTTTGCTTTCGCTGAACCAATTTCGTCAATGGCAATTTGTAATAATGAAGAAAGTAATGCCAAAGCTCCATGGAAATCTTCAAAGGCTTTGTCTGTTGCTTCAGACTCTCCTTCAGTTATCTTCCCATCTTCAATCGCTGATGTCAATATGTTGACAAGAGTTTTATATGATTCATCAAAGTTGAACTTAGCACTTTGAATGCTTTTCTTTCTCTCTGTTGGAAGCCAAGGATTGCTATATAATTCTTCATAGCGTTTGTCCAAATCTTCCTTTGTAAGTCTCAAAGTGTTTAAGTATGCTGCAATTTTAGCCGCTTCAACTTCAGTGATAATACCATCTTTGAATGCACCTTTAATATAATCTTCAGTATTGCCAAGAGCTGTATTGAGGTCTTTGACATCTTTATCCAAAGCGTTCTTAAGCTCATCAGCATATTTCGCAGCTTCATCAAGAATCTCTTCTTTGTCAACTCCACCGCCGATTCCACCAAGGTCTACCCATTTACCACCCAAGCGTATCATCATCTTTGCCATTCACGTTCACCTCCTATTGTTCTAGTTTATTTAGTAGTTCATTCACTCTAGCAAGTTTGTCTTCTAACTCGTTGTTGAGTTCTTCAGACTTTGCAATATTTTCATCAAGTCTATCTTCTTTGTCTTTTTGTTCTTGTTCTGCTGGCGTTAATGAAAAAGTGATTCCACCGCTTCTATGAACTTTCATGTTAGGCATTGTAAACCCTCCCTGAATTTGTCTAATCTACAATATTAAAAAACGAGCAGACTCATTATATTGAGCCTACTCGCTTGGGTTACTTAATTACATTTGTAAATTTACGAACTTTAGGACGTACAACAGAGCTTGGAGTCTTGATATTGATTCTAGCACGGAATTTACGTTTGTTTGGAGCACTGAACTTATGTTCAAAAGTGATTCTGCTCCATTCACTAGAAATCTGTCTTGTTGAGACTTGAGGTGTTAAAGTCCAAGTCACTCCATCATCTAAGCTATACAATGCTTGAATCGTACTTCCTTGAGGAATGAACGCTTCAAACGTTTGTTTTACAGTTGTTACATCTTGTTCCAATTGAGTCATACGACTGACATATGAACCTTCTGTTGCTGTTAAGAACCCTACAAGAGTAAAGCTATCTTTAGCAATCAGAGGTGACATGTTCGTGTCTGACTTGAATGTTGCTTTCAATCGAACTTTCGTTACAACTTTGTTTGTATCAATGTCTTTGTACTTCGTGATTGGAAGATATGGTTGGTCATCCAAACTAACTTCCCAAATACAACCCGTATTTTGAGGAGTCAAGAAGTCTGTTAATAATAGAATCTTATCCGCTGTGATGTCATAGATTGGGTCAAACTCAATTGTTCCAGTAGGCTCGAATTGAGCTGTATAAACTTTAAATTTCAAGTTCATAGATTGGTGTGCTGTCCAAGCAAGTCCATTGGAAGAACTGAATAACATACCAGCTAAATAAGGTTGACGTGTAACCATGTTCCCAGTAGTTACATCTTTTCCTCCCAAGTCAGCTACGTGCATGGCATGTACAGCACTGTCTGTTAAGTAAACAACACTATATTGTTGGCCAGCTGTACACATGATTGGGTCATCGAATGTTACTTTTGTTTCAGCAGTTGCGTTGTCACTAATGTTAAGCTGAGAAGGAGAAAGGACTTTCTCTGCATATACAACGTTCCCTGGGTAACCATTTACAGTATTACGAACTTGAACAAGTACGTTGTGAGATGAATCTTTAGCAGCAAAGTATGCTGAGATTGAAGTTACAACTGTTGCTTTGTCAAACTGGAATGTTTGAGCCAATGGGTCAACTACTTGTAATGTAATACGAGTACGGATAATTTTGTCAACAGTAGTTCGTTTAGTACCAATAGCAGTATATGGAGCCGCTGCTGTGTTAGATGCGTTTCTAACGATAACTTCACGTGTACCTGTACGAACGCCAGCAGGAATCATGAACTTCGCTTCTGTCACACCGCTACTGTTTGATTTGACAGTTCCTGGGTTTGTTCCTGCTGAGTATCCAGTTAATGGAGTCAACGGAACACGGATTCCATCAAAGAAACATTCAAGGTTATCAGTGGCTGGGTCAATGTTTGAAGCTTTAATCTTGACTTCAATTTGACGCATGTTCGTGATTGCTTCAGTCATAACAGAAGTTGACTTTTCAGTCTTGATTGCTGTACCTGTTTGGTCAACCACTCCTGGCCACCATTCTGGTCTCCATTCTCCTACTGTTCCACCATTCTCCATTTCTAAGTCAAATAAGTCATCAACTTTACCTTGTAATGATGGGTCTTCACCATGTCTCCACCAACGGTAGAAGTTACGTGCTTCAAACTTCGTTTCCTCTATGTTGATAAACTCATCATCAATCCAGTTGTCAACCTCTGGGTCTAACTTTAGAACACCCATCGAGTTGAAAGCCAGATATGGGTTGATTTTCATTGTCGTAGTCGCATAAGGTTGGTCAATCTCCGCAATCTCTTTTAAAGGAGCTGTGATGAGTCGTCCCCAAATTTTAGCGTTTGAACTTGTGACATTTACTGTTGGTTTTAAGGCTTTTGTATTTTTAGGTGGAAGCATAATCATTCCATCTTCTAAAGAGTACATAATAGAGAAATCAGGGTGTTCCAAGTCACCTTTCGATGGAGTACGGAAGCTGTCTGAGAATACGCCTTTTAAATCTGCAGGTGGCTCTCCTGCCATTGCCTCTCTATCAAGAGCAGTAATGGCTTGGTTGTACTCAACCTCTTCAAGTCGGTCATTCATACGTTGTAAATCTCCCATTTCTAAACGTGTAATGACTTTCGTTTTCGCTTGCGCATTACCACTATTAGGTGGGAAGTACACTGTACCAAGCATTAATTGGTTTGTGTCCGTTGATACAGGTGGCGTTACAAGTCGGTCAATGTTAGGTTGTCCAGTTATAATATTAACTTCACCTTTATTATCCATGCTGACTAAATCGACACGAGCCAAGAAGAACTCATAATCAACTGTATATTGAGAGTTTGGAACAGGAAGGTCAGCTGCTAAGAACTCAACGTAATCCTTTGTTTCTCCCCAAGCTCCTGTTTCTTGTGTTAACTTATAGTCAGTACCTAAAACCATTACTTTGTTGTAACGATATTTTACTGAATACGTTGAACCAATAGCTGGCTCTTGTCCACGGAATCCCCAGTCAACTCCATCTGAAGTTAATTGGTAATCTTGTCCCTGAACGTACGTTGTTGTTCCAGCTTTAACTTCCTGAATAGAAACAACAGGTGTTTTAGGAAGTTGGTCAATTCCATCGGCTACGCTACCACGAGTCATGTTTTGAGTTACTTCCACTTGAGCTACCAACTTTGTAATACGTTTAGCTGGGAAGTTATTCAAAGCATATTTCTTCGTTCCGCTTGAATAAATCTTTGGTTCATTCAACGCCGCTTTAACATCTTTTGAGATAGGAAGAGTTTTCTTCACTGGAGTCGGTTTAATGATTTGGTATCCAAGGATGTATGCTGTACCTGCTTCAACAGTTAATTGTACGTTATTAGCATCTTTTGGGTCAGCAACTAACTCTAAACCAATTACACGATAGTTACCAGATTCATCATAAGTACGTTTAGCAAGAACTTCATTCAAGCTGTCGAAAGATGGTTTGGAAACAGCAACAACCAGTTGTTTATCTTCCAACTCAAATATTGCTGGAGCATCAGCGTTGTTTAAAGTAAGAACTGGTTCAGACTTGATACGGTGAGAGCCAGGCTGTCCAAAGTTATCCATGTTTTGCGCAGGGTCACGAAGGCTGACATCTGTCTCCTCTGTAACAATGTACATATTTAACTTAATGCCTATAATTTCACGTCCTACACCTTTTAACTGGATTTCTTGACGCTTAAACTCATGAATTCTTCCGTCTACATAAACACGTCCATCTTCCACAATCAATTTATTATCCTTTGTGATTGCAAAACTCATACCAGACGTAATAG